GCTCTCTGGGTTGATGGTGGTCAAACTAGATTAGATGGTGATGTGGATGTTAGTGGTCATGATGCATCTTCAGCTGGTTTAAAGTTGGGAGGTACTTTGATTACTGCTAGTGCTGCAGAATTGAACATTATGGATGGCGTGACTTCAAATGCCACAGAACTAAATATCCTCGATGGAGTTACTTCAAATTCCACAGAACTGAATTTCTTGGATGGTTCTACTGCAGGTACTGCAGTAGCCAGTAAAGCTCTAGTTGTTGATGGTAGTAAAGACATTAATTTAGGTACTGGTGATTTAAGTGCCACCGATGTCACAGCGACCGGAAGTCTAGTAGGTACTTTAAGTACTGCTGCTCAAACTAGTGTTACCAGCCTAGGAACCTTAACTGGATTAACAGTTAATGGCGATTTAACTGTGTCGGATGGTGCAAATGATTTTGATGTCGCTTCCCATGATGGTACCAATGGTTTATTTCTGGGTAGTGTCCTAGTCACTTCAACAGCAGCCGAACTGAACAAATTAGATGGTGTTACAGCAACCACGGCTCAATTAAACTTTGTTGCTGGGGTGACAGCTGGTACGGCAGCAGCTTCCAAAGCTTTAGTTTTGGATGCCAGTAAAGAAATAGGTGATATAGGAAAAATAACTTTAAGTGGGGGTGGACGTAACTATACTCCAACTACAAGTGGTCATGGACTTTTTGTTGATCGAGAAACTTTTACGGATAATGTAACAGTGGCCAGTGGTACAGCAGCCACTGAATTTAATTTAATTTCAATCAAAGCTCCTGTTTTAGCTGGTTCAAACGCTATTACAACCCAGCTAAGCACAACTCTACACATTCAGGGAAATCCGGTTGCCGGAACGAATTCAACCCTGACAACAACTAGAGCAATGAATGTTGAAATAGGTGAAAGTCGTTTTGGAGGATTACTTAATTTACAAAATTATTCTGGAGCGACCTTTGGACCTAAAAGCACTATGCAAATTAATACTAATACCAGTAATACAACTACGATTGCCGGAAAAACATTTACAACTTCGGATGGTTCATATAATTGGCAATTGATTTATGGTATTGGTTACACTAGCGGAAATACGATTGCTTACACCGGAGGATCTGGAACTGGAGCAACTTTTACGGCGGCAACAAATAGTTTGGGATATTTGACTAGTGCAAATGTTTCCGCCGCCGGAACAGGTTATAGTAATGGGGAATTTGTAACATTTACTGATGGTACTACCATGGATGCAGTTGCTTCGTTGACAGTCTCAAGCGGGGCAGTAACCTTTGTTAATTTAAGATATGCTGCTGGATATACAACTGGAGAAACTGCTAAATTTGTTAAAACATTAGGCACTAGTACTGGTACTGATGGAACTGGAACAATCACAAGTAGTGGTAATTATATTACTTCCCTGACAACTAATTCAGATGAGAATAACTATCACATGTTTGATTTGGTTAAATTAGTTGGCTATACATCAGCGGCATCTGGTCAATATATGTATCTCAATTCTTTTTCACCTAGCAATTCTATTGCTCCAGAAATTAATGTAATTGGTGGCAAAGGAAGTGGTGGTGTTGTTACTAGTCTATCCCCGGTTTACGCCACGGGATATACTAATAGTCAAGCTTTGACTATCACTGCTAGAACTGGAGGTGGTGCAGGAGGTACCTTTCTAGCCACTGTCACTAGCGGTTATGTGACTGGAATTACTATTTCTGATGGTGGCACAGGTCATGCCAATGGTGATGTGGTGACGTTCAATAATTCTGGATCTCCTTCCCTCTTCAAAGCGATTGTTACAGGACACGCCGGAGGAGTTGTCAACTTTATTAATCCTCTCTATGCTGATGATTATACAGCTCGCGAACTAGTTTATATTTCTAGTGGGGGAAACGGTACAGGTTTAATAGGTAATGCCGCGGTTAATGGTTCAGGTTATTTAACTGCAATTAATCTTACCAATGGTGGAACTGGTTACACCAACACCACCTTAGTAACGTTATCTGGTGCAGTTAGTGGATCAACAACTCAACAAGCTACTTTAACAACAGTCCAAAATGGAGTAATTGGTGGCGATGTTGTTGTTCGAGGGGGAGCCGGTTCTAATGCAGGCGCTTCAGCTGGTACTCCAGGACGTGGTGGATATATTTCTTTAGAACCTGGTGCAGCTGGAACTGGTGGTGATGGTTTAGGAGGAGCCGGATATGTTCAAGTTTATAACCCAAATAGCATAGTTCCTGACTTTAGATTGTGCGGTACAACTAGTTCTAGATACACCACACTAAAAAGTCATTCATTAGTTGGTGTTGCAGGTCATACAATAACACTTCCCAGTGTGGCTGGGACAGATGGACAAGCCTTGAAGACCAATGGTACAGGAACTTTATCCTGGACTGGATTTATGAATATTCCAACTAGTACTTCAGGAGTTGCGTCAACGGTTTATGTCAATCCATATGAAGATTTATCCGCCAATAAAGCTTTTGATTTAGCTGACTCTTTATTTAGTTTTACCAAATCTGGGACCAGCGGACACACGATCGTTAAAACCGATGGTAGTATAATTTCAATTAGTGGTCACACTAAAGTTAGTTCCTGGACCAGTGGTACTGCTGATGATGGTTATCACAGTTATACGATCACAGGGGGTAAAAAAATGCATATGTATTCAAGCAGTTATACATCAGTTCATTTGAATACGAACGGTTTTATGACCTTTTCAGCTGGATCAACTGATTATTCGGCAACCTTAGCTGAATTTGAAGGTGCAGCCGGTATTTATCCTTTCTGGACTGATTTAAGATCACCAGCGTCTGGCAGTGGAGGTATTTATTACAACCAAGCCAGTTCTCTTTTGACGGTGACATATTTCAATTATCAGACTTTGAGCAGCAGTTTGGCCAATACTTGCCAAATCAAAATGCATCTTCATGATCATGCCAATGATGGTTTGGTAACTATGGAATATGGTACAATTAATTTATCAAATGCCTTTGTTGGTATTTCGAAGGGTTCTGGAAATGGTACAGCAGTTAATTTTTCGACCCTAACTTTACCAGATCAGACTTATACAATTGGTGATGCGGACACGGTCAGAATCATCCCTAACGCTAGTAACGCAATCGCCCTTGGAACCACCGCTTACGAGTGGTCAGATGTGGCAACTAGAAAAGTGACTTTATCAAATGCTAATGCGCAAACGGCAACACTAATTCTTCCAACTTCAGTTACAAATTATACATTGACGCTCCCAATAAATGATGGAGGAAGTGGAGAATATTTAAAAACAGATGGAAGTGGAACTTTAAATTGGGATAGTCCAGCCACCGGCTACTCCAGAAAAGTTGTTGGCAGTGGGGCCTATACAGTTTTGGTAACTGATGACATTGTGGCTGTTACTTATACCGCAACTGGTACATGCACCATTACTCTACCAGATATCAGTGCCACTGGAGCAATGAGAATTGCGATTATTGATGAAGGAGGTAATTCAAGTACCAATAATATTACGATTGCCTATGCCAATGGTGATTTATTCAGAGGACTAGATGGTAGCGCGAATACTTATGTAATTAATGGTAATTATGACAGTGTGGTGGTGTACAATGATGGAACTAACAAGTGGTTTATATATTAAAAGAACCTGAAATGATAGAACCTGAAATGATAGAAACTGAAATGATAGAACCTGAAATGATAGAAACTGAAATTTAAAATCTAAAATGTTAAATACGAGTCTGATCTAAGTCAGAAAAATTGAATTGATCGATTTGAATTTTAAAGGATCATTCACTAACAATGAGTCAAAAGGAAACAGCACAAAACCTTCAATTAAACAAATTTGAGACAACCACTAGTGGCTCTTGGGATGATCCCGAGGTCGCTGAACCTCAGCAAAATCTTACTGAAAATGAACCTGCGTTTGAAAAACCTGAGCCGGTGGCTAAGGAATCAACCGTGGACGAGCCTGAAGTAGCTGATAATGAATCTCAAGGAATGAAACCATTCCCAGATGATGGAGAGGGTGAATTCAAGATGGTGGAGCGTAAGAAGCGACCTATGCGAAAGGAAGCCAGTGAGCCTAATCCAAAAGATGACTCGGATGGCAAGCCCAGAAGTCAAACTCGCAAAAACACTCCGAAAGGAAAGCAGTTTGAGGGAAAACCCAGAGGAAAGCAGTTTGAGGGGAAACCCCGAGGAAAGCAGTTTGAGGGAAAACCCAAAGGAAAGCAATTTGAGGGGAAACCCCGGGGAAATCAAACCAATGGCAATCAAACCAATGGCAATCAACGAACAAGCCAAAATTCGGGACAAAAAAAGTCATACAAGCGTGAAATGTTTTGCAACTTTTGTGCCAATCAAGATCTTCCTGAAGAGGAGTGCAAGGGGCATCTGCCTAAAACTTGCCCTCGCCTAAAGGAATATGAATGCCCTCGATGTGGAGAAAAGGGCCATACCCGCAGCCGATGCGAGACTGAATTTTGTGTCTATTGCAAAGATTTTGGCCACAAGGTCGCTGAATGTCCAGAGATTCTGGAGCACAAGTGCAAGAAATGCAAGGGTATCGGACACCGTGAACGACAATGCCCCACATTCTGTGCTTATTGCAAAGGAGCTGTTGGACATGTGGTTGAAAATTGCCCCAACAAAAGGTGCAATTTTTGCGGAGGTGATGGACATTTGATGGGACCAGATTGTCCCATGAAACAATTCTCCTACCGGTACAAAGATCATTAAGAGGTTTCTGAGTAGGATTCCTAATTTACATTTAATGACCCAAGAACCTAATCTCAAAATCAAAAATTTAATTTGAATGGTTATTGTGTAGTGTTGCTGTAAATCTGAATCCCGTTCAGAAAATTAAAAAAATTTTAAACAAAATATCGTAAAGATAAATTTTTTATTTAGTTTTTACTTAAAAGAGCCTGGCTCATGCAACAATTACATGAGCCAACATAACACAGACCAATACCATTTGATAATTTAAAGCCCACAAAAGCTGATGATTATCATCCCCTTTTATGATTTGTTGAGTTGAAAGAATAAAACTTCGAAATGTATTTGAAAAAATTAGACAAATTATTACTAAAACAACACCTAATTCCATTAAAACACATAACTTAGTTCTATTAATTCCAATCGATCTATTTATTGGGGTCGGATTAAGTTCACTCCGAATCGAAGGATATTTGGCAATCAAATAAACTAAGGTTATAGCTGTCATGATGACCCAGGGCCAATAAATACAGCAAATAATAAAATAAAGTAGCCAAACAAAGAAATCTACAACAACCCAAATGGACTGATCCATCATTTTAGAAGTCGGATTCCAATAACTGTAAATTAGCTTATACAAAGCAATCATTGAGAATTTTACTCTCTTGATCCCAATTAAATTTCAATTTTATTTTTAGGATTCAACTTTTAGGATTCAACTTTTAGGATTCAACATTGAATACTTTTTTAATAATTTAATAAATGAGTAAGGTTTTATAACCTTCAAATCTTTGGGGAGAATTTGATGGGTTTTGAGACATTCGATGACTGGGCAACAATCATTGAGTATTTCTAGTAGGGTTGGTTTTAAAATATGATTTTTAACTAAATATTCCATTAATTGGTGTAAAACAGCCAAATTATTGCATGATTTGTCAGGAAGATATTGGAAAACAAATTCTAATATCTGATCTCCTTCTGGAATTGATCGACCATAAACGAATCGCTTGATTTCAAAAAAGACATAGAAATGATCACCTAAGGCATCATCACCAACCTTTTTGTAATTTTTAAGCCAATCATAACATAATTTATCACCTTTTTCTAAAATCCATTTTGACCATCTTTTAATGTTAGTAACAAAGATGTTGAAATTGTAATGTTTAACAAAAGAAATCATTAAATGTCGTGAAATCCAGATAATAAAATTTTGAATGATTCCAGAAATCTCATCGTATTTTTGTTGACTCTGCAATTCGTTAAGGATTTCTCTAGTTGATTCTAGCTCAGCTTTAACTAAATCTGTTTCCTGATCTGGAACATCTGATTGGGCAATTGTGTTGTAAATACTATCCTTAAAACCATACCAGAAAAATTCAATAATATGGTCTGGCAAACCTTTTTCTATTACATATGCATATTTAGATCCTTCAATTTCTTTTCTTGAAATCATTACTTAATAATCATTTCAACCTAAACACCAAAGCAAATCAATTTTTGCCTTGGTTCTTCAAATTTTCAGGAACCCGATCTAATAATCTCCATTGGTTTAATCATTTTCCACTGACTATTCTCATAATACAAAGGTTGTTCAACAATTGATTCAGGAGGTTCTTGAAAATAAATGGAGAATTCTTGAAACCACTGATGATGATAAGGCTGTAGATGGTAGGATTGTTTCAAATTAAATTCTTGAAATGCTTCAAAAATTTGACTGGCGGATTCTTGACCAGTCATTTTACCATATCCGGTGCATAATCCAGAGCAAACAATATGTTTAATTGGAGTTGAAGACCTAATCTTATTCCACAAGAAAGTGGCGTTTAAGACTGCTAGAAAAGCATTTTTAGCATTTTTAGTTTGATTAACATTTTGTGGAAGCCACATGGTTGGGGCTGAAATCATAAATTGATCCTGACGTTTAATAACAGCCGCTGACCCAATTGGCAAATAAGCTTGACCAACTAGATTATGATGTTTTAAATTTCGAATGCAGTATTTGACTTCTTTATCAATCTTGGGAAAGATTTGTTCACTATAAACTTTATCAATCCCACCATCCATAAAGCCAAGTGAATTGGCAGGACTAACATAGCATAATCCTTTTTCATTTTGATGTTCCTGATGAAACTCAAAAATGTTTTGTTGTCTAGTTTCAATCAAAAGATTCGGATTTTTTAAAGCAAAAGGTTTTATTGATGCTGTAAAGACCCCATCTAAATCGATGAAAGTATATTTGACCTCCATTTGTCTATCTATAAAAAGGATAAAATTGAAAAGAATTAAACCTAATCAATTTTAGATCATAACTTAACAATGTCCGATGAAACTCAGCACTATCAGGACAAGCTAGCTAGCTTGACTGATCAAAGTTACCCGCATGAATTTAGTTCTGCACTTCCACGAATCTCAATTACGGCTTTCAAGTCTGCCCATGATCATTTGGAGCCCAATGCTGATGATAAGAGTAGTAATTACAGTATTTGGGGTCGAACTCATACCCTGCGGGGTCGAGTAAAGCCCAATGGAAAGGCTGGTAAGCAGATTCTTTTCATGGATATTAACAGTCAAGGTGAAAAGCTTCAAGTAATGGCCTGGGATGCGAACTACAATCCAGAACATTCTTTTAGTAGTGACCTGCCTAAGATTTCCCGAGGAGACATTATTGGAGTGGAGGGATATCCGTATAAGACTCGCCAAGGAGAGTTGAGCATTATGGCAACTCGAGTTCTCGTTCTGACTCCCTGTTTGCACCAAATCCCAAAGAAGTTCAATCAGAAGTCGGGCAAGGGAACTGTCAAGGAGGGAGATCTAGGAGCTTACTTTGGTTTTGCTGATAAGGAGAAGAGGTTTCGGGAACGGTACCTGGACATGATGATTAATGATGATACTTTTCAAAACTTTGTCACTCGAAACCTTTTCATTCAGAACCTGCGTGTATTTATGGTCACCAAGAAATTCATGGAAATTGAAACTCCTATTCTCAACATGGTTGCTAGCGGAGCCACAGCAACCCCTTTCAAGACCCACCATAATGAGCTCAAGACAGATATGTTTTTGCGAATTGCCCCTGAACTCTACCTTAAGATGGCTGTGGTTGGAGGAATGGACCGAGTCTTTGAGATTGGTCGTGTCTTCCGCAACGAAGGGGTTGATCACACTCACAATCCAGAATTTACCACGATTGAGCTTTACCAAGCTGATGCAGATCATAAGACCCTAATGCGGTTGATTGAGGAGATGTTCCCAACCATCCTAGCCAAGATGGGCCGGAATCTTAAGATTGAATTCCAGGATAAGATTGTTGATTGGACACCACCTTATCGTCGCGTTGATATTATGGAGTATCTTCAAAGCAAGTTTGCAGACTTCCCCAGCCCAGAGCATCCAAATCTCCGGGATGAACTGATGAAGTTTTGCTTGGATGAGCAGGTTTCAATGCCAGCGGTGACTACCACAGCCAAGCTTTTTGATAAGATTATTGGTCACTTTATTGAACCAGAGTGCCAGAACCCAACTTTCATTTGTGGTCATCCAGTTCTAATGAGCCCCTTGGCTAAGCCAGATCGGCATCGCCCTGGATTGACTGAGAGGTTTGAGCTGTTTGTTGCTGGACGTGAGCTGGCCAATGGTTTTACGGAACTAAATGATCCACGAATTCAAAGGAAGAACTTTGAAGAACAAAGTCGTCAAAAGGATTCTGGTGATACTGAAGCCCAAGATATTGATGAGAACTTTGTTAAGGCTTTGGAGGTTGGTCTTCCACCAACGGCTGGTCTTGGAATTGGAATTGATCGGGTGATTATGCTCCTGACAAACCAGGAAGACATTCGGGAAGTGATCATGTTTCCAACCATGAAGTCTTAAATCTTAAGAGTCGTTTTAAAAATCATTTCAAGAATCATTTTAAAAACCATTTAAATCCGCTAAGGATAAATTAAATTTTTTTTATCATCTTTAAACATCAAAAAAGAAGGAATTTTATGAGTAACCCAAATAAGATTCAAATAGATTTTGCAAATTGTAAAATATTAAGTAAATCTAACAAATATAATGAGTTTCGTGATAATAATCAACAAAAGAAGATTTCTTTTTCGATGATCTTTATTGATCAAGATAATAACGATGCCCGATATATTTATCATTTAACATTTTACGTAAAATCTGAAAGCTTATATTATGAAATTTTGATTCAAGATAGTATTAATAAAACTATTTATAAGTATTCAGGAATGAAAGATGATTATCCTGATGATGGATTTATTAAAAAAAGGTTGATGGATAGTCAGATAATGCTGCTTCGTCAAGATGAGGCTCAAATAGAATTTAAAAATATTTTGGAAGATCCCTGTATTCAAACTGAATTATTTGGAAGTGACTCAATTTCCTTTAAAACAAATGACGATTCATTAGATAAAATCACTTTTAATTTAACTAATCTTAATACTCAGGTTGAATATGAAATTATGGAAAAAGAAAAGAAAGACAAAGACAAAGACAAAGACAAAGACCAATAAAAAATTAATTAAGATTTAATCAGGAAGGGTTCAATCAAGTAATACCTAGGCACTTAAGAGAACATCTTGGCTTCAAATTCTGATTCAAGAAGTTCATTGGTTTCGATCATATTAGTGTCTGATTCCAACATTGATTTTAGTTGATGGGTTAACATTCCGATCTTGTGGGGTTGTTGATGAAAAGCAGATTCACGAAGGTAAAGAAGATTAGGGTGAATGTTTTCCCATTTCTTAACTAGTTCCTGGTCCAAAGTATCTGGATCTTTGATTCCCTTTTGAAAATCAAGAACTGCTTCATGAACTAGTTTAGAGAGAGTTTGGAAGGACAATCCACCAACACCAGTGCACAATCCAGGGCAGAGGATTCTAGTGATCGGAGTTGTTGGGTTAGCCAGATTATACTTGTCAACTACTTTAAGGATGGCAACCATCGCGAAGTATGCGTTGCGAGTACCGCGGACATCTTGAGGAAAGAACATAGTTGGGGCCGAAACTAAGAATTGTTTCTTATCCTGGTGATAAACCAAAATCGCTGATCCAACTGGCAAGTGAAGCTCGGGAGTTTGACGCGGAAAATGCTTGGTTAGGAACTCAGGTGTAATCTGATCCGTCATAGTATCAGCGGTGACAGATGGATTCTCAGCTTTCAATAAAGCCAAAACCTTCTTCTGCAAAACAGGATCGATCGTGCAAATAGTTTGAACTGAATCAAGCATGGTATCCATAAACTCTTTTGAATAGCCTCTTTCTAGGGCACCTCTATAATTCAGAGTTGTCAACATTTTCTGAAGTTCTTTTTCAATTCTAGGTAGGACTTTTGCTGATAGAGGATAGTCAATACCCCCACTCATCCATCCAAAAGAGTTGGCTGGTGAAACAAAAGCAATTTGTGGGTGATTGGTGTGATCAGCGTATTCTGGCAAATCAAACAAGTTTTCAGTTGCCATTTCTACCTTTAATTGTGAAATCCCTTGTGGATTTTGAATAGGAAAAGCAGTTTGATCGAAAACCTTTTTGAGCTCGTTCTCATAATCTGGTTTGAAGTCGAAAAATTTGAGAGTAACTGATGTCATTTTATTTTGTTTTGGGTTGGATTGGATGCACATTAAGCCATTCAATTTTTACATAATAAAAAATTGAATTTATAATTTTAAATATATCTTCTTCCATTTCTCTAAATAAACTCTTAAATATGGAAGAAGAATTGAAAGTTGGTGAACATCCAAAGAACGTGTATTGGGCCGTCCGAGGCAATACCGGAGTTAGCTCGCAACATCTCGATAAATTTCATGAGTGCGGTGTCCGTTCTAAAGCCTACAACGGTTATGTTTGGGTTGTTGAAAACCTAAAATTTCTACGACCCTTTGATACAGTAAAACCTCAACATATGACTCTCCTTGGTTATTACACTGGTTATCAACTTAATGATAGACCAGTTGGCTATTTAGGCCCACTCCCCTTTGGCACTTTTTCAATTGTTGATTATCGAGCCATGGTGGTTGTTGGAGGAGATGGTCCAAACACATACATGTGGTCAGAGTGGAAAAATGATTTACTCTATGTCCATAATGGTGATCAGACAACTGTTCATTCCCCTCTGCAAAGCGCTGAAGCTAAAATGAACAATAAGACTGATAATTCGGGACCTGGTCCAGAACCAGAACCAGAGCCAACTGATTCAGACCAAGAATCAGATGATGGTATGTTTAGTCTATTTGATGATGGTGATACTAAACCTAAGCCAAAACATGTTTCCGAATCTGAATCAGATGATGACATGGTCAATCTTTTTGATTAAGTTAAATTAAGAAGATTCATAAGTTGATTTCATAAGTTGATTTCATAAGTTGAATATTAGATAAAGATCTTTTTTTCTTGTTGCTAAAGTAAAGGAAACATATCAAGCAAAAGAATGGTAAATAGAAAAATAACCCATAAAAAAGGCCGACGAGCCAAGAAAACAACAGTTAAGAAACATGATCACAGACATGGTACTCACTTGAAAAATCAAGAGGGTGGTATGCTTTCTAAATTACAGGGACTTTTTGGCAGTAAAGTGGGCAAAGCAAGTAAAGCAGGTAAATTTAAAAATAATAAAAATCTAACAAAGGGTTTTGGAGCAAAAACTTTTGGAACTAATAGAATGACGCTTGACGCTAAAAAAGCTGCGATGAAATCAAGATCATCAACTTTAATGTTGAAACAAGCTAAATACCAAAAATTACTTACACAACGGAAAGCCCTTGAAAATATGACAAAACAGCAGCGAGCAGTTATAAAAAAATTACCAAAGAATGATCCCATGCGAAAACGATATATAGCAGTGATGAAGGCCAATAAAAAAAAATTAACACAACGATCCGAAACTATTGGTAAACAACTTACCAAGCAGCATAGTAAACTAGCCCAAAAACATTTAAAAGCTCGTGTTGGAAAATTTAATAAAATGTCCGCCAAAAACATCAAAAAAGCTAATCTTTCAGATAGAGAATTAGCTTACATAAAAGATAATGTTAAAAATAAGAAAATGAAAGATAAAATACTGAGATATGAAGCTAATAAAGAGTATAGAAAGATTGTTTCCGCACATGGATCAAAAGGAAAGTTGGGACTTGGTAAAAAGCGAATTCGTGCGGGAGATATTAAACATCTAACACCAGCTCAACAACAAATTTTAAGAGATCGAGGTGCCAGACAAACATTGAAGAGAAAATGGTTGCCTGGAAAAGGTTTTGGCAAAAAAACTGCAGTTGCAAAGCATCATGGAATGCAAACATCTCTCAAAGCCGAAAATGCGAGAATTGCAAAATTGGAAGGTGTAGAACAAACCAAGGAACAAGCGGCTAAAATATTAGGTCAAAAGGATTATACTAAAAAAGTAATCCAGACTGCTAATGTTCCTCGCCCCCCTCCTAAACAAGGTTGGTCATTGAGAAAGAAAAAGAAGATTGCTCCTGCTTCAGTACCCACAAATGCCCCTTCTATGCCACCTCCACCACCACCTCCGATGCCACCCGCACCTCCAGCAACAGCAGTTAAGTCTGTTCCTTCAACAAGTAGTTTGGTTAGTGCTAAGGGAAATCTTGGGGCTTCTTCACAAAAACACTTTAGCACTCTCACTGGAAAAGGAACCAAAACTGGTCTGATGTTTGGATAATTTCTCACAACTTCATAAAAATAATTTTTTAACTTTTGAATTTAACCTAAAAACTATAAAATTGATTTAAGTATTTTTAAAGATCAGAAAAGTATCAAATGACAGATCAAGTTTGCTGCAGCCTCGGATTCGTTTATCTCCCAAAGGAGGAATCCCCTAAAATGGACTTTATTACATGTGACCCAGTTCCGGATTGGTGCTGGCCATGTGTCCCCAAACCTCAGGAATTTACGCAAATTCCACTTTATCGCCGCCACCTAAAAGCTCAATTTCGTGAAGCTGATTTAGTGATTACTGAGCGTCAAGACTACCTTCATCGATTTAACGATGAGGTCGAAGCTGAATTTCGTTTTCCAGCTAAGATGGTTAGTCTCTTTGAATTTCAATATCAAATCGACGATGATGACTGGGTTAACATGAAAGTTGAAGAGAAGCGCAAAGCTGAGCGCGAGTATCAACAAGCAATTAACCAGGGACATCAAGCTGTCCTAGCTAAACAAGACAATGATAAGATTTACACGGTTAAGATTGGCCGTCTGAAGCCCAACCAAAAGATTTCCCTTCGGTTCTCTTACTACTCAACATATGAAATCACTTCGGAATCTCTGAGCTACACTTTTCCACTCACCGCGATGCCTCCCTACGTTCGCCCCGGTGATTCCTCAGAAGGTCTTCCTAAATGGCATACTCCAAGTGCCTGGAAGGCTGACAAGAATCTTCCTTATGGGATAACTCTTGATGCTAGTTTTGAGCGTTCGGCTCCCTTCAGTTTGAATTTCATTAGTGATCAGGTCACCACTTTCCAATCTACTGAGAACACCCTCAAGGTTCCTCGCCAGACTTTGGATGGTAAGACTAACGTCACTTTCCAAGTCAAACCCACAGAAGGTTTCGGTTCCAAAGCTTTTCAATGGACTAGCCCCGAAGGTCAGAAATACGTCCAAGTCTGTCTGGCCAACTACTTCAAGTCAGCCGATCAAGTTCCTCTTCCAACTGCTGATAACTTCAGTCCGGAAAAGGATGGTGATTGGGAGGTTGTTGATCCGGATTCCGAATCGACTCATGTTCAGCGCCGCGTCCTCTTCATCGGAGATGGCTCTGGTTCAATGGGTGGTGATCCAATCAAGGATCTCAAAAACGCGATGGAATTGGCTTTGAAGGATCAACCTCGATCAGCTAAGTTCTCCATGGCTATGTTTGGCTCAAGTTTCAAGTTTTATCCGGAAGCTAAGCGTCTGACATCGATTGATACTAGAGTTCGTCAGAAACCTACTACAACTATGGTTAACGGCCAAGTTATTCATGCTGGATTTGCCTGTGATGGTTGCCAAATGATGCCCGTCGTTGGTGATCGTCACAAGTGCCAGGAATGTCCTGATTTCGATCTGTGTTCAGGTTGCTTCAAACGTAACTCGATGACACCATTCCACACTTCCTCTCATGTCTTCCAGACTGTCACTGGCAAGCAGGAGGATCCTCTTACTTCTGAATCTAGTAGTGTTGCACCGACTGAAACTGAAGATGCTTTCTGGTTGGAACAAACTGATGAGAATATGGCTTCCGCTTTCGAGTGGGTTAAAAGCAATGTTAATGCCAACTATGGTGGAACAGAAATGTTCAATGTCATTAATGAGGGTTACACTCGTCTTTTGACTACTCGCCGAGAAGGTCAGAAATATCAGGACATGATCCTCTTTATGACTGATGGTGATGTTTGGGGACAACAACCGACCCAAATCACTGAGTTGATCCGAAAACACTCTGATACAGTTTCCTGTTTTACAATGGGAATCGGTAACGGCCATTCAGCCGAACTAGTTGAGAATATCGCCAGGGCTGGAAATGGTTATTGCAGCCATGTCTATTTCTCGGAAGATGTTCCTGAACAAGTTCAAATGACCATGCGTTGTTTGACCAGTGCTCATCTTCGTAATGCTCACCTTGAATGGAATGATTGTGAAGTTGAAATGACTTCAACTCGACCAACATCTCTTCTCTTTGAGAATGAACCCTGCTATGTTTGGGCCAAGGTTAACTCGGTTGGTGAAAACCCCAGTATGACCCTGAAGACCAACTGGCGTGGAGAGGATAAGACTGTCACTACTATTAGTTTGAAGGATCTTCCTCAAAGCGGATTTCCCCTTGATCAATCTTTTGCAATGACTCAGCTCAAGGAGTGGCTCAATGCTCCAGTAGCTAAGATGTCAAAAACTGAGAAGAACGATAAGATTACCCCGTTAGCCATCAAATTCAACGTCATTACTCCCTACACAGCGGCGGTTGGTATCACTCAAAGTGATCAACCAAATCCCTCCTCATCGGTATTGAAGAGAATTGAGATTCCAATTGCGACACCTCAGCGTGGTCAACCCGCACAACATGAGAGTTATGGTGGAATGATGGGATCGAGAGGCGGTGGAGGCGGTCTGATGCAATGCTGTGCGATGTCGATGGATTGTTTGGATGATGAAGAGGATGATGGGGATGAAATGGATTTTGACATGGACGAGGTTTTGTGCTTGAATGATCAAGGCTCCTCAGTAAATTTATCAAACACCTCCAACATAAAGCGCAAGCTTAAATCAGGTAAACATGGTGCGGCTAAGTCAATTAACATAAGTGCTGCTGGTTCTTCTCACTATCGGTTCGAGAGCACGGCGACTGGTGTGAATACCGTTGGGTCTTCCCTCAGGAACCCCAACCTCCAGTTGCGCAGCGAGGCACCTGCCGCAGCTTCGGCTTCAGCTCCATGGTCTCAGCCTCCAGCTCAACCCAAGAAAACTGACCTGGCTGTTATGGAAGATTTGATTAAGCTCCAATCTCTGAAGGGAAATTGGGATCAAGCTTCCTTGGTTTCAGCAGGATTGGACTGGGTTCTCCCCGTTGCTGTTTCTGTTCCTGATGATGAAGTCTCGACCTTCCGAGTAGTGGCCTTCTTTCATCGTTTGATGCAACATAGCTCACGATGGAATACCGCTTATAAGAAGGCACTCCAGTGGTTGACTGCTAGCAGTGAGTCCAACATGGCCCTGGATCAAACCTTGTTCCTCCAAATGGCTGGACAAATGACCCGAGGAACTACCCAAGTTACATCTGTTTCAACTTCCTCTGCTCCAACCTCCACTTGTCAAACAAGTTAAGGCCAACGAGTTAAGTCAAACAAATTAAGTAAATCTTAAGGAGTATTCGATTTAGTACTTGATTTAATATTTTAATTTGATTAGAAGTTAACAATTAATTTTTTTTATTTAAATTACTTAAAGTTAAAGATAACCAACTTGAGATAACCAACTTGAAGTATCGAATGAATTCGCTCGATCAATTGATTGGAGAAATCCAACATTCGTGTATTAAAATTGCTCGAATTATGAATGAATGTGATCCTGTTGAATTAGGACAATTAATCGGAATTGATAACCATTCTGGTGATCATATCAAGAAACTGGATGCTCTAGCTCATCAAATTTTGCTTCACCAATTAGAAAACAATCCTAATGTTGGTGGAATTATTTCTGAAGAACATGAACAAATTTATCAAATGGAAGGAAATGGATCATATCTAGTTGCTTTTGATCCGATTGATGGTTCTTCAAACATTGAACTGAATATTACCACCGGAACTATTTTCGGGATTTATCTCCTCAATACTGAAGGAAAGATCGATAATCCAAAGCAAATTATTGCTGCTGGCTATTGCATATATGGTGCAATAACTGAATTTGTCTACACCACTAGAGAGATGGACGGAATTGACTTCTTTCATTTGCCATTGATCCAAGGTGCTGTGGCAATTGAAACAAAAAAAAATTGGAAAATACCAAAGAACCAAAAATTATATTCAGCTAATCAGGCTTATTACCATCAATGGATTAGTAATGATATCCGAAACAAAGTTAGTCAGTGGATGAATGAGGGATACACCCTTCGATATGTGGGCAGCATGGTTGCTGATGCCCATCGAACCCTAGTCAAAGGTGGTCACTTTTTATATCCACGTACACGATCACATCCCGAAGGAAAGATTAGATGTTTTTATGAAGCTTTTCCATTTGCTTTCATTTTTGAAAAAGCAGGAGGAATTGCTACAACTGACCAATATAATTCTATTTTGGACCTGGAAGTTCATAACAATCCACATCAAACAACATCCATAATTCTTTCTGGTTAGTTGTTTTCTTCTTCAGAATCCTCTAGTTCCTCTTCCAGGTCGTCTTCGCTTTCTGGTTCACCTTCTTCTTCCGCTCCAAATTCAGGATCTTGGAAAGAATCCATAATTTTTTTCATTAGTCCAGACATTTCATTAATCTCATTGTCTAGTTCGATTGGTTTTGGACAAGTATAGCAGTAAGAATCATTTCCTAACTTTTCTAGCTTAATGTCGAAAGTTAGAGTTTTTAAAGTCGTGTTGAGTTTGAGAACATTTTGAAGAGATTCTGGGTGATCAACTTTTAATTTTAAATTTAACTTTCTCAGCCGCCGCCCGTTAGCAAAGAAACTTATCACGACATCTTCCAAAAATTCAAATGAATAAATCAAATCATTCCCGCAGTCAAGACCATGGGAATAATCATAAATTTTCTTTAAAAAACCTTGATGTTGATCTAAATCCTCTCCCAGGTTGTTTTTTTGATCTTGGTAGAATTGATTCCATTTGGAGAATTCTTCTTTTGATAAATGAACAAATTCAAATTCTGACCAATCCATTTTTTCAACTAGAGTTCCTAAAACTAAAATGTCATCAAACTCTCGGATATCTTGGTTGCCATAAGGAATCGCTTCATCAGAAACATTATGATCCATTAATAGAACCCGACCCTTCCGAGTGATACGATAAAGAGTATTTTTGATTAATTTGGTAAAGGCATCATTGATTGTTTTACCAGATGGGATAATCATATAACTTGTAAAAACATGATCAGGTGGCGGGTACATTGATTGGACTTGCATCACATTCATTTCAGTACTCGGGACCATTAAAAATCGATCCTCATGAACAATATGATCATTAAAAATTACTTTACTAATAATTCCTTGTTGTTCTTCGGTATCAGGATCTTTAGCATTAAGAATAGTCATTGAAGTAAAAGTATTATGGTCAGTACCACCATCTTCTTCATTAATGTCATTATTTTCCCGAAACGAATTGTAACTTAGGGGTTCCCCAACGGGATGAATTTTAGTGTAATCAGTCATGAAAGAATGATTTTCCATTTAACTTGAGGTGAAAATCAATTTTTTTTACTTAGGTAGATCTAACCAAGAGGCCCCTACCCCAAAGATTCCAAGTGGGGGATAACCAACCTTAAATCTGGTTGATCAATAATGATATTTGCTTTTTCTTTCAAAATTGGAACAGCGCAAAAGGCCACTCTATAATCAGCATAATTAAAATTAAACATACTGGCATCATTGGCACCATCCCCGATAACAATTGTTTGAGTCGGTTTAAAGCCAAAGAGTTCCTGAAGACGTTTAACCATAACTCCTTTGCTGTTTTCGTTCATCATCGAACCACTAACCTGGCCAGTCAAATAGCCATCCTGATCAGTTTGAAATTGATTAGCCCAGTAATGATCAAAACCAAGGGATTTTTGCGCATGATGAATCACACTCTCAAATCCTCCACTCAAACAAACAACCTTAATATTTTTACTTTTGAGATAGCTAATTAAATCTTTGGCCCCAGCAGTGTATTCCATTCGCTGAAAAACTCGTCGAAAGTCACTAATGTGTAATCCTTTGAAGTGCTTGGCTCGCTCAATAATACAATCAAAAAATGGCATTTTTCCTTCAACTGATTTTTGATTAGTGCTTCTGGTTTCCTGGAGTAAATCAGGCTTGAACTCTTGAGCTAGAAGTTCAAATGTTTCACCCTTTAAAAGGGTTGAATCGAAATCAATGAAGGCAACTCGATGCGAAGACATTGAAAAGTTTAATTTAATCTATTTTAATCTATTTAATCTGGAAAAGTTTTAAGTAAAAAAATTGATTTGATGAAGCTTTATTAAAACTCTACAATTTGATAAATGAGTAATTTTGAAAACATCGAGGAAGAAGAAATATCTCCTCAAGAAAAAATTGCACTTAAATTGGAAAAAAAATCTGACCAAGAATTCCTAAAAGAATTATGTCAATTGACTATTTTCGGCGGCATATCAGAAATTTTAGTTGAACGGAATGATGGAAACAAGGAAAAAACAAATTTCATCGCTAAAACATATGATAAGCCCCTGAGCGATTACGTTGATATTTTTATGGATACTATGATTTTGAAAGGTTATTGGGGAAAAGATTTTAGAGACCAATTAATTGATCTCAACAAGGATAGTGTTAAATTTCTTGATCCAGAATTCTTGGATGATTACTTTAATTCTGAATCAACTTACCAGAAAATTGCTGATAAGTATTTGACCAAGAATTTTGAGCCTGATTCTGAAGCAATTCTGAATTTAATGAGGGCCAAACTGTCTGAAGAAAGTGTTAAAAAATATCTTGAAGATGCGGAAGCCTTGAGTATGCATGATTTAGTTTATGAGATTCAGCCATTGGTTAATTTAAAAATTTACAAGAGTCAAGAGAAAAATCCTCTGTTGGAAGATTATTTCAAGGGATTAGTAGATCTTTATGTCAAAGCAGGAGGAGATAAGTCGTATTTCACGTGTGGAGCTGGAGCACCAGGCAACTGTAGCATCATGTAGTTTAGTTTAGATCCATATTAGGATTTTTAAAGATCTAAAAATTCAATAAAATTGATTAGAAATTTTTTATTGACTTTTTATTAGAAAAAGATATGGATTTAGAAAAACAGCTTGATGAATTACTATCTAATAACCCCAAAGCATATTTTGACCGACAAGCCTCCAATGTCCTTAAATACTTTACTCACTTGGAGACTGATGTGATCGAGGAGCATGTGGCGAACGAATTGTTCCATGGGATTTCGATTGGAATTCCCCCATGGTATTTTAGAAATGATTTTAATTTCCTTCAAACTGATCTGCGGTTGGATACAGTCACTAATCTGGATCAACTCTCAGAAAGACTTCAGGGGCTTTATCAAATTTCGATTAAAAAACTAAAAATCGAACTTAGTTTGATGGATATTTATCAGTTGAAAGAATCTGGAGACTTTTATTGGTTGATGACCACTGGGACAGATGAAGAATCAAAGGCTTTGATGTTAGCTCCTCGGGCCTCAATTATTTATAATGCTTGGGATGACAGTTTGAATTTTCTTACTCAGCAAAATCAAAATTGCATAGTGGGCACCGGTGATTAGTTTCAGCCCACACATCAAGACATTTCTGATGATAGTGATGGTTACATCCCTTAATTTCCCTTAAAATTTGATCTTTCTCCAGAGATTCGAGGCAAATAACACAATCATGGTGATTTAACTCAACTGGACTACCCAGTCTTTTTAAATTAGTATTTTTATTTAAATGATAAACAGATGTGTAAACTATAACATCACTAAAAGCTTCATGAACAGGAGGATGATCACCATTCAGTTCTTCACCAGTGGTGATTAATAATCCATCTAAATACCAATGATTACCAGGTCCATTAGTTAGAATATAATGTTCAACGATGTATCTGTTTCGGGTAATAGGTTCAATCACCTGAAAACCATCAATTTGACCATCTTGATTATATTCTAAATAAGTTTCTCGTGATCGTCTAGTTTGATTTTGAACTCGGCGATTAACCAATCGTCTAAATCTAGCTGGTAATCTTTGGGGTAATGATTCAACAATTCGTCTGGCATCTGGATTCAGATTTCTTTCTCCATTCCGACTTCCATTTCCATATAGCAATCTTCTTTCTAATCTACAGTGAGGGCATGACCTAACATATGATAGGGTATCATGCGGGTCATGGTGTAATAAATGGTGTGCTCGGTCAGTCATTACTTAAGGCGAATATCTTTTTTCTTGATTTTTTTCGTTGGTTTTACCTGATTTTCTCGGATGGTTTCTGTTTAAAAAGTTTCAATTTTTACCTAAATTTTTAACTTAAAATTGAAACTAAGTACCAAACTTAAAAGAAAAACTTAATGGAAGCACACCCACTTGAAATTTATGATCGATATGACATCTGGCTCGACGATCAATTTGATGATGGTTTAATAATTACTTATGAAGTTGTTAACTCAACTATCATTTTCAAAATTATCTATGATCCAACGATTTCTCTAAAAGATCTGATGGAAAAAATACCATCCGAATGGAAGACTCTTGAAGCGGAAGGAAAAATCAAGCTGATTATCAAAGAATATTCAAAAGATTCTGAAGAATCTAAAAGAGCACAAAAAATAATAGAAAGTGATGTAATGGTTGCTGCAAGAGCTAAACTTATGGATCAATTGGATGCTATTCTGAAAATGAGTGATGAAAGTTAAGAATCAAGGATGATAAGGATTAAATATGCTGCCAACAGTAGCCACCATTGTTCATAACAGCTTGACCATTTCGTTTGCATTGTGATCCTTTCTTAGTAGTTCTTTGACAACGATTATGATTGTTCTCTGTTGGGATGATTTTGTCTGGAAGGATTGGCAAAGAACTTGGTCGAACATTTCGTTTTGAGCGATTTTTAACTCTTTTAGATTCTAAAATCGTTTTGATATGATCATACATCTGGAGGCTGTTTCGGTGGATTGCTTCCAATTTGGCTTTTGCAGTACGATGGTCTGATGTAGACATATTCAACTTGCGATCATCAAAATCTGAATAATATAGATTTTGACATAATAGATCTAGATTATCTTTGTTTTTGTGAACAAAAATATCCCATGGTCCATCCAAAATACGAGATATTTTGCAAATTTCTTCGACAATATCGCAAATTTGTTCAAAATCACAATTGAACCATTCTGTTTTACCAGCTGGATCTGACTTAATTGATTTTAATCGTAAATGTTTGAGTTCTTGGTGAATGAACGATTCAACAAACATGTTGAATGGTGTCTCAAACATTTTATAAATTGGTTTTGAAAACTTCTTAATTTGTTCATGGAGACGATTCGTCGCATTTTTTTTGCATGATCGTCCTATTTTTACTTCGTTGAGATGTTTATCTTGATCGCAATAGATATAGATAACACCAGCATGATCAGTTGATTTAATGGGAGCCTCAGCCGTTCTCAATCTCACAAAATTAGTTAGTAAGGTAGTATATTGAGTGGCATGTTGAGTGGTATGTTGTTGATTTGATTGATATTTTTCTTTAAATTCTTTTAAAATTCGTAGATAGTTTTCTCTGATTTTAACTTGGTTTTTGTACCATAGTTGGTTTTCTTTCATTCTCATATCTGGAAATCCATCTGGTTTTAGTTGAATGTTGGTTGGTTTTTCAAGAATTAAAAATAGTTTGATCAATCTTTTTTTTTGTTCCATCATGGTTGGTAACGTTGGATCTGGGTTGAATTTCTAAAATAATATCAATTTTTACCTAAAATAAAAAACCTAAAATAAAAAATAAAAAATAAAATTCATCAAAGAGTTCTTGAATCTGAGTTTCTGAAACTAACTTCCTGAAACTAACCTTCACAGGCATCACAAATGTATTTTAGTCCAGATTCTTGAAAACATTTTAAGCAAGCCACTAAATAGCTATAATTTTCTAGGCAATATTCACATTTCATTGGAGCAACTCCTACTTTTTGAATAGTTTCTTCATCCATTTCATCTTCTTCATGTTCTGGTTTGTTTTCAGGATCAGTTTGATTTACTTGATCCTCCTTGAGACAATTTGGACAGGGTTGATTAATCATTTTTAGATCTTTTTGGTTCAGTTGCGCATAAAAGAGTTTGTGATCAACAACTCGAAGAGCTAGGTTATCATCATCTTCGATCACAATAAATGTTTTTCCTTCTTTGTTGGTTATATTAGCCACATGCATGTGTCCTTCAAAAATCTTTTGGCATTTTACTGAACATAAGTCAAAAAGGTCTGGGACGCAAACTGGGCACCTAACATCAACGGTTTCTCTAGAGCAAACTTGACAATGATTATACTGGAGAACCATAATTTCAGAACATTTGGGACAAGGTTCCATGTTCATATCATACTCATTTCCCATCAGGTTTTTCAAATCATTCTTTTTTTCTATTTCAAGAGGATCTTTGGAAGGCTGACGGCTTTCTAAATCTCTTTGACTGACTAATTCCTGCCCATAGTTAAAGGCCATTTCAGCATTTCGTCTTAATTCAGCGCTGGATTGATAATCATCGCCATATTCTTCAACCTTGATATTTTTTCCTTTGATTAATTTTCGAAAGGTTTTTTGAGGATCTTCATCTTCATAATCAGTATCAGACCCATCTTCTAGTTCTGGCAAATCAAAACGAACTTTTTTCAAATCTTCAGACATTTGGTTATGATGATCTTGTTGAAGCTCTAAATCAATTTTGTTTCCTTATAAAACGTTTCCTTATAAAACGTTTCCTTATAAAACGTTTCCTTATAAAATTGATTCCCACATCTCGACCGAGTTATATCTCAATCTTGACGCATGTTTAGTATTCCGTTATCAGGAACTTTGGACCAAAATATACAATACCGTGACAATAGAGAATCGGTAAAAACGGAAACAATTCGGAATGTATTGTTAGACGTTTTTGAAGAAGAAAACGATCCAGATCAATTAATGTGTAATTATTTGGATGGTAAGTTTAAGCAGCCTGATGCAGTTATTTTGAAATCATCTTTTTGGAAATCTGGTTTTTGTTGCCAGATAATTTTTAGAGATGGTTATTACACTGGGCAAATACTAGTAAATCAATCAAATTTAAATCAGACTGAAAGAAAGCTTTTGAGTGATCTAGACGATCTGGATTCAGATGATAAAATTTATAATCCTCATGGTGGATTGACAACCGATTTTGGATTTGATTGTTTGCATTCAGGAGATCTATGGCTCTCAAGACATGGATTAATTGATATGCCATCTTCTAACCAGGTGGCTACTTTTAAAACTAAAAAATATGTTGAAAATGAACTAAATATTTATGCTGAATCACTTAGAAATTTTCTAATTAATGATGCTACAAAAAAATTCTATTCTAAAAGTTTTTAATCACTTAGGATTCACTTAAAGTTCATTAAGAATTTGTTTTTTTTCTAAATTAGTCCTATCAATTGAATTATATTCCCCAGCCATGATACTGGAATCTCCAGTCCACATGTAGGCTGTGTGAAGGTAAGAAACCCACTCTGGCAATTCAATCCAAGTAATGTTTTGTTGATATGGTGGATAATCCCAAATAATTCGGTAAGATCCAGGTAAATACCAATTTAAAGGAGCCCAATATTCAATTGCGACAATGTAAATATCCCCATAAGAAATGCGCCACAAATGTGGAATATTCGCCATATTTTGAAGATATTCCAAGGTGCAACTAATGAAAACCACATATTTTCCAGTTTCAAAGCTCGGTAATAGAACCTCTAAATTACCTTTCAGAGAATTATTGCATTGAGGACACCCAGTCAGATCAAGACATATGTCCCCACATTCATAATCTCTTCCAAGCCAATAATTAATAAAACCTGTATCGGGGTCACCAATCACCAAAAGAGATTTGTTGGTGGCTAATGATCTGTTGAAGGCTCGTTCATAAAGCTCTTGGCGTTCCCATCGCCGATGAGAAACAGCAATCAACCCATCCAAAAGAACAGGCAGTAAATAGATAAATCCAATTATACAAATGGTGTAAAGAACAGTTTTAGTTTTCATTTCGAGCTAATCTGTTTAACTAATCGTTGTTTGACCATAAAACTAAAAAGCCAGACAAATCAATTTTCTTAAAATCACTTTTCTTCTCTTTTGAATGTCTTTCAAAAGTTAAAAATTGATTTTTTTAACTCAGAGAAACCACTCATAGCAAGTTGATATGATGCAAGAAATTGATTCTGAAAAAGGATTGGGTTATTCCCAGTCTTCTCATATTACTAACCAACCACATAACCGTCAACCACATGATTCGGTTGAATTGGGTGGATGTTTTCCATCGAATTCGAATTTCAACTTTTCAGTAGATGACAAAAGGAACAAAGCGCATGCTGAACTGCAATACCGAGGAAATATTTTGCTGGTCAGCATGTGTGTATCTTTTGGTGCGATTCTGGTGGCCACTGTATTTTGCTCAAGTTGGTCTATGCACATGACTTATCCTACTTTTCTAGCTTTTGTGATTGTGTCAAGCATCATTTATTTGATTCCGATGGTTTCTTACAATATTAAACTGAAACGATCAGCCAATCAGATTTCGCAATACACCAAATTTCGTTATTCGTGGCAGACTGGGCTGGTAGTTCAGATCGCTGCTGAACTCTGGTTTGGCCCAGGATCGATTGTTTGGTCGCGAAGGCATTTGATTCCAGATCTTTTTGAGTATGGAGTGATCACTTTCTTGACGATTTTTGCCATCCATGTTATCATCATCATCAATGAGAAAAGGAAGACTCTTTGATGGGAAATTCAAAGGAAAAATTGATTTAAGCCTAAATTATTTTTTATTCTCAGACAATGTCAATCAAATTGCCAGATATCGAAGCCAAAGTTTTAAAAACCTGGGAAGAAGAGGACACTTTTCAGAAAACTTTAGCCACCTCAAAAAAGCGATGTGAGGGCCAGCGCCCCTTTAATTTTTATGATGGACCACCATTCGCAACCGGAAGCCCCCACTATGGCCACTTTCTAGCTGCAACCATCAAGGATGTTATTTGCCGATTTCAAACTGTTAACGGAAAACATGTTCCTCGTATTAATGGATGGGATACCCATGGATTGCCAGCCGAACAATTGGCAGAAAAATTCCTGGGAACTAAAAGCAAACAAGAAATTATTGAAAAAGGAATCCAAAACTTTAATCAAGTTTGCCGTGAAAAGGTACTTGAATCAACCGAAGACTGGGAAACTATCATCCCTAGAGTTGGTCGATGGGTTGACTTCAAAAACGGTTACAAAACAATGGATTTTGAATTCATGAATACTGTTTGGTCAGTCTTCAAGGTCATCTTTGAAAAAGGTCTAATCTATCGTAGTTTAGTTCCAATGCCCTTTTCAACCGGTTGTGGATCATGTCTTTCACATTTTGAGGCCAAATCAAATTACCAAGACGTTAATGATCCGTCAATCGTCCTCAAATATATTCTGTGTGATCTCCTGGATGGCCACACAATCAACCTTCTGGTTTGGACCACCACTCCATATTCCCTAACTGCCAACCTGGCTTTGTGTGTTAACTCCAAAATTAAATATGTTCTAGTTGAAGTTCAAGATCAAGAAACCTCAGAAACTCTAGAACACATCGCAATTGCTGAATCTGCCCTAGAGCAATGGAAACAGAAGAATCACACTTATCTTATTAAGCGTGAAATCCATCTTTCTGAACTTCTGGGTAAGAAATACCATCCTCCCTATGATTTCTTCCTTAACCATCCTTCTCAGAAAGCATTTACTATTTTGGAGGATTCCTATGTCAAGACAGAAACAGGAACCGGAATTGTTCACATTGCTCCTGGCCTAGGTGATGATGATTATCGGGTTTGTTTGAAGGAACAAATCATTGATCCTCACCGACCGGAAACAATTGTTTCTCCGATTGATGATCAAGGTGCTTTGGAAGTCCCAGATGAACGATTCAATGGAAAATATGTTAAAGCTGTTGACAAGGATATCATTAGGGATCTGCGAGAACGAGGATTGCTGTGGTCCTCTAAAACTATCACCCACTCTTATCCATTCTGTTATCGAACTGATACCCCTTTGATCCAGAAATCAATTCCATCTTGGTTCATTAATATCCACAAAGTCAACGACAAAATGTTGGACTTGAACCAGGGAATTTATTGGGTTCCATCAGCAGTTGGAGAGAATCGGTTCCATCAGTGGCTTAAAGAACCTCGCGATTGGTCCTTTGGCCGTGGTCGATTCTGGGGCACTCCAGTTCCTCTCTGGGTTTCAGAGGATTTTGAGGAAGTTGTTTGTGTTGGATCAGTAGCTGAACTAGAGCAATTGGCTGGGCTAAAACCAGGGTCTATCAAGGACCTTCACCGAGAACAAATTGATCATCTCAAAATTTACTCCCAAAAAGGCAATGGTCAACAACTCAAACGAATTGATGATGTCTTTGATTGCTGGTTCGAATCCGGAGCAATGCCCTATGGTAAATACGCCGTTGAAAAGGGACTTCGTAAAGATGAAATGTATCAGATCCTAAGTGGAAATGATCCTGAAGGACTCAGTAATTTTATGGAAACATTCCCCGCAGATTTTATTGGTGAAGGCCTGGATCAAACTCGAGGATGGTTCTATACTATGCTAGCCATCTCAACAATCCTCTTCAACCAGTCATCCTACAAAAATGTCATCGTCAATGGTCTGGTCTTGGCTGAATCCCCAAATATCAAAGGAAAATGGATTAAGATGTCTAAACGACACAAAAATTACCCTGATCCAACAGAAGTTCTGGATCAATATGGAGCAGATAGTCTTCGCCTTTATCTACTGGATTCCCCAGTTGTTAAGAGTGAGGCCCTGAAGTTCAAGAAAGCCGGGATTGAACAAAAAGGGCGGTTTCTGGTTCAGTGGTATAACTGCTTTCAATTCCTGGAACAGGAGGTCAAACTTCTGAATCTCAAATCGGGATCAGACGGATTTCAATTGGTTGACTCCACTCAGATTTATGATCAATGGATTCTAGGAGAATTGAGCAAGGTTGCTCAGGCAGTTACCAAACATTATTCTGATTATCTCCTTTACCTGGCTGTTCCAGACCTGATTCGTTTTGAAGAACTCTTTTCGAGATGGTATTTGAATCTGGCTAAGCCAATCATGAAGGGTCAACATGGGGAGGCTGCTCAGCGAGAGTCTTTGAGTACTTTTCATCGACTCTTGAAAATCTTTTGCGTTCTGATTTCACCAATCACACCCTTTATGAGTGAACATATCTATTTGGGTTTGACGGAACTGGCTTCTGGATCAGATGACCAAGAAAGTGTTCATATGGAACTGCTTTCGAATCATCCCCTGGAATACAATGCTCTAACTAACCAGCGGGTTTCTAGAATGGTTGAGGTTGTTATGGCTGTTAGATCCCTTAAGGATGGAGCATGCATTAGCCCACGCCACAAGTCAAAGTCATTGGTCTTGAAACATCTTGATCAAGGTTTTCTAGATGATGTTCAAGTTTTGGAAAAAGAATTGCGAAGTGTAATTAAAGTTGATCAGATTGAATATCAATTGATGGAAGCCTCTGAAAGTGATTTGAAGGTTGAATTTAATCCTGGCCTAATTGGTCGAATTGCTAAGAAAGATGCTAAAGCCGTCTTGACTGAATTGAAAAAACTCAAAGTAGCAGATTTTGTTGGGCATCAATCAGTTCAAGTCAATGTTGGTGTTAATGCCAATGATGGTCAATTTGAGATTCCAGTCGAAGTTTGGAGAATTAAACCAGTTGGTGATTCAAAAGATCAAGATGATCTAGTCAACTACACTGACAATGGCTTGTTGGTTATTCTGTCCAAAGAGGTTCTGACTACTGCCGTGGAGAACGAAATGGAATTGATTTTGAAGCAAATTCAAAAAGCCAAAAAAGATTCTAAACTGAAAACTTACCAGAAAGTGGATGTTTACTTACACCTAGAAAAGGAAGATATCAAAGATTTGATCACTGAAGAACTAGAAGGAATTAAAAGTCGACTACGATCTAATCTTCATTTAGTTGGAGTTGAAGAAGGTCAAGAGACTTTGGGCCACTGGGATGGTGAAGGCTATCAGTTTGATCTGATCTTGGAATCATAATTCCAGAAGGATGATTTTAAATTATAAAAACTAAACTAAAACTAAACTAAATTATTTTTTATTTAATTTATCTTAAAAAAGATGGGAATAACCAATCTCTTTTCTTTTTCTTCTTTTTAACTTTAACTTCAGCCTTAGGTTTAGGTTTGAGTTCGGCCCTAAGTTCGGGTTCAGGTGTTAAAATAAGTGAATTGCGGGTTATTCCGGCCCTGAGATGACAGAATTCAGTGTCATTGCATTCATATGTAACTTTTCCTAAGTTATGACACTGAATGGCATCATTGATGCACATAGTTCTATCGCATATGCAACATCTAACTTCATTATCATTCATTTAAAAGTTGTATTTTAAAAGTAAAAAAAAAAGTAAATCTTAAGTTTTAAATTAAGAATCAAATAAATCTTTTATTCTTCAAAACTGTCCAGAACAAAGGCAAATATTCCAGCTATAAGGACAACTATTTTAATTGTTGCATATCCAAAAACAGGTCCAACTGGGGGACAGAGAATCCATATTGGAGCAGTCGCTCCTAGAAATCCTCCAGCAACAATTCCCATAATCGGAAAGGAAATCAAGGATATTTTGTCCTTCCAGTTGCGATTTTCATTGTTCAAATCATCACCAATGAGACCGAACGAACAAAATAAACCTAAACCGCTTCCAGCTTTAACCCCAAATGGCACGTAATTCTTATAGTAATACTTACCACTCACTTTAAGTTTTTCAATCATTTCAAGTTTTTTAAAAACTTCAATATTTCTATCTAGGTTATCTAGCCTTTGCTGACTTGAATAGTGCCGAGAAGTTTTGGGTAAGATATTTTTTGGTAATTCCTTGGCAAATTGACCGTAATATCTAACCACTGGAGTGGCTCTCGAAAGAGTTTGCCTCAAGGGTACTCCTAGTTTAAATAGTAACATACTAGATCTGAGTTTTATAAATTTAAAAATATTCAATTTTATTTATAATTTTTCTTCCCTCCTAAAAGTAAAGAAGTAAATTGTAAAGAAACAAATTATAAATGGATATTCCAGATTTACCACCTTTTCTAGCTGGTCTAGCAATTGGTTCAGAACTTTTCCCATCTCTTAACTTATCTTATTGGGAACCTTCTTATCCTACACATCTTAATCTTAACCAAAATCAAGTTGCCAGAAGACGACAGCAATATCAACTCAGTGTTGAATGGAGATATGCTCTAATTCTTTTGGTTTGGCCTTGTTTATTGAGTGTCTTTTATCCCTTGAATCCTTCCTTGACTATTCTAGCTGGATCCTCGCTAGCGATCAGTTTCTTCAGTCGCCACAGCTTCAAGGATAGAAAAAAATATAAAACTCTAAGTTACTTTCATCTCCTAGCTTTTGCCTTACTAAGTCAAATTCTTTACACCCAAACAAATGATAAGATGGTTCTTCTAGGTCCAGCTCTTATTTTGTCAGGGGGCTACTTAATAGGTCAAAATCGTAATAGAAAAGAACAATTTAAAATGGATCTACTGGGACGTCTTCTTTTTGGATCAGGGTTCACTTTATTTTTCTTGTCGGTGATTAGTTTAAAAATGAGATTTTGATCAGTACCTAGAAAAGGGTTCTAAAAAATTATTGAGACCATGAAACATTTCAAAAGAGACCTTTCTAGGTGTCATAAATTTCTGCTTAAATTTCTCTTAAACATTTTAAAGATGATTCAGATTACTTATTCTGATGGATTTTATATAGTTCGCTGTCCCCACTGTGAACTGTTAATTCAAGTTAAAGAAAATGAAATAAATTGTGGTATTTTTAGACATGCTGTCCTGAAATCCAATGGTCAACAAATCAACCCACATACTCCTAAAAAAGCTTGTAAGAAATATAGAAAAAATGAATTGGTTTATGGATGCGCCAAACCATATCAAATGATTAAAGAAAATAATCACTGGATAGTGAGAAAGTGTGATTACATTTGAATCTGACCTAGATCTCAGTTACCTAGAATTCAATTTGAATAGGATAGTTAATTTTGTCTGTTTCTAGAATATTGGTAATTTTCAAAGGCAATAGTTTCTGGTCGTAATGAATCGTTCCTTCAAGATCATACCTAGAACAGAGAATCTGATCCTCTGAAGCATCTTCAGTATCTTCAGTATCTTCAGCATTAATATGAAAGTATCTTGTTTCGTCCTGGAATTTATTACGATCATGGCAAAGACCATAAGTGTCAACTAAACGCCCCATAAAAGTTGAGATGGTATCCCAATTATTTGAATCTGTCATAAATGTTTTAATTTTTTCAAACCATTCTTCAGCATTATCATCATGCAGATCACCTGGATTGTTAACTAAATGCTTGTTGCAACCATCGTAAATCAAGTAATCTTTATCCTTGTATCTGACCGCAAGGTGAATTTTTATAATGTTAGGCATATATGATTAACTCAATCGTGATTTTTCTCAATCAATTTTATTTTCTAGTTTTCTTCAATTCTTTCAAAGTCAAAGTTGAATTGGCTTTTGGATTGATAACTTGATATTTTTCTCCCTTTAATGTTTCAACTTCAACCTTCTCTAGCTTCAATTTAGAATCTTTTCCCAATCCAAATTGAACTACATTTGAAGAATTACTACCAAATCCCTCACCACCCTGAATAACTTCTTTCCTTTGTGCTCCTTGGTTGGTATACAAAGTAACTTTAGCATTAACATAATCAACTGTTTCAGGTAATTTAACATTTAAGTAGGAATTTTTAGAATTATTCAAGTACGCAATTGAGTCACCATACTGGTTAACCCAAATCACATCCTTCTTATTGTCTTGATTGATGTCAACTAGAAGAGGTGTTTGACCAAAATTATGATTACGATATTGAAATTTTCTTTCAAACTTCCCATTCCCTTTATTTTGGTAATGTTGGGATGCTCCAGGATAAATCCAATCTCTCGGATCCAAAAGGAAATTTTCAGAGAATAGTAAATCAACCTTGCCGTCCAGGTCAAGGTCCCCAAACATAGCTCCCCAACCAAATCCAGATCCACTTACTCCACTGCTCTGACCACCTTTCTCACCCTTCTTATCAATCACATCAACAAATTTAAAGTTTCCATCATTTCTGAGGAAGATATGTGAGAAGAGTTGATTTTGTCCTTCTTTGATATCACCGAGACTTAATTTGTCCTTTGAGATATCATCGCCCACATTAGTTAAAAAAAGATCCTGATCTAGGTCTTGATCGAAATCACCTATTCCTAATCCCATCCAATTACCTTTTCCTTGAACTTTTCTAGATTGAAAATATTTTCCTTGAACATTTTCCAAAATCTCAACTTCACTACTGTCATGCGACAAGACTAGATCGGGATATGAATCCTGATTTAAATCAACCCAAGCCGATGTAAATGTATTTGATGCTCCACCTGATTTACTCTTAATTGTGACATCTTTCCAACCTTTACCATCACCCTCTAGCAAAACATTACTTCTGTTATGGCTGGGAGTATTAAAGACAGTTCCTTTGTATTTTGAGTTAGGAATAAAGTTACTGATATAAATATCCGGATTACCATCGCGATTATAATCGGAGATTGAGACAGCCAAAGGGACACGATCCTTTTGTTCAGCTAATTTAGTCTTTTTAAATTGGAGATTACCTAAATTCTTATAGAGATAAACTCCATCCTGGCGACCAATCACAAGATCATTTTTACCATCTTTATCCATATCAAAAGATACGGCGGAAAAGGTTGGACTGAGACTGCTCAAATTGGTTTTATCAATTACATCAATGAACTTTTGTTGTTTCAAATTATAATAAATCAAGGAATCCTTTTGTTTTCCACCACCACCAAGAAAAATGTAGTTTGTTCCCTTAATCGTGATAGAAGCGGATCCTAGAAAGGGCCATTCTTTATCTCTTGTATGAGCAAATCCAGTTTTGATTGGTGTTTCATCATAAAGGATCGAAAGGAAATAATTAAATCTTGGCCCAGGAGCATAATAAATGTATTGGAAAATAAAAGATAGAAGAATTGGTAAACAAATCAATAAACATTTGTTTAGAAAACTTAATTTTCCGGAATTTGGTCGAACATAATAGATATAAACTAGAATTACACCCGCGATAGTTAAAAGAATTGGTAGGACAGCCCAAAACAAGTAAATTGCAATATCAGTTGAACTGACAAATTGCCCGGATTCTTGTCCAGATTCTTGTCCAGATTCTGCTGATTCAGACATTTACTTAAAGTACAGAAGAAAAAAAAGTTTTAGTTTAGTTTAGTTTAGTTTTAGTTTAGGTTTTTTTAATCTTATCTCAGAATCCTAGAATATTCTTGATGACTGACATAGCATCTTCAAATGCTGACTTATCAACTGTCTTAATCATGTAAGTAGCCTCAAGGTGATAACCAATCTTATTGTAGTACTGTCGGACTCCAACACCTGAAATCACGGCAATCCTCTGATAATCGTGTTTCAACGCAATTTCCTCAGCCTTAGCCATCAATCGACGGCCAAAACCGTAGTGTTGGGTACCATCTTGGCGGGTGGATTTAACTGGCGTAACTTTCCCATAAACGTGCAATTCACGAATTAGGGCCGTGTTCTTCAGAACTGGCTGGGCTAGAACAGTCTTCTCCTCAACATGCCGAAGTTCACCCTTGCGATCCTTGGGACATGGCTTATCTCGTGAATAGCCACCATGCGGGGAAAGCCGTAGCCGGCAAAACCCGTATAGATACTGGCGATCAGGTGACTCGAAGCTAATAAAGTACTCTGTTCCTCCAGAAGACTGGTATTCCCGGACCACCAGTTCAGCCTGATCAATGATCTCTAGGGCGGCCTTTTGGGACTTAACTTCCCGGCAACGCATGCAATTGCACTTCAGGCCCAGCTTGGCCATTTTCTGATGAAGCATTTGACGAAGGTTCGGATAAGGATTGCCATCTAGGATTTCAGTGGTTGGGATATCTCGGATGACCCGGTTGAGCCGAATCCAAGGATGAACCTTGGTCTTAACCTCGATGATGACGTCTTGAAGATCCTCATCTGAGTAGTGAATATACTTACCAGAATCCATCCACTTTTCGATCACAGTGTGTGGGGTTGTCTCGCAAGGGTAAATCTTCCACTGATCAGCCTGGAAATCATCACTTTCCAAGAACTCATCAAACATCTCCCGATCACCATCAGGAGTGGAACCAGGGAGATCAGGCATAATATGGATATCAACCTTGAAACCGTTATTCTTGAGATTCCAAATTGCCCGAATAGACTCTTCACGATAGCATTCGCGGTTGATCTTCTTGAGAATTCGATCATCGAGACTTTGAATCCCAAGCTGAACCCGAGTGCAATTGTATCGACGATAACGAATCATCGATTCAGAGTTGATTTGATCCGGGCGAGTCTCAAGGGTCAAACCAATAACTCGCACAACAGCGGTTTGATTAATATTGGTCTCGGTGTCAAGATCAATCGGCTTGCGACGATTCGTCCTATCCTCAAAGAAAGTATTGGCGGCATAATAAAGATCTCGCACAAATTCATCTTGGTAACTGACCGGATACGAATCCCAAGTCCCACCAAGAACTAGAATTTCTAGCTTGTCAATGGGATGACCATTCAAGAAAAGAGCACTCAAACGATCCCATGTTTGCTCAATAGAATCCCATCCATTGCGTTCCCCCCTCTTAACAGCTGGCTCATCCGGAACATAACTGCGAGGCATGTTGGGATAATCCGGGCAGTAGTAGCAGTTAAAACGACAACTAAAGGGCTGCCCGTTGGGAAATGGAGAAGTTAGGACAGTTACTACGATAACACCGCTCTCCGATCGAACTGACTTGGCAGTGGCCAGACTTCTGAAAGTGGCATTGCTCTTGATGGTCCCCGCATTAAGAAGCGAATAATAGGCATAATTTAGTTGAACTGTCCCTGGGCTGATGTGGAATTCCCTAGTCAAAGCGGTTTTGGTCTTGGTCCAGGAAGATTTGTCTGAAATAGTTCCATCAGCAATCTTCTTCAGAAGTGCTTGGACAAATTTTTCAGTGGTTGCTTGGTCACAATCACGATAAATATTAGTGACTGACAAATGAGAGATACCTAGATCCTCAATTTCAACAGTCTTTTGTTGCTTACAGGCCATTGTTTTTGTGATATCTTAGTTTGAAGGATCACAAATATTCAATTTTAAAAGATTAAGTTACTAACAGATCAGCGAAAATTAAATTGATTGGAATATGTGAAAAGAAATAAGAATATCTCTTGAATTAGAGTTGAATGTCTAGGTATAGTCGCCGAATTATATTAAAAAAAGCCAAGAATAATCTGATTCATGGTTTAAACAGAATGAAAACTCACCAGTCAAGACATGTTAAAAGATTATCCCGGTTCATCAGCCGAAATCCGATTGAAATTAAATTTTTTGATTATCTTTCTCCAGAATTGTTTAGACATGTTGGCGATCTTCCTATCTCACACAAAGATTCATTAATTAATCCATTGGCTTCATGTGATGCTAATAAATTTAATGAATTTGCTGATGCATTTTATGTTGGAGAGATTCCATGCATATTTTTATGCCCAGTTCTCTCGCAAGAGGAACTTTTTATAACCCTGGTTCATGAAATAGAACATTACTCAAATGACCAACGAAATCCTCAAAACTCTGCCTCAAATTTTGACCACTGTTACAATGATGAACTTAATTCATTCTTCGCTGAAAATTATGCTAGGGGCAAGCATGTTAAACTGGAAGATATTTCAAAAATCAAGAATGACTTTGAGTATGATAATGAGGAACCTTTGATCTCTCACTTAAATGAGTATCGCAAAGATTACGGATTAACTAAGAGAACTCTTATGAAATCAAATGATCTTGAAACAAGTCTTAAAAAAATTAGCTTTATGAAAGATTATATTTATAATCGTCTTGAAGATCAACAAAATGATGAAAATTGATCTCAGTTGAGTAGAAAAGTAAAAGATAGAAAGTAAGTAGAAATCCTTCAACGATGTCATCTCTCAACAACCGTTATTATTTTCCTTTATTATTGAAATACCTAGAAAAGACTTTTCCTAGAGAAGATTCTCTTTCAAATGAAGAATATGTTTCTCAATCTTCGAAAGAGAATCAAGGATCTAAAATTCATCTTTTTAAGAGGACTGATCTCCAAACTTTACCTCGAGTCAAAGAAATTATTGGGATTATCAAAGGGCTTTATCTAGAATCCATTGTTGATTTTGGTTCTCAAAGAGGAGCTTTGCTTTTTCCTTTAATTGATAAATTTCCTGAAGCAGATATAGTGGGAGTTGATTTGGATTCTGAAGTTTATGAAATGTTATCAAAACTAAATTCAAACCATTTCAATATGATTCAAGCTGACATTACCAAACCAATTGAAGGTCTCAAATCCAAATCAGTTGATTTAGTAATCATTAGTGAGGTCCTAGAACACCTAGAAGAACCTTTGTTAGCGCTTCAAGAAGCAGCCCGGATAACAAGTCAATATTTAATTGTCACTGTCCCATCTAAACCAGATGATAATCCGGAACATATCCAGTTTTTTGAGGTCGATGACATGGTTACCCTAATAAAAAAAAGTGGTTTTAAAAAAATTAATGTCCATCGCAACCGAATGTATAACCTTTATGTGGCATCCTAGTGTTTCTGATCTCTCAATATGGATTATATTCCAGTTCTACGCCATTTATGATTTTATTTGATTGATCAATTTTCAGATCAGTTTTGTAATGTTCTAGAATTACTTCCAGATTTTCAGATGTTGTTCTGATCATATCAGTTGGAAAGCTGTAGTCACTCATGTTTTGGTAATAAGCTTTGTGGGAACGATGTGATAAATTTCTGGATCTCGTGATTTCTTGATAACCGTGGCGTATTTTTTCATAAAGCTGTTGAAATTTCAATAGCTTTTGATAAATATCTTTTTTTTCTTCTGGTTTGAGTTTAAAAAGTCTGGAGATGTTTCCAAAGCGCCAATTGCTATTTTTCTTGTCATTGGTGCAAAAGTCACTAATTGACCATGAACCAAAGTAATTTTTCCAATGAAATTCGAATTCATTCCGTGTTAGTCCAACTTTAGAATTTAAATCGTGGAAATGCTTATAAATAATGGACATGATTCGTCTAGTTGGAGAATCTTTGCTAGTTTTAATCTGAAACACCGATCTAGTGTCACTGAAAAGTAGACGAATAATCGAATTCAAAAGAACATGATTAAAATAATCTATGTTTCCTTGTCGGAAATGCATTTCGCGAATGAGATATAAGATTTCCAAATCATTTATTTTCAGAATAGTGTCTATTTTGGTTGGTAAATCGTTGGTCGAAACAATGTTTGACAAAGTATTTGAATAATACGATTTATCATCAATCCAGATCTGTGCAGGTGACCCTTCATCAACTATGGTCAGATGATTAAAGAGATAAATCATAATTTGTCGAAAATATAATATTTTATAATCTATCCCCGAGCTGTAATGATCAACCATCTTTGACGTTGATAAAACATCTAAAAATACTTTTGAAAAAAGTTGAAGATATTCCTTTTTTTTTGAATTTTCTTTCTGAAGACTAATCTGATTTATTTTTTGGAAATAGAAATCAACCATTTCAATATCATCTTCAGATATAATGGCCCGAAGAGCCCTCTTGAGATATTTATCAACTATGTCCTTGGATGGAATTTGATATGCATTACCTTTCAGAACACCGGCCCAAGCGACTCCTGTAAAAACTGCTTGATCAAAATTTTTATTTTTTTCTGGATCATTTCCAATCACCAGTGATAACAGGAGATGAAGCTTATGTTTTAGATTTCTTCGAAACTTTTTTTTAATTAGCTGTGTGGATGATATTCCAGATAGGTCAACACCTGGAAACCCGTCAGATGATACAAGCATGATGTAATAAGCAAGTGTATACTTTTGATGATCATCCTTTAGGACTAATCTTGATCGAATTCCTTCCGATAGGTGGCACGGCACATTGATCAACATTGTTGCTTTTCGAATATACTTTTCTTTCTAAGAACCATTTTAATTTCAATTTTATTGATGTCTAAAAATTGAATTTCCTTCCTGGGACCAGAACAATTAAAAAATCTTTATGTTTGGTGAAAATCACTCTGAATATAGTTTTAATCATTCAACACGATTAGAAAAAAGTGTCATTATAATCTGCTTTCTGACAATTGCTTTATCTATGGTTGATTTTGTAATTGCGGGACATTTCGATGGTTGCCACGTTTATTTCGTTAACTTGTCAATTTACTTCTTCACCCTGGGATCTTTCGGATTAGGTACTCCAGTTATCATTGCCCTCAACTTAGATAGTAATATCCAACGAAGACTCAGCATGTATGGAGTTAATGAGGATCTGATGAGATTTAAATATGATCACAGTTGCGTGGGACTGTTTGCAATATCCATAATCATAATTGAAACCTTTGTAGGAGTTGTGGTTGCTTCCATAGTCTACTTAGAAAATGATCCAACTCATGCCGATAATACCTGTTATGATAATCGCTTTTATGATTATTTTCTGATTCGAACAGCTTTGGCAAGTGGTTTAATGATTCTAGGATGTATCGCATATGGTGTGTATCTTTGTTATCGAAAAAATAAACCACAATTGAATTATTTTGATATCTAGTTTTGCTATCTAGTTTTGATATCTAGTTTTTCTATTCAGTTTAGAAAAATTGAAAGTTGAAATCCATTTAAAAAAAATATAATTCGATAGTACATGTCAAATCAAAATCAACTGAGAAATATTCCAATTGAAATTTTAGATCTAGATGTAGATCCTTCTGATCGGTGGAAAGACATCATTGTTAAATATCGAGCAAGTCTGCTGCACATTTATGATCAATTAAACAATCTAGAAATAGGCACTTTGGGATTTTGTGCTAAGTATGGGGTTCTGGGCTTGGTTAATATCTCTAGAATGCTTGGGAAAGTCAAATATTTAGACGAACTACAATCTATTGCGACCGGAATGGGTGTTCCAGTTAGCCGAGTGATCCTAATGCAATTGATGTACGAGTTATCAACTTGTTGCACCAGCTCGATTATTAACACCAAAAAAAATCCAATTATGGTTCGAACCATGGATTGGGCTCTTGATTCACTTGATCCATTGACCATTAATTTAAATGTAATGAAAGGAGGTCGGGTCATTTATCAGGCTACCACATGGGTTGGTTATGTTGGTATTTTAACTGCTGTTCGGCCAGAGTCATATGCAATAGCGATTAATTACAGACGATCATACCAGAATAGCATGTGGGATAATTTTAAAGCCTGCTGGAGTATGAGGTGGCCAATTGGGTATGCTGTTCGAGATCTATTGGATAATCAATTTGATTATCATGCAGCATCTAAATTTTTAAAAAAAGTTTCTTTGATCGCTCCTTGTTACATCACAATGTGCTGCCGTCGCAGAAATGGACCCATCAGCGGAATTGTCACCATGAACAGTGATGGAGTGGTGATTCAACGAGACCAATCTCATGATTCAGATGATCAATCCATGGGAACAGTTGAGATAGGTAATAAAAAAACTCTAACCCAAACCAATATTGATCAAAATATTTACGATTCGGACAAAGATATTTTATATTCAATTCGAAGACGGGATTTAGCAAATTCAATTGGAGAAGGGCTCTTGGAAATGCACTCAGATGAGTTAAAAGTTGATACTTACTCAAGGCGAACAAAACTTCTCGAAAAATACTTGGTTCACCCAATTTTAAATGAAGAAACCAGGTATATTTCTTTGATGGCTCCTGGTAAATTTGATCCAGAAGACTTTGAATCGTTGGATTCAAGACATATTAACTCAAACTTTTGATGTAGTAGCTTTATCAACTTTAGTAACTTTAGTAACTTTAGCAACTTTAGCAACTTTATCAACTTTATCAACTTTATCAACTATCCAAAATGGTTTTAGTTTTAGTTTTAGTTTTAGTAGTTTTAACTTAAGTTTCAAGTTTAAGTCAAACTTTTTTTTTTCAAGAGTCATTCCTCTTTGAGTAGCATAAGTGGATAATTTTGTTGGGTTGTTATTAAAATAGTACCCCCCCAAAATACTAAGTTTACAAAACAAACCATATAATTTTTTGATTTGTCTCTTATTGCCAATGGGTGGAATGCCTGATCTGATTCCACCCCCAACCTCCGTGACAGCCCGAACATACCCACGGGTCATCATCAGATCAAATTTTGTAATTGTGTCAAGAGAATAAAGATAATAACGTTCCCCAAGAATAATTTTATCTGCTCGCCATTTATTACCATGGGAATCTTTAACTACTTGAGCATCATCCGGCAGAGTAATTTTTCTAATCCAGATCCCGTAATAGTAATAATGATGGAGATGTTCTAAAGTTGTGAAATATAATCCTCCTGGAGCACAACTTCCATAAACATCAAACCCTTTATCAAGTACATTCAATCCATTTTTGTATTTGAAATTGCGATGAATTTCTTTGGAATTAGTTATTTTATAAAAAGTGTAACCTTTGAAATCCGACCCTGTCATAAGGTCATATCGTTCAAGAGGATCAACAGTCAAATCAAGTGACATTGTGTGTGTGTTTTCTTTGTATCTCTCAATAAAATAGCATTTTAAAATCAATTTTAGTTTTAGTAATTACAAACTTGAGCAGTCCTCTCTAAAAAATCACAGATATGAATCTGATTAAGAAATCCCAAATTCAAGCTGAAATCAATCTTGAGTAACCAGTTAGATAAAGCAACTCTACCCTTGAAGTCTACATCTTTGATTTGGGCATGGGTTTTAGGGAGTTTTAAGTTATACAAATAATTTTGATTAATCATCAAATTAAATCCATTGATTGTTTTAATATTAAACAATGGATATCTCTGACCTAAAATAACTTTATCACTTCTCCATTTTCCTTTAATTGGATCCTGAATGACCATTGCATCATCTGGTATGGTAATCTCCCGAATCCAAACCCCATAATCATAGAAATAATGTAGATTTTCGAAAGTTGTAAAGTAAAATCCACCTCTGACACAACTACCACAAACAGCAAACCTCTCTTTCAGGATGTTTAACCCATCTTGGTACTGAAACCCGTGGTGGTTTTCAAGATAATTTGTAATTTTATAAAAAGTATAGCCTTTGAAGTGTGATCCTTTTACCAGATCTTTAGTTTTAAGTACTTCAATCATTTTGGAATCTTGGTAAAAGTTTTTAAGATACTTTGGCATACAAATGAAATGAATTAAATTTTAGATTAAATTTTAGATCGATTTCAAAATCAATTTTTTAGAATTATCTTTTGTGTTTTTTAATATATACATGAAAAAACTGAATCAAATACAAAAGAGGATTGGTCTTTTATTATTATTAATAGTGATTCTAATAATAGTCTTTGTTATCTATTCATATCGGGTCCATTCATATCAATCTAACGAAAATTTTTCAAATAATGTTTTTAATGAGGTTTATCAAAATAAGGTTTGGGGAACTGGAGAAATTTCAGGTGGTAGTTCTGGACCAGGATCAAGTCCCGAGTTAAATAAAAAATATATCGAATATTTAAACGATTTTATCCAGAAAAATAATATTAAAAGCATTGTTGATATTGGTTGTGGGGATTGGCAAATTATGAGCTTAGTTAATCTAGATAATGTACAATATTATGGTTATGATACCAGTAGCATTATCATTGATGCGAATAATAAAAAATACAAAAGAAAAAATATAAATTTCATTTATAATGATTTGGATCAAGCAGTAGATTTTAAGGCTGCTGACTTATTGATATGCAAGGATGTCCTGCAACATTTGTCTTACCACAATATCCATAAAATTCTGTTACAACTTCACAAGTATAAACACTTTTTTATTATTGGCAACACTGGTCGGATGGGAGAAACAACTGTTAACCGAAACATTAAAGATGGTGGTTGCCGTGATCTAGACATCAGAAACCCTCCATTTAATGTTCAAAATCTAGAAGATCCGAAATATTTATGGGCTCCTGAAAGACCAGATATGGCATTATTGACAAACAATTAATGTATGTTAGAAATTCTTCTTGCTGGATATACACCCCTCCCAATATTATCAAAATATGTCTTGCAGAACCCAATTTTAGGAAGCACATCACGAGCATCTTCTAATTGACCTCTCTTACTAACCACTGTATCTTTGGATTGACCAAAAAATCCACGATGTTCGTGAAGGTATTTGCCATATTGCCAAGTCATCATAAGATCAAATTTTCTAATAGTTTCCATTGAAAATAGATAATACCGCTTTCCCAAAATGACTTTATCAGCCCGCCATTTACCTCCATCAGGATCCTTGATTACTTTAGCATTATTTGGTAAAGTGATTTTTCGAATCCAAACTCCATAGTCATAAAAGTGATGCAAATATTCCAATGTTGTAAAATATAATCCTCCTTCACCACAACTCCCTTTTTCTCTAAACTCATCACGAAGAGTATTTAATCCTTTTTTGTATTGAAATCCATAATGATTTTCTCTACTATTAGTTATTTTATAAAAGGTGACTCCCTTGAAATCTGATCCTTTCATCAAAACGGGAATATCAGTTAATGCTAATATCTTTTGAGACTTATCCTCCCCAAATAAATAATCAGTCTTTCCAGTTAGATAATGACGTTTTCCAACAACGAGTTTATCTGTTATCCATTTATCTCCACCGGAAAATACTATAGCATCATCTGGAAGAATGATTGGTTGAACCCAACCCCCATTTTTATAATAATTAGGTAGATGATCCAATATTGTAAAATATAACTCTCCAGCAAACTTTTTACGAAGAGTTTTTCCTATTTTTTCTTTTGTATTACTGGTATTGGTATTACTAGTATTGGTATTACTGGTATTGGTATTACTGGTATTGGTAATTCTGTACAAGGCGATTCCCTTGAAATCGGATCCTTTCAACAAAATTGGATTATTGGTTAATGTCATGTTGTTGTTGCATTGGGATAGATTTGCGGAGAACAATCAATTTTTCAAATCAAGACTTTCGATTAATCCCAGAAAGAGAGGATGAGATTCCATTAATTTTGAGGTATATTCTGGATGATATTGAACTGCAATAAAGTATGGATGAAGATCTTGATCCAATTCAATCACTTCTGGAATATTATTTTGATCTTGACCAGTAATTAGAAAGCCATTTTCTTTAAATTTATGTTCATCAACTAACTGATGATCCAGATCATATCTATGACGATGTCTTTCTAGGATGCTTCCAGATCTCGATCCATACCTTTTCCAGGCAATTGAATCCTTTTTCAAATAAATTTCTTTGTTTCCCAATCTCATCGTTCCGCCCATTTTTTGAATGGCTGGATCTAGAATTTTGATAAGTTGATTGCTGGTATCAATGGTGGGATGAAATTCTTCTGATGTCATTTTGGGAAGCCCTAAAACATTTTGAGCAAATTCAATCGAAGCCAATTGCATTCCAAAGCAGATTCCTAGGAAGGGGATTTGATGATTTCTGGCTACTCGAATGGCTTCCATCTTAAATTCAGTTCCATCTTCTCCAAATCCCCCAGGAACAATCAAACAAGTGTTTTTAACTAGTAAATGATCTTGAAGATCTTGGAGAGTCACACTTCGTGAGTTAATCCAAACTATCTCTGTTTGTGTTTCTAGGTGATACCCGGCAATCTTAATTGCTTCTACCAAAGACTTATAGGCATCATCATAAGGAACGTATTTTCCAACGATAACCACTCTAACAACCTTGTTCGATGCTTTAGTTTTTCTGATTGATTCCTCTAGAGAAATCCATTTTTCCAGGTTTGGAATTGGATTGACTGGGCTAATCTTCAATCGTTCAAAGATTACTTCAGCGATTTTCTCGTGATGAAGCTGCGATGGCATTTGATAAATACTATCTAGATCAGGTGATTCAACAACAGCTTTGAATTGAACATTACAAAATCCAGCAATCTTCTTCTTTAAATTATTGGTTAAGCGCCCACCAGACTGTGTTCGACAAACTAGAATGTCTGGTGGAGTTAATCCTAAAGACATTAGTTCTTTGACTGAATGCTGGGTCGGTTTTGTTTTGAGTTCTTTGGCCTTTTCTAGGTATGGAATCAAAGACAAATGAATCAATAAGGTATTTTCGGGATATTCCTGTCGCAATTGGCGAATACTTTCTAGGAACCACATACTTTCTAGGTCACCAATAGTTCCTCCAACTTCAATTAAAATAAAATCATATTTATCCTGATCTTTAAGAATGACCTTCTTAATGTGATCAGTTAAGTGGGGTACTACTTGAACAGTTTGTCCTAGATACTCCCCATTTCTTTCCTTTTCAAAAACTTGAGAAAAGATTTGCCCAGAGGTGTAATTATTATCAGTAGTCATTTCAATTCCAGTAAACCTTTCATAATATCCCAAATCCAAATCTGTTTCCTTACCATCTTTGGTGACAAAGACTTCACCGTGCTGATAAGGGCTCATTGTTCCTGGATCTAAATTTAAGTAGGGATCCATTTTCATGATTTTGATATTGTCATACCCATAGGATTTAAGTAATGCACCTAGGGAGGCCGTAATAATTCCCTTTCCCAATGATGATACGACTCCACCAGTGATGATAATAATTTTTGTAGTTTTCATAACTTTATTCAATCTTAAGAAAAAGTTCTAAAATCAATTTTTAAATAAAAAAAGTTTTAAAAAGTGTTAAAGTTTTGAACCTAATGTTGAACCTAATACTCCCGAGCAGTATTCTCTAAATCAGTATGTCTAATCTGGACTCTTCTCCAATCAAAATGTCTAACACGAACTCCTCCGGCCTGATACTTTAGAAATGGCATGTAATCTATGTAAGTATAAAAGTTGAATAGACAACAATTCTTATTCTCAATATTATAAAAAGTTCGAATGCCCGTTCTGCTTGTGTCGGGCAATTTAATAGTATGATCACGTAATTCAACAATTTTAGGTTGAATTTTAAAATTTCTGATTAGAACATATCCCCCTAAAGCTGTTGCAGTTATTCCTTTAATTAATTTGAGCATCTGATATTTAATAAAAAAATAAATGGATTTAAAATTCAATTTTTTTGAACATCTTCAGTTTAATCTGAGTCAGAATCAGAATCAGAGTCAGACATAGCCAAAGCAGCAAAAGGATTTCGCGGAGGTTGTTTCTTTTCTTCCTTAACCACCGCCATTGTTTTTCCTTCTTTTGGATCTCGGTGATCATACTGACTCCAAAAATGATGTTGGATCATTGTGACGTATTTGGATGGGATCAAGTTAAAATCCAAAACTTGTTCATTGATTAGGTGTTGATTATTTTCAACTAGTTTTCCATCAGTGTCAGATCCAGTGTCAGATCCATTCCTAGTGCCAGCCACCAACCAGGTGAAAAACTTCTCCAAATTCTCAACACAATACTGTTGTTCGGCTCGTGTTAGACGCCTATATTCTCCGATTGGTTCTAGCTCTTCGGAATCCTCTTCGAACCGAATGCCTAAGAATTCTTTTAATTTATCAACTCTGAACCGCAATGCCGGTACGCGATTAGATAATCGACCCCCGATGATGCTATACCAAAGATTTTCTTTTCCAGATGGGAAGAATTTTGAAGTTTCTTCCTCTCCCAAGACATTAACAACTTGGACATTTGGTGAAATTAACTGATAAAAATCGGAATCGTTAGAGATAATTTGAATGCGATCATTGGGATACTTTTTAAGGATTGATTTGGTGATGATGGCAATGATGTCATCAGCCTCAAAATCAGGAATTCTGAAGTAAGTGTATTTTTCTCTTTCAAAAAAGGTTAGTAGTCCTTCCGAAAATATTTTATTCCAGACGGGACCTTGCCGATAACTGTAGAATTCGTTTTGAAATTTTTGAGCCCAGTTAGGCCAAACTTCGGCTCTCCAAATCCAATCAGTGTTTTCAGATTGGATATCATCAGTCATTAGGATTACCCTGTTTGGATTTGCCCGCTGAATTGAAATTAGCTTTTTAATTCTGCTTTGAATCTGACGTTTCAGTTCGGCTAGAAACTTAATATCGTCCTCCCATTGATATCCTTGATGATATGTTTCGGGGTCTATCTTACGATGGTATGATTGTAAACCAACATATTGCCTTCTAAAAATATGGTCTAGATCCATGACTAGCCACAACATGGACTTTCGGTGTTGATTACGTTTCTTTTTCATTTGAAATGATGACATTGTAATATTAACTAAAATATATTTTACAAATCAATTTTGTATTTTAAGGTCGGACTTAAGACTTTTAATTAGAATTTTTTTTATTAGATTTTTTTCTTTGTCTATTTTATAAGGTCTTAAAAATGACTGAAGTTGTTGTTGACGCTAAAGAACTCTGCCGCAAGGCTGTCACTTATATTGTTGAAGGTTTGGTCGTAGCCATTGCTGCCTTCGCACTACCCAAGAAAAAGTTAGATTTAGAAGAAGTTATCATGATTGCCTGTGTAGCTGCTTCTACCTTCGCCCTGATCGATCTTTTCGGTCGCCGTAATGATCAAGGGGTTAACCTCATGGCCGACTGGGCTAGATCTGGAGCTGGTCTCGGTATCGGTGCCAAGATGGTTGGATTCCCCAACTAAACTTAGAACCCATCTAGGATTCATCTAGAACCAATCTAGAACCAATCTCCCTTTTCATATAAAATTGAACCTTTTTGTATTTTATTCATCGGTTATCAAGAATGTTTTCACCTCTTGACGATCGTTACCAAGAAACTTTAAAACCGCTTAGGCCTTATGTTGGCGAGCGCAGTTTTATGAAATACCGTCTTAAAGTTGAAATTGATTATTTCTGCTGGATTGGAAAAGATAAAATTTCAGATCCAGTTAAAACTTTTTTAAAAGATCTTTTGGAAAAATTTGATGAAGCAGAGTTTTTAGAGATTAAGAAAATCGAAAAAAAAACTAAACATGATGTCAAAGCGGTTGAATATTTCCTTCGAGAAAAACTCAAACCATTCAGCTTAGATTCCAAGATCACTGAATTAATTCATTTTGGATTAACTTCCCAAGACATCAATACCTCTGCAATTGCTCTTCAAATCAGTGATCTTTTGCGAATTCTCTACCTCAAACAAATCAAATTTCTCAAGGCTCTTGAAAAACTAGCTACTGATCACATGAATTTACCTCTCTTGGCTCGAACACATGGTCAACCAGCTGTTCCAACCACTTTGGGCAAAGAACTAATGGTTTATGTTAAGAGACTTGAATATCAGTTTAAATTTATGGATTCTAAAAATGGTATCCCTACAAAATTCGGTGGAGCAGTTGGAAATCTAAATGCTCATTACCTAACTGATCCCCAGAAGGATTGGCATAAGGATTTTGATAATTTTATTGCTGATATGAGCAACGGTCTCCTATCTAGGGTACGTTCAACAACTCAAATTCTACCATATGATTACTGGAATTGGATTTTTGATTATTTGAAAAACACTCATTTAGTTTTAGAGGATTTTTGTCAAGACATCTGGCTTTACATTTCACTTGATTACTTTACTCAAGAAGTTTCCGCTGATCAAGTTGGCTCATCCGCCATGCCTCAGAAAATTAATCCAATTGATTTTGAAAATGCCGAAGGAAACTCTCAGTTAGTTGAAATGTGGGCCTCCTTTTTGTCCAGGAAACTACCAGTTTCTCGACTTCAAAGAGATTTGACCGATTCGACAGTTCTTCGAAATATTTATCAACCCTTTGGATATTCTTATTTGGCTTTAGATTCTCTGCTGAAAGGCCTTTCGAAACTTTCAGTCAATAAAGATAAAATTATCAAAGATCTTGAGGATCATCCCACCATCCTATCAGAAGCTTTTCAGATTATTCTTCGCCAAGCTGGAATTAAAGATGCTTATAATATTTTACGCAAACTCACTCAAGGACATCCAGAATTGAGCCTTCAGAACATCAAGGATCAACTTCTTGTCTATTTACCCAACCTCGATGATAAAGTTAAAGAAAAAATTAAAAATCTTACTTATTCGAATTATTTAGGATCAATCTAGTATGAATCTAGTATGAATCTAGTAAAAAAATAATTGAGTTTTAAGTTTTTAAGTTTTTAAGTTTTTTTTAAAGTGGTCTAGGCTGAAAAATTATTATATTCTTTCATGAAATCAGGTGTGAAAGGTTCCAGGGGGTCTTCTGACTGGTAAGAGCTGAGGGTGTCGTCTGAAACGTATGAAGCGGGTGAGTCGACAACGCCGTCGTCATCCAGATTGGGAAGTGGTAGTGGAACTACATTGAGTGCATTGGGAAGCAGTAGCGGAACTACATTGAGCGGATCTGCATTGGGAAGGTCCAACGGAACTACAGCAACATCCAAATTAGGTTGCAGGAGAGGCATGTTGGTAGCGGCATACATGGGAGGAACTGGGTTGCGCAAAGTATCCAGCATAGCTTCGATCTCCACATCTGATTGAAGATTTGCGTCATGGTATTCTGTGAGCTGCCGCTGAAGATCCTGAATATGTTGTTGGGCTGCCTCGGCAGAACACTCTTGAAGATCTCGAGCTTCGATGGCCAACATGTGTTCATTCCACCAGTCATACGTTTGACACCCCTTGGAATAATAAGTTTGAAGGACTTCAATCGGCAAAATAGTAGTGGGTTTCAGCCGCTGTTGAATGAGATCAATAGTCATATTTTGTACCATCCCGTGGTCAAACGAAGTCAGATTTTTCAGAACGTTCAAAGTGATTCGACTTCCAAAAATAGCAGAACTTTTGCTAAGACAGAGATAGGGTGTCGAGTTGACATCGGTTGAAAAATGAGTCACCTGGCATGTACCATCATCAAGCCCAACCAAATTTTGAAATCGAGATATAATAGCTTCATCTGATTCTTGGTCCGAAATCTGAGTTTGACCTTGATAAACTTGAATCATATTCTGATCATGAAAATCGTAGGCTGTCAGGATGAGGGAACGAACAGTTGAGGAAAAGCCAAACCCAAGATTTTGCATACCAACTGATTGGTCAAAATTTTCAAGGGTTGCGACAATAATTGCCCCTGGTAGAGACAGCAAGTGCGAGCTATTGCTAGTGGTGCAGGACATAGTTGATATGTTAGTTAATATTGCTTGTTATGGAGTTGATAAATCAATTTTATTAGACAAAATTCTTAGCTAAAAATGTTTGTTTTCATAGTTAATTTCTCCTAATTTATTCTTCCCAAAACTGATCCATTTCATTAACAGTTTCCTCTGAGGTTGAAACAAAGTAGATCTTTTTGAATTTTTTATGCAAAGGATTCTCCTGAAAACGACCCATCATATCAGGCAAATTACCTCCAAATACTCCACATCCCCAAGGACCTAGAACAAGATTATCACAACCATTGATCAAAGCAATTTGATAAACCCGGTTGATCCTTTCTTTCATGACTTGATCGTATTTTTCTTTCGAAAACTTGGACTTTTCAGAATAACATTTATAGTTGGCGGCTGGCATACTAAGAATGTTTATCTTCAAGTGATCCGTCTCCAAATCATCAACTAAAGTTCCATCAGATTTCCGGAAGAGAGGGACCCCTGGAGAATAAATTGCATCAGATAGATAAAGACCATCACGAGGATTCTCTTGGTTCTTTTGGTACATCACTGCTCCAGATCCTTCAGTTTGACTCAAATAAAGACCCGAGGCAATTGATAAAGCTTCTTCTTGACCCCCAGATCCTTTTAGAAATCCTCCGCCTGGATTCTTGGCAGACGCAAAGTTAAGAACCATAATCCTTTTAAGTGGTTGCTTTTCTTCATCCTCTTCTTCATCTTCTTCATCTTCTTCATCTTCTTCCGAAAGAGCCCATAGAAATTCAACTGTTGTTTCGTGAACAAAGATAATTTCTAGATCTTCAGACTGATCTGGAAATTCATCCCAGTCTTGGTCAGCATCAATGCTTTTTTCTTCTGGATAATATTTTGTTTGAAGAATGTAGTGATTATTAAAGGTGTTTTGATCTAGTATGTCCTTGGTTTCAACAGCCCAAGCCCTTCTAGTAGATCGACTAAAATTATATTCGGAATCTTCAGCAGGTTTATCAAAAACCCTTTCGCTTCTCCGATCTTTATTTGTTCTAGGAATGTGCTTACCATTTTTAAAACGGTTAGCCTTTTTATCTCGCCGGACATCACGTCGCGTATCACGGCCAAAATCAGAATCGTAGTTCATCTTTTTAAACTATTGACGTTTAAAATAAATCAATTTTTAAGCATACCAAAAAAAGCTAAAAATAAAGATAAAATAAAATAAAATAAAAATAAAATTATAAATTAAGCTTTTAAGCTTTTAAATGTTCTAAAGCGGCGTTGAGAACTTCTCTTCGCTTAAGGCACAGAATCTTTTGGGCTTTTTCAATTGAGCACCAATAAACTTTTTCCAATTCCAAAGGATTAAAAGTAATTTTTTTTTGTTCAAGCTTGGTCGAATTCAGAACACCGATAAAGTAGTAGATTGAAGAACCTCGAGATGATTTCCTTTCACCAATCACGATCTCATTATGATAATATTCATCTGGTGAATAACCAGATTCTTCCATTACCTCTCGGTGGGCAGTTTCGATTAATGTTTCTCCTTTTTCTCTTTTTCCTTTTGTAAAGCCGATATTTCCTGAAGATGTTTCAGCAATCAGAACTTTAGTCTGAGCGTGATTAAAGAGAACAACACCACCGCAATACCAAAATGAAGTAAAATTAGAGTCGAATGTATATGTGGTCATACGTATTTTTATATATTAAAAAGTGTTATATTGCTTTGTCTGGTTTAAGACTAACTTGCGTTCTTTAAACCAATATAAATTTCTAATCAATTTTTAAATATCTCGATGGAAGACGCAAAACTTGCAATTCTTACTGATGCTAAGCAGGAATATAGTCATCATTTATCAAATGTCCTGAAAACTCCCTTATACAAAGGGATCAAATCACTTTATGAGGAAGCCAGCAAAACATGCCAAACTGAATCTCGCCCAGAAGAAGTTTTAAGTGAATTTCAGAATCTCCTTTCCCAAGTTCGTCTTTGGAGTCAAGAAATGATTGACCGAGAATATGAGCGTATTTCTCAGGATAGTCAATGTGATTTCATTAAAGAATTAGTCACAGCTGTCTTTATGAGTCATACTCAAATTCTTCAATTTATCCGATCTAGCCCGAGCGAAAAAAAGCAAACTAAGTTAGATATCCCAAAGCCAGAGCATTTTATTCACAAATGTTACATTAATAGTGCTCGTGAATTTTGGAAAGATCCAATCTGGTATTATGAAAATGATACTATTAGTCCGAATGAATTAAAGAAAAATATCAGAGAAGCAGAAAGTATTATTTACAACTGCATTAACGATACTATTCGTCAATTACTGCCTTTTCGGCACATCCTAAAAACATATCTTCGTGATGCCTACAACGAGGAAGAGCTAGACCAAGAAGAGAAAAATGAACCAATGACACAAGGATTTAGCAAAACCTATCAAAACAATCTTCGGGAAATCATCAAGAATGAGATCGCTAACTACACAACAACCAAAGAAAGCTCCGAATCTGAAATTAGAGATTTGATTGATCAAGAACTAAAACAAAGTGATGATGAAATTGAAATTGCCGAAACCTCACCAAAAACATTAACTGATAAAATTAATATTGAACTCAAGGAACAAAAAATGCAAGCCGAGAAAGATTTGGCCGATAACTTAATGTCCCAAGATCTTAAAGATCTAGTTGCTAAAGGTCTAGGTGAAGCAGACTTAAAAGTAGAAGATCTCAAGGTGGAAGATCTCAAGGTGGAAGACTTCAAGGTTGAAGAGCTTGATGTCGAAGACCTCAAAGATATCAAAAACCTTAATGAAGTAGAACAGGTTGCTGAAGATTTTGTAGAGTCTGTGCCGGATATTTCTTTGGAGGAAATGATATCCCTAGCTGGAAAAGATTCTGAAACTGAAGACGAAGAATCTGAAATAGACTTGGAGATTGATCTTGAAGAAGTTAAAACTCCCCAGCCTGGTGATGCCATATCTTTTGATTTTAATGAGGTTAACCTAGCTGATTCTAAATCAAAGGAACCAGTCAAGGAAGTAGCAGCGGTCAATGAACCGGTCAAGGAAGTAGCAGCAGTCAAAGAAGTAGCAGTCAGGGAAGTAGTTCTAGCCGAAAAAGAGACTAAACCAGTTCAAAAAGTTGAAGCTGAAACTCAAGTAGAATCTCAAGTAGAATCCCTAGCTGAATCCCAAGTTAAAACTGTTGATGTTGAATCGGGCGAAACTAAAAAAGATGATAAAATGCAAAATTTAGTTGTTGAAAAGCAAAACCCAATCAAAGAAAACCCAATCAAGTTAAACCCTCTCAGAGAAAACCCTCTTAAAGAAAACCCTCTTAAAGAAAACCCTCTTAAAGAAAACCCTCTTAAAGAAAACCCTCTTGATAACGTCACTGATCTCCCAACTAATGAAGTGTTTGACCCCAATTTTGATCTTGATGGTGAAGTAAACTTATGGGATGATATTGCTTTAAAGGCTTCTAAACCAGAACCTGAACCAGAAGCCAAGATTGAACTTGAAAATAAGTCGGATGAGATTGGTCCTAAGCGATTTAAGTTCTTTAGTAGAACCTAAAAATTGAAGATGATTGACTATAATTAATTAGTTCATACTATGTCTAGCAACCAATCCACAAAACCTATTCTTGTTGGGAGCCGAGCAGTAGGCCTTCACACAAAAGATTCTGATTATGACATAATTTCTCCATATATTACTCGAAATACTAACAATTGGAAAAGTTGGTTTGCTGATAAACCAGACCCTCCAATTGACTTTTTCCGACGTGATTATGATCTAGAGCTGATGGTGCATTTGAATTCTGTGCCTGATGTAAAAATTCAAAAAGTTTTAGATTTTCATTGTATCATTGCACCAAAAGAAATAGTTGCAATGATGTTACTTTCATCAATTATCCGAATTGTACCTCAGTTTGACAATCATGATGAAAATGTGCAAGTTTGGTTGAGTCGAGTTGATAAATACAACAAGTTGCGATCAATGATCGATTCCAAGAAATTTGATTATGACATTCTAGTTGACGAAGACAGTTTTCTGTATCAGCAATATCATACCCGGGTTGATGATAAATTTAAGAGGTATGGTGACACGCTGGTTACTTTACGAGAAAATGAGAATGTCTTTTTTAAGGATGGTGTTAAAAGGATTTATGACCATGATTATCTGCATGAAATTGTGGCTGAATTAAATCGCGGAGACACTACTTTAATCTTTCCTAAATTCAAAAATCCAGATAACCCCGAAGCCGGACTTGACCAGGCTCTTTTTGAGAAGGGTTGTCAAGAAGATAAAATTGCTATGGTTCAAGAAGAGATTTTAGCTTTGATTCTAGAAAGAAAAATCATTCCAGCTCTCCATCAGGAAAAAAAGTATGATCTAGAAAACTTTGATCGAGATGCCAATGACATTGCTTCTCATTTTGCGACAAATCTTTGCGGACAAGACTATCATTTTCTTCGGAAGTGGGTCCTGGATCATTTTACGATTTTGATGAATATTCAAGTTCCAGCTCGAACTCTAGTAGCTAGAGCGTATCAACTTTGCAATATTGAAATTGATGAGATAGATTTGAATCCAATTAGAATGTATTCTGGATTGACAGCAGAATCTTTGCGATTATACCGAGAATTAGCTGATCATCATGATTTAAATTTTCTAAAATCATCTGATGGTCAATGCAAGTTGATCCTTAATGGCCCTGAGACCGGAATGGGATATGATGAAAGTGGTGATAAATTTTGGATGGAGATTTCGATTGTTGATCGTGTTTGTATTTTCAAGCAAATCTATCTCGAAAAAGATGAAATCAATGATGGAATATGTCTCCGTGACAAGGTTATTTCAACCACCAAAAATCTGGTTACTTATTCCAGGGATCGAGTGACGGTTCGCCGAGTTCATCACCGAGGTTATTATGATAGTTATGATAGCGAGGCTAGCTATGATGAGGATATTGAAACTGATTTACATCGATCAGAAACAACAGAATGTATTAAGAAAAAAAAACGGGTTTCGTATTACTTAAATTCATACGGTTCAATTAAGAAATTTACTCTATGTGAAAGAATTGCTAAATATCTTCTAAAGTCTTAGACCTCGCGAAGATTGATGCCATGGTGAAATACAAGAATTTTTGTCAGCTAGGCTCTCAATGAATGAAGATCCATCACGTGGCATATAACTATTCATATTATAAGTTTTTTCTTGATCTTTCAGTTTCAAATTGGTATATGATTTATCAACCGTGGTGTATCCATACCGTTGCAACTGTTTATGCAACAGTGTAGTAGTAATTTTAATATGCAATGACATATCAATTAAATCCAAGTAAGCACGGAAAGCATCATTTACATCACCTCTGAGAGTTGATTTCCCACTGACTTTGTAGCAATTTTGATTAATGAATTTGACGATTAAACGTTCTGTTTGATCTTTTTGGATCATATCAATACCTATTTTAATGATGCTGCTGGTTCCAGATACATTCAGAAATTCTTTGATTTTAGTAATTATATCTTCTAACTGCTTCGAGGTAGTTAATTCTCCAACCAATTTCATTTGGATTTTCAATAAATCTTCAACATCATCCCGGTTTGGAATTAAATAAATCATTTGAAACTCCAGTTCTGGGAACCATTCACTATGAGCAATCCATTGACTAATATCAGGCGCCATTAAAACTAAATTTTTATTTTTTAACTTAAATTTAACTAATGAAATTTGGAACTCTCTCGATGAATCTAAAGAATAGATCAATGGATTATATCCTTTATCCGTCTCTGTAATATTGCGGAAATCGCTATATCCTTTATTAGTTGCACCACAAAGCTCATCATCCTCCCAAGGCCATGAAGCTGGAGAAAGATATGAATGGCCACTGCGGTGATTACAATCTAATGGACCTGGGTGATCAGTCACTTGAAATTTTAAGGTTGATTTTTCTTCTTCTGAAGCGCCAAACTTAAAATTTTCTCGTTCCTTGAGCATTTCATCAAATGTTTTACGGGAAGATATTCCAGACTTGGATTTGCCTGAACCAAATCCTAAATCTTTAATTGGTTGTTCGAGAGGTTTTACAATCTTCTCTTCAGAAAAATTGCAATGATCAATAGAATATCCAAGGAGAGTACTTTTTGGGATACAGTCTTCTGGGGTGATGCGTTTGGAATAAGCACCTTTCAGATGATGCTTGTAAGGACCTTTAGGAAGAGCGTGTTTAAGGGGAGTGCGTTTAGGAGGAGCAACCACAGGGAATTGTGAAAATATTTCTTCGATTGATGAAGACCCTGGTGCAAGCTCTGATCTATATTTAAATATGGGTTCAGATGGAAGTAACTCAGATAACTTAAGTGTAGACTTAGGTTCAGACTTAGGTTCAGGCTTAGGTGAGGGGAATTTTTCATCTGCTACAGATGTCACAAAATTAGTGATTCCTTTTACCAAACTGGAGAGAAAGTCTCCATGTACTTGAGGTGTTGCACTTCCTTCTTTGGTTAAATCAATCGTGTTCTTAATAAAACCCTCAGCTAATTTACAACATTCAGAAAAATCATTGTTGCCATCCTTCATTTTGCCTATTAACTTGTCAAATGAAGAAAGGTCTTTGATTGGTTCCTTTTCAAGCTCAATTTCTAACAAAGATTCGTCAGATTCAAGCTTTGATCTAGCATTGCTGGTTTCTGAAGATTCTAATTCAATGATTTTAACTGAAAGATCTTCTTCATCTCCTTCTTCATCTCCTTCTTCATCTCCTTCATCAGTTTCAACTAAATCATAAGATCCGACAGATCCAACAGATTCAGTTTCAGATTCTACTCCAAAATCTTCTTCAAAATCGTCTTTTCGTTCTTCAAAGACTGAGGCTGGTTCTTCTCGGATTGATTCTTCTAGGATTGGTTCTTCTTGATTGATATTTTTAATTTTATTTTCTAGGTTACTCATCTGGCTAACTAGTTGATTGACTGATTCAATTAAGGTTTCTAGATTATCAAAAGATCCAGGATAGTGATAGAATTTTTCAATCTTAAGATTGCTATCTTTGGGTAAATTTTCTAAAAATTGTCCCATTAAATCACCATTTTTAACTGGGAATGATTTAATTTCAAAATTGGCTTCTTGGTCGATTCCAAGATTTTGAAAAGCGGAGTATAACTCTTGGTGAGTTTTCAGGATAGTTTCCTGTGAGTCCTGATTAATGAGAACTTTAAGTTGATCTTCGCCATAGAGAGGCGACTTAATCAGGTGGACTAGATAGTTTTGAGACATTTTTAATTGCATTGGTTTAAAAATGTAAGTGTGTTTGTTTAGGTTGATAATAAAAATGAAGAACTTCAATAAAAAATTTAAACGCAGGTGAAAATATTTAATAAGGATTAGGCATTCAAACCAGAAACTTTTTGATTTTGGTGAGATGAGCAAAAGTATTTACCATAAACGGGGCGATTTTTACACATCTGTAGTCTGGGTGTTAAAGCATGACAATAATTTGTCATATCCTGAGGTCGATCGATATCCATGTAGATGATGGAATCAAAAGCTGCTCGATCTTTAACTTTCATGGTGTTGGTCCAAAATTCGTGTTCACAATAATTGCAAATGGTTCTATAATGTTGTTTTAATTCGACAGGTGTTAAAGAATTAATTGTTTGCCCTGGTTTTAATTCTTTAATTTTATAGCATGATCCAGAAGAAATTAAGTTTTGTGATTGGCTTCTATGTGATGCATTTTCAGATAATGCATTTTCAGATAATGCATTTTCAGATAATAAGTTTCGGGCATGAAGTCCAAATTCATTAAAATAAAGTTCACATTGATCTGGACATTTTCCGTAATGTGATGATCCTGGTAAAGGTTGACAGATTACTTTTTGATGATCTTGATATATTCTTGCCACGACTTGGTAAGCTTCTTCAACTACTGCTTTATGTGCCATTAAAATTGATTTTAACATTGTCTAATTTATCAAGTTAATTTCAATTTTTTAACTTAGTTATTCAGATTATAGAACTATTAAGTATGTCAGAAATGCCAATTCCTTATTTTTCTTCAGGTCCATGTCGGAAATATCATACGTTTGATTCCACATCCTACCCCAACGCTTTATTGCATCGCTCAAGACAAGCGAACGATTGTAAAGAAGTTCTCATCAGGACAATTCAATTAACCAAAGAAGCACTAAATTTACCAGATGGGTACGAAATTATGATTACACAAGGAAGTGATACCGGAGCAATTGAAACTGCTTTTTGGAATTTACTTACTCAAAACGGAACCACTGTTTTGTCATGGAGCAATTTTGGAAAGAAATGGAAAAATGATTTAAGCCAGCAGCTCAAACTAGAGAATCTCGAAAGTCATCAATTGGATTATCAAAACATGACTTATCAAGATTTGGTTGACCTGGGAAAGGAAATACCTTCTCAAAATGATCTAGTTTTTGTTTGGAATGCCACAACCGTTGGAGTTTGTGTGCCAGACCTGGAATGGTTACCGAGATCTCATCAGGGATTAGTCATTGTTGATGGAACATCAATTGTTTTTGCTAAAGATCTTCCCTGGGAACGATTGGATACAGTTAGTTTTAGTTGGCAAAAAGTCCTGGGAGGAGAAGCCGGCATAGGTATGTTGGTTTTAAGTCCCAAAGCACTTCAAAGATTGGAAACATATACTCCACAATGGCCCGTTCCCAATTTGTTGAATTTAAAAGATTCTAGAGGAAGATTCAATCAAAGTTTAATTACCAATAACACCACTAATACAATTAGTTTTCTCTTAATTGATGATTATTTACAAGCCTTAGAGTGGTGGAATAATGCGTATGGTACCTCCCAAAATGCATACAACTATCTTCAAGAGAAATTAAATTGGATTGATAACTGGTTAACCACCATCAAAGATCCTAAAAAGTTAGAATACTTAATCAAAGATCCCAAACTTAGATCTCCTACTGGAGTAACTTTCTTGACTGACCTGACCGAAGATCAATTGGAGCAGATGCACCATTATTTTGAGACACAAATGATCGCTCTAGATATTAAGTCCCATCCGTCGACCGGAAAAGGAGTACGAATATGGGTTGGACCAACAGTATCTTTCGATGATCTTAAAATCCTCTTTAAAAATTTAAGTAATTATCTTTTCCCACCAAAAAAAAATTGAATGTCAAAAATAAAAGTTAAAAGGACGCTCCTACTTAATTATTTACCTTAATTAACAGTTATGCGTGTTATTTACGACAAAAATATTATTACTGTTGAGAAATCAACAATTCTCGAAAAGTATCCTGCTTTTCTGAATCCAAAAATGAATTTAAATACGAATTTAAATTCAAAATCCAAAAAAAACACAAGGGAAATCACAATTAATATTCAGTCTTTAGTTGACCAGGTTGACTGGGTTTACAACAAAAGAAGTGGTTTATCATCTCATCTGAATGGTCAAAAACTAATTCCTCTAATTCATGGTGGATCTAGAAATTTTGATAAATTAGTCTTGCTTTTAAATTTAGCTCGATTTAATTTGAAATTTGGAAGCAATGAGATTGTTCAACAAATTTTGAAAAAGATCAAGAACTATTTCCAGGAGACTTCACCCAGCCTATCCAAATCCCAAAAGACTAACTCTAACTCAAACTCAAACCCTAACTCTAAAGAGTTACTTAAAGGAACTAGATTGCGAGGTGCTCTGTTAAAAGATATCCAAGTTCTCTGGCTTTTTCCAGAATTTATGAATGATGATTCATCAGAATCGGAAAAAACTCAAGAAGATACAAGTTTAGATTGTTGTTTTAGAGATCTAGCTGCTACAATATATGAATCAGTTGTAAAACATAATAGGAATACGCCTAATAGGTGTACTTTCATGAAACATATTTTATGTGCCATTAATTATTCTAAAAAACTTCAGCAGATGGTCACTTCAGAAATGTTAGTCAAAATCATGGAAAAAATCTTAGAAGAACAAGTCAAGGCTAACCCTGATTCAAACTACCTGTGCGATGTCCATTACCTAGATTTGATTCACCAACAACCATCCATTTTAAAAACATTTCCATTGCAATCGGAATTAGGTTTCGTTGATTCAGATCAACAAATTACCTTTAATTTGAGGACTTTGCAAAAACGAATCATTACATATTCTGGAAACATCCTAAATCCCAGTTTTCCTTTTGATGATTCAGCCTTTATAATTGCCGGTGGATTTCCAACCAATGTCATTTGTGGATTGAAATCAATTTACACTGATTTAGACTTTTACATTTACAAAGATTTCAATGAAACTTGTCAAAAAATCATTGACCATCTGTCAAAGACTTACACAGTTGAATTAACTTCAAATTCATGTATCATAAATGTTATTCTGGTCGGAAGCAAGATGAATCTCCAATTGATTAATACCAAAGAAGTTGGTCAAGAGGTTATCAACAAGTTTGATTTATCTTATTCCCAAGCGATGATTTCAAGCTGGGATAAGATTGAAATTACTCTTGCTGCTTACAAGGCTTACTTGACTGGTCAATTCGAGATTAATTCTAGTGTTAGAATCAACCCCTCTCGAATTTTAAAGGCTTATGTGAAAGGATTTCAAATTAATGATCATTCCATTCGCAAAGCTAGCGGAACCAAGATTGATGATGATGCCAAAGAAATCCTGAATGAGTTAAAAGGACTCAAGGATCAGGATATCAGCCGAGTTCTTAAAAAACATTTACTCAAAGGATCAACCAACCATGAGATCTTAACCAAAGCAGTTTATCTTAAACCAAACATTTACGAGAAATTGGGAAAACATAACAGTAATATTCAAGAGCATCTTGAAAAGATAACTAAATTCAAGTACTTGAAACAGAAAGATATTCCAACCCAAACATTCAAACCACTTGAGATTTATGGATCAAAGTATCATGGCTATGGCTATGAGTCTGGAGATAATTCTCACACTTTAGATAAAGTAATTACCTTTGTTAAAGACGATAAGAACTGGAACAAAACCCTGCCGATTGAGTATTTTGACTTAAAAGCTCGTTACGCCACCAAACCTTACTCTAACGAAACAGAGGATTGCAAGTATACTTTCTCAACCGTCATTAGCCCCAAAGCTCTCTACCAAAATAACAACTCTTTTTTGGCCCTTTATGTCAGTCACCCGTTGATTAAACATATCAAGGAGATTGAAGAGAAAATTCAAAAAGATTTCGCTGATGAGCTAGGACCAAAGTGCCAGTTTAGATCGCGTCTTAGCTATCCATATAACCCAAATCAAAATACTGATCCTAATTATAAACCAGTAACAGTTAATATTGGAATCAAAACTTCCAGTTTTTACGAAATTGGAAAAGAAAGATTTGAAGTTAAAAAACGTGATCAATGTGATTTTTGCACAACCACACCAAATGAATCTTATTTTAAAGATTTCATTGAAGCACATCCAGACTCAGATAGAATTCAAATTAATTTGAGTCTGAGAAACTTATGGACGGATCGCAGCGGATATTCTTATGCAATCCAATTAAGTCCCAAAGTCTATTGTGTCAAATCTAAAGAAGAATCAATCTTTGATGAAGACGATGAAGATGAAGAGCCTATGCCTAAGAAAATTCTTAGAAAAAAGAGAGCTTTTAAGAAGATACTTGGAAAAACTCTTGAACCCATATCAGAAGAATCAGAAGATTCAGAAGACTCAGAAGACTCTGAATCTTAACCATATACAGAGATCTCCGTGGAATCATTACCAGAATTGACATATATAATATTTTCAACCTGTAAAGTTCCATGGTATTGATAACCCAACGGTTTAATTTGACTCAGTATTTCAGGCGAAACTCCTTTTGGATGAAGATAGTCTTTTTGATTGTAAATGCTTGTGGCAAAGGTCGTGTAAGATGGAACATTGTCAAATAAAATTACTAAATCCGTTCCAGCAATTTGGTGATTACTAAAATCAGATGATTTAGCTGTCTGAAGGCAATAGTTTATTTCAACTAACTTATTTGTTAATCCTTTCTGATAAAGTTTTTGGAAGAATTTAGACATATTATTTTTTTTTGAATTTAATGATTTCTGGTATTTGACAACGAATAGAATTTTAGTCAAATTATCTTTAATTGATAGCAAATGGTGAGCGACTTCTCGTTCCTTTTGGCCAGTAAAAATACCTAAGATGAGTTGATGTCCAACATCATTTTCTGATCCAGCTGACTTAATTTTATAAACTGGTTGCTCACCTCCCTCTACTTTTCGTCGGCAGCATGGACACTGAACTGAAACTTCGTCATAACCATATTTAGCTAATAAAGAGGATTCTAATTCTTTTTTGTGATCATCTTGTAAAATCTTGAGGCAGTCTGGACAAATAAAATGATTACATTCTAATTTTGCGAGATAGTAAGAATCAAAGCAAATTGGGCAAGTTTCATCGGATTCGATCTCTTCAATCCATTTTGGTTCAACAACACAATTGTTCAAATAGCATGTTTCAATATTTATATTTAATCCAAGGCTTTCGACAGTATTATAGAAAGCAATTCTTAATCCATCTGTTTGAACAATTTCTTCTTTCTCTTTTAAATTAAGTAAATCTTTTTCTTTGATCTGGTTCAATGGATTTTCTAGATAACACTTATGAAACTCGGATAAGAAAGGATAATTTAAATTCCATTTGGGAAGTTGATTAATTTGATCCAAAATTAGGAAAGGTTTCTTGGTTTGATCCCTCAAGTGGAAAAGTAATTTTTGATTGAGTTGATGAAGAGGATCCTTTCTCAGTCGGACCACATAAAGACATCCTTTCTGTTGTTTTAAATCACTTGGATTTTGGACCATAATTAGTTTGATTTTCTTTTCCGTTAAATAGTGAAATGAGTTTTTCCATTGACTCGGATTAAAAGTCAAAATAACACAACCTTTACCCAATTGATTAAAAAATTCTTCTTCTTCTGGATTGTTAAAGATATTCAGAATCATTTCAGATTTGTCACCAAGTGAGGAGAAAATTAGATTAGTGCTTGTGATAGTGCGAGATGGCAAAGTGTATTTATGATAAATGTGTGAATCAGTTAAAGAAAGATAATGATTGGTTTGGTTGTTTAGAAAATGAAAGGGTTGATATTTATTATGATCATAAACTTGAATGTGATGAGTACTTGCAAGAGACGCTTTTAATATCGCGACCATCTTAGTAAGTTCAGCTGAATCCGGCGTTCTTTCGGGATTAATTGAGGGCGTATGTTTATGATCTTTAAAAATATTGGTAAATACATCTAACGCACAGGGTTGAGTAAATTTGCTGTAACCATGAACTTTGAAGGTTTCTTTTTCTTCAGCTTGAAAAGTTAATTTGAAGCAATATTTATAAAGAATATCTGGAATCTTTCTTGGGGGCAAAGTTAGAAACTCACCAAACTTCTCTCTTGTTAGTAGAACTTCGAGACAAAAGCCATTGATCCTAATCTTAATGTCATTCAAAAGTTGATCAGATAGGGCCACATCAACAAACTCTTGATTTAGGGTTAAGTGGGTTCCTTTTTCTGAAAATTTGAATAGGATCAATTGGATTTTTTTCTTTTTTGATAAATCATCAACTGCTAGAATTCGATGATGGTACTTGGGATTTTTAAAGTTTTTGAGCTCTTTTGATTTCAGAATTAGGACCTGTGATGTGACGATCAGTTCAGTTGGAGCTGAAGTTTCATCAGAAATTGCGTTTGGATCTAATTGGATTTGATCCAAAAGTAGAAGATGATCATCTGCTTCGGGTGGCTTAATTTCAACCGGTTTAATCTCGGTTACTTGAAGTGTCTGAAACGGTGTGGGCAATGTTTCAGCTGTTTTAGGTGTTTCAGACAAGGGAAGTTTAATCAGAGGTATTTTAAAAACGTATTTTGATACTGTTCGTTTTTCAGTTTTAATTTTCATTTCTGGAGATATTCCTTTCAATATTTAACTATGGAATTGTTTTATACTTTAGTTTGATGCTTCTTGATTAGCAAGATCGAGAGAGATCAAAGATCAAAAAAAATAAAAGGTAAAGAAATGTTTGTTTTAATTAAAGTAATAAAGTAATGAGTTTGAATTATCAGAGTTATTTTGCTGGATGTTTAAGTGGGTTTGCGCAGACATTAGTTGGGCATCCACTGGATACTTTAAAGGTTTGGTCGCAAAATGGACAATTGCAGGGTGAAATGAAAGCATTAAGTTTTAGGTCTCTTTATTCCGGGGTTTCATATCCTTTATTGTCCGCTGGATTTTTGAATAGCATTAGTTTTGGTTTAGCCCACACGGCTCATAAATCTGGTTACTCGCATCTAAATTCTGGATTAATATCTGGTCTAGGTGTTGGTCTAGTGACAGCCCCGGTGGAATACTTCAAAATTCAAAATCAAACTCACCATTTATCTTTTAAACAAATTTTCAAAAACATTTCAATTCCTAAAATGGCTCTTGGTACCACCATCCTCAGGGAATGCAGCGCCTACGGAGTTTATTTTCCAACCTACTATCACCTCAAAGAACAAACCGGAAGTTTTGCCGCTGGAGGATTAGCTGGTATGGCCGCCTGGACTGTGTCATATCCCCTTGATACAATTAAAACGAGGCTTCAATCAGGAGACTTTAAGGATTGGCGATCTAGCCTAAAAGCTGGACAAATCTGGAAAGGTTATGGAGTTTGTATTGTTAGAGCGGGCCTAGTCAATGCTGTGGGATGGCTGGTTTATGAAAAATATCTTTCTCAGTCCAACAAAGATGATTGATCAGGTCCAAACGGATCTGGTGTGACAATATATTCCCAGCCAAGATCAAGACAGATCTTTTTCCAGATTTGATCAAAATAATATGATTTTTCAGCACTCTTTAAACAATGGATGTAAGGTAAATGTTCCCTTAACTTTGGATTCTTTAATCCGAGTAATTCAAAAAATTTGTAAAGAACTTGGTGATATGAAAGAAAACTCATCCGATTTGGAGGTTGATGTTTTTGAAATGGAATTTGGATCTGCTCAAACATTGAAATTAATTGTTCTCTAGTTTCATCGGAGATGGGCGGAGGAATGGTTCCCGTTAACTTGTAAATAATAGTTTGAATATTCTCATAATATTTATAATGACCTAGCTCCTTGAGAATACTTTTTAATGTAGCTGGTGTCAACTTAAAACTAGATGATTCAGTTTCTTTTTCTTTGATAGCGGCTTTAATTTCAATGTAAAGATCTTCAGGTAGTTGACAGGTTGCATGACTCTGATAATGATCAATCATCTCAGTGAAATGATTAATTCTTTTATATTGATATCGCGAACATTCAGAGGTGTTCATTTTAATGTTTTAGTTGGATCAACCTTATATTTTATTAGAAATATGAAGTTTGTTAAAGTACTTAAAGTGGATAAAAAGCAATTAAACACTTGCGATATATTCCCAACTAAGATCGGTGCAGATGTTTTCCCAGATCACATCTTGTTGATGCAATTTGTCTCGACTTTTCAAAAGGTTGAGGTAAGGAAGGTGTTCATCGAGTTCCAGTAATTCAAAAAATTTATAGAGAATATAGGAATATGATAAAAAGTTGCGGCGATCAGGAGGGCAATATTTAGCGAATGGGATTTGGATATCGTTAAACATTTCGATTAAGCGTTTTCTAGTTTTGCTTGTGATGGTTGGTGGTTTCAAACCTGTCAACTGATAAATAATGAACGGGATGTGTTCATAATACCGGTTTTGTTCGATCTTTTTGAGGATGCTTCTCAATTTGGTGTTGGTTAGATCAGTTGGTTTTGTAATTCTGTTTTTATCTAACTCTTGAAGAATTTCAATGTAAACATCTTCAGGTATTTCAGTAGTTTCACGACCTTGGTATTGGGACAATACCTCAATAAAGTGGTTACGTCTCTTGTAAGCAAAGTTGGTCATTTCTTTTGGTGCATCTCTGTATGATGGTTTGTCGGAATCGATCAGGATGAAATCAACGTAATAACAATTGGGACAAACTAATTTCCCTTCGTTTTGGTAGAGTTCACGGTCTGTTTCGCAGTAAGGACATTCATCATTTTCTGAGATTTTGTTTTCTTCTTCTGGGATAAAGTCATTGTCTATTTTGGCCATTACAAAATTGTAAATTTCCATTTTCGACATGTTTTCCCTTGGTTTGAGTTTTTCTGGAATAGATTCATGGATTTGTTCTTCTGGATCTATTTCTTGGTCGGTGCTTTTTGTTTTTGTTTTATATTGGTCAAATAAATCAAAAACGTCAGTACCTTTACCGAGTTTCTTTTTGTGTTTTTTCTTTGGTACCCCCTGGGCTTGTAGGTTGTCACGGTGGATATAGTATTGTGACATTACGTGGCCCACATCGAGAAGGTAATTTTCTTCGACTTTATTATTCTCTATTTTAGCAATTTGATCTTCAATGTCTGAAACTTTTAATTCAAGGCCCCGTTTTTGATCCATTAATTCGAAACGTAAAGCGTAATCATCATCTAGATTATCACCTTCTTTTTGTAATTTCTTTATTTGATCTTTAAGTTTTTGGATTTCTTTTTTTTTTTGTGGAATTGATTTGCGCATTTGTTGAAAAGTTTTGATTTGTGTTTGATGTATAGCGTCCAAAGTCAAACGTTGATCTTGGGAGATTTTATTTTTAGTTCGGACTTTGACAGTCATCTTTAAAAGACTAAAAAGGGGATAATTTAAAACCAATAAAAAAACTTTATATTCGTTATGGAAAATTAATTCAATAAAAATTAATTGAATTTAAACGTAAATTAAAAGTAATAAAATGAATACCTACTATGAATACTTACTATGAATACACACTAAAGTTTATTAAGAAAGCTTAGTGTGTAAATTCTGAAGAACATTTAGACAATTTCTCAACAAAACAACATTACCTGTATTTCCAGGATTATTTGCAAGATGTGTTAAAGGTACTGAATCATGATATCTTGCAGGGATTGGAGGTGGAACTGCAAAATAGTCAGTTGGAGCCCCCCCTGTCGCAATTTTTGGCGCAATACCCAGGGCGGGTCGGTTGATATGTTCATTAATACACTCATGTAATCCGGTTGCATTGGTCATACCATTAAATAATTGATCAAAATACGGTTTGTCTCTAGCTTGATCATACAACCTAAATCCATTATTCTTTAAATGATTAGACAAATTAGTTAAACCTTGAAGTTTATTGAGACATCCCATTATGTACCGGTCATGCATATCTTTTAAGAAAGTCATTGAATTTACAAATGGTTTGCCCGCTGGGTTACTCATGACACTAAAATCTAAAGGTGGATATGTTCCATTCGGGGGGGTGGCAAGAACAGTAGAACTAACTTTAACCGCACTGCCAGGAATGCCAACCACATCTTCTAGTGGGTTTTCATCATGTCCTCCTCCGCCTGGATTAACCGCTGCTAGAGTAGCATCATAATTTTTCAACCGAGTCTTATCAAATCGCAGTGTTACACTCCACTTTAATTCATTTTGCTTTGTCAAATATGTACCACTACCAGTCGTCATGTAATGAATTGTATAATTATTTTCAGTTTCTTCAATAAAAACCAAATAAGGTGCTTTCATCAGATGAAACAATGTTGGAAGATCCTTGTGAAATTTCAGTTGATTCCCACCTTCTTTCGCATCACCATAAACAGTCGCCTTGAGATTAGCTATATCTGACGTTGGCACTCTATTTTCTGAATATTTATGGGGTGTCTTGCGAGTGTCAAGCGGGGTCAATAAAGAATTTACATCATATTCGCCAAATTTAAGTGGGTTTGCAAACTTCAAATCATAAGCTTTTGTGTAATTATCTTTGGGTTTATCTTTGCATCGCAATTTCATATTAATTGCATTTCTAGGAGTGCTGTCATCAACAATATTAGATGTCAGTTCTCCTTTTTTCCCTTCTTTTAAAGATTGTCCATTATTGTCAGTAATATCTTTAATAGCTTTTTCATAGAAATTTTTAGCAACTTTAGAATTATACAGTTGATATGCTTTGATTGTTGCGTCTGATGATAATCCATGATCAATATTGTTGCTGTCCTTAATTTGTTCGTGCATAACGGATAATAACATTCCATAGTAGGATTGCTTGTTGTCCCCCATGGATTGCCAGTAAGGCTCTTTCAAAGATGAGTTTTCATTGTCAAATAAAAACATTCTCGCATCAACCTTATCCGTAGTTGTTTTTACGGAACCTGCATTAGCATGTAATGTCTTGCGAAAGGCTTCAGAAGAATAATATTGAATAATCAATAAATCATATAATAAAGAATCCTTGTAGATCGATTTACTAATTGCTTTAAGGGTTGGTATATCTTTTCTTAATTCAGTAAAATATTCATCCATCGTTTTACTTGGATCATGTCCAGTGACAATATATTCCCACACATTTTTACCTCCCAGTCTACCAGTCTTTTTCATCTTTGGATCATTAACCATTGCTTCAAAAGTAGTATTAAATGCTGTGGGAACAATTTGAGATAGGTCTTGATTAGTTATTCCCTTGAGTCCATCTAAACTAAACTTGTGAAACCCTCCAATTAATTTCCTGACCCGATCATCCGAAATTAAGGAGTGGATGTTCGTCTGAAATCCATCTGTGGCTCCTCCTCCAGCATTATTTTTCAATCCTGTTATCAGTGCCACCATTGGAATTATTAAAACTTTCAAGGATTGATACAAGGTTTCAATTGAATGAAATTGATAATGGGAAATACCATTGCTAAGAGGCACAGCTGGATCTAATGGATTTGAGTTGTATGCTGCTGGTAATGCAGGAGATATTGGATAAAAATCAGCTGCGGGTACAGTTGCAGGATCACATTCCACAATGCGGTGTAATCCATTTCTTACTAATTCTACCAGTTGATCAAACTTGAAAGTAGCCGGAGTTGCAGGATCTAAATCACCAGATGGAGTAAATTTAACGTGATCACCAGCATTAACCAGGATTGAAGCCAGTAAATCATAGCTATCTGCACCCAAGTAATAGTACAAGAATCTAGCCAGGACTTTTTCTATTAAGCACAGGGGACTCACTGTCATATCCAATGGAAGTTGAGGACTCAACGCAGCAAATTTTGGAGGACCACCATCAATAAGTGTTCCTTTGGATCCATCTGCGTATTTACCATTACCTTGCAATCCAGAAGGAATAATAACAACGACTACTTCTGTGTATCCTCCATCAGGTTCTGCGGCTTTTGCGGCGGCTTCGGCGGCGGCAGCGTCTTCGGCTGCTTTTGCGGCTGCTGCCGCGGCTGGGTCTAAGGAAGAAAGATTAAGATCACCAGCGTCGGGGAGTTTTAAAGAATTGGGGTCTAAGAAACTGGCATAACCCTTAGCCAAATTTTTGTGGGTAATCACTCTGGGAGGATTGTTAACAGTTGTCATATATGGTGTTAGACTAGCAAACTTGTGTCGGATTTGTTGATATTTGTTTGTTGGAACATAAAAAACTTTTCCACCCCCGGGTAAATCGGTTGTTTGATGAATCGAATTAAAAACAATTGTTTCAATCATCGCATCGATTGAAGGAACATTACGATCAGCTCCTCTTTTAATGATGTTTAACTCCGTAACATTAATTGGTTGATTTTGAAGAGTACCCAATTGAATACTTCCAGGCGATTTAGCTAAATCATCAAATTTTTGTTGTTGTTGTTTGAGGGCTCGTTCCCGATCATTGGCTTCTCTATCTTTTTGCTTCAACTCCATTAAGGCTTTTCTTTCTGCATCCTTAGCATCCTTAGCATCCTTTTCAGCTTGAGTCAAAGGAGTTGCAGGCGGTGTTCCATCACCAGGTACAACACCACCCGATTGAATGTTATTAAGTAATTCTTGTTCTAAATTATCGGACATTGTTTATATTTACCAAAGATTTTTTTAATATATTTTTAATTTAAAACATTCGTTTAAAAAAATAAATCTCTAAACCCTAGGAAAGGGTTAATTTAAATTTTCCGATAGGATTTTTACTTTTTATGGGGCTGTTTAGAATTTCAATAAATGCATATTAAAGGGATCAAAGTCAGTACAAACAAATTTAAGATCGTTTTTTATTTAGTTAAAAAATCGGAAAAAGAAGTCTTTTTTTCGTGAAATTTTTTTCTTCGCTAAGAATATAATTCTCTCAAACTCATGTCTGGAGGTTTAATGCAATTGGTCGCCTATGGCGCACAGGATATTTATCTTACAGGAAATGCTCAAATCACTTTCTTTAAGGTTGTGTATCGCCGTCATACTAACTTTTCGATGGAATCCATCGAACAAACCTTTAGCGGATCTGCCGATTTCGGCAAAAAGGTTACCGCTACTATCTCCCGTAACGGAGATTTAATTCACCGTGTGTACCTTCAAGTCACTCTTCCCCAAGTTGCTACCGCCGCTGCCGGCGCTGCATTCCGTTGGTTGAATTGGCTCGGACACGTTCTTGTCAAGAACGTTGAAGTTGAAATTGGTGGACAAAAGATTGACAAGCACTACGGTGATTGGCTTCATATCTGGAATGAATTGACCCAAACTCCCGGTCACCAAGCTGGTTACGCCAACATGGTCGGTAACGTCCCTCGTTTAACTCAAGTTATCTCTGGTAACGCTGGAACCATTGGTACCACCGCCGGATCTAACACTTGTGATGACACTGCCTGCATTCCCCAAACTACCTTATTCGTCCCTCTTCAATTTTGGTTTTGCCGTAACCCCGGTTTGGCTCTGCCTTTGATTGCTCTTCAATACCACGAGGTCAAGATTAATCTTGAATTCCGTGAAGTCTTGGACTGCATCTGGAAGAACGGTACTGTCACCAACCCCAGTCTAGTCTCGGCCTCACTCTGGGTTGATTACATCTACCTTGATACCGATGAACGTCGCCGATTCGCTCAAGTTTCTCACGAATACTTGATTGAACAGCTTCAATTCACCGGTGACGAATCTGTCACTTCGGCTAGCAACAAGATCAAGTTGAACTTCAACCACCCTGTCAAGGAGTTGGTTTGGGTTGTCCAACCTGATTCCAATGTTAACCGCACTGCCACTGACGCCGTTGGTGGACCTCAATGGTTCAATTACACCGATCGTGTCGACGAGACCTACTTCTCTGGTACTCCCCAAGATCCCCTTGGTGGAGGTATGGGAGGTGCTTCTCACCACTCTGGAAACTTCCCGTTCTCTCTCCCCATGACTGGTGGAGCCAGAACTGGTGTCTCCTCTCCTTCTGGTCTTCAGAACTTGATCAACGTTGCCAACTCTGGTGACGGTTCAGTTACTCAAGCCGGAGCCGGAGCCGGTGTCTCTAACGAAACCGGTATTGATGGATTAACCTTCAGCGATCTCTTGAACGCTGGTACCGCCACCGATGCCTGGAGAGTTCCCCTCCGTGTCTTCGACACTGGTCAGAACCCCGTCAGTGTTGCCAAGCTTCAACTTAACGGTCACGACCGTATGGCTGAACGCGAAGGTAGATACTTCAACTTGGTCCAACCCTACCAACATCACGAAAACGTCCCTGCCACTGGTATTAACGTGTACTCCTTCGCCCTCAAGCCTGAAGAACACCAACCCTCTGGTACTTGCAATTTCTCCCGTATTGATAACGCTACACTCCACCTTACTTTGACCGCTAACGCCGTTAAGGGAAGCAGAGCCTGCAAAGTCAGAATTTATGGGGTGAACTACAATGTTCTCCGTATCATGTCCGGGATGGGCGGTCTGGCCTACTCAAACTAAGGGGTTTATCTCCTGGTTGTATGCTAGTAATATTATTTGGTTTATTAAAAAAAATCTACTCCAAATGATAGCTTAAATACTAACATAACTTTTTTTTTGTATTATAAATTAAATTTTACCTAGAACTCTCTTGGTAATAAATAACAAAAAATTGATTTAGGGATTTTACATGATTTGTATATATCTCACTTAAAATATGAGTAAAACTAATAATTATATGCTTGATTACAATGGTAATGAACCTGAATCAATGCTCCACCCTCTAACAATCAAATTAATAGAGGAGACTGGATATGAACCATTTTATATGGTACAATTACCATGTCTAAACACATTTAAGATTAGCAAATCATCATTGGATAAAATTAAAAGAATTAATGATCCAACTTTAAAAATTACCTTTATACCATGCTGGTATAGAAGCAAAAATGGATATATTGTATGCATGTCAAAAACAAAAGAAAAGAAACTAATTTACATGCACAGATATCTTCTTGATCAACATGTCTATTCATCAAAAACTGATAAATCGGTTGATCATATGAACAGGGATCGCTGCGATAATAGATTAGAAAATTTAAGGCTTTGCACTCAGTCAGAGCAAAATCATAATAAAGATTCAAAACCAAAAAAAGTATCTTTCATTAAAGGTTTATCTGATGATCCAATCCAACTCCCCCAATATATTGAATATTTTAAAAAAGGTACTCTAAAATCTAACACAACAGGAAAAGAAACAATAACTCAAGCTCATTTCATAGTCGACAGTAGATATTTTAACTTCTCCCATCATGCTTCCAAAAGTTCTAAACTAACAATTAAAGAAAGATTAAAAGATGCGTTGTGTAAAAGATACAATGCGGTTATCAATTCAAAAATCAAATTTGAAAATATTTACATTGATGGGTTTCATTTTGATGATCAAGATGATTTTATGAAACACACTTTAGAACAAATTAATGTATATTGTGATATTCAAGCAGATAGCATTTCTTATGAAGCAACAAATAAAAATAACTATGATCCATCTAATGGCAAAATAGATGATAATCTCACTTTTCCTGATTCTGAAAATACTAAGCTAAATAAATCTAATTTACCAAAAAGAGTGAGGTATCAACCCACATCTGACAAAAGAGGATCTGCTTTAATTTATGAACAAAAAAATCCTAAAAAATTTACAGTTTCTTCTAGCTCTTCAAAGAAATTTACGCTTGATGAAAAATTGTCAGATCTATTAAAAAAGTTAAACAGTAAAAATATTAAACTAGAATGGATCAATAAACCTAGTTGTGTGACTGATAATGATTTGATTGTTAACAAAGCTAAAGACCCAGACAACATCGACTTTTTTCAGAAATGTCTCAAAGATGTTATTGCTGGCCATAATCAAAAAGAGAATATTTCAAGAGAATACAATGAGCTTGATGTTAAAATTATTCAAAAGTTAGATGGACAACTTATAATTAATAACTCGGTTACCGGAGATATTTTAGGAATTAGTGATGATAATGTTTCCAGAATTAGAAAGGGTAAATGGCGAACAACTTTAGAACTTGATAAAATAACTTCTCAAATTCTTGAAAGATCCGAATTTATTGAAGAATATAAATTAATAAAACTTGATATTATCAAAGAAGTTGATGTGCGAAAAGCTTTAAAAGTTCATGGAATAACTAGTTCCAACTCTAAAAATTGGAAAGTTACTGTTGATACTGTCATTAAGATGATTTTAGATAAAAAAGAATTGAGCTATCAACAAATTGCGAATAAATACAAAGATAAAGATGAAAACTCTTTAAAAGTAACAACCGTCCAAAATATGATTGGAGGAGGGCGAGCCTACTGGCTGACCAAAGATGATTTTGAGAATATTCACAATCTAACATATGATGATTATGTTAAAAAAAGAAAGGAAAATATTCATGCTGTTATGAATACAAAACTTCATACTAAACCAAAAATAGATGCTAAAAAAGATGATCAAGAAAATGATTCTGACACAAAGACAATTCAATACCCAACACGCCGCAAAGATAAACAAAACTTTACCAAAGATGAATTTAAACATGCTAAAACCACCTCCATCGGCAAAAGATCTAAGAGCTTAACAAGTGATATTTTACTTGAGATATATAGTCACAAGTTTAAAAAAGAATCAGATAACGATATTGCGAAATTGATATCTGATAAGCGCAATGTTACTCTTAAATTTAATAATGTCAAAGATGTTTGGAATGGAAATACGCAACTGTTTAATAGTGATTTTGAAAATGCGACCAATAAATATGGTTTAACTTTTCAAAAATATAATGAAACCTTTGATCAAAATGCAGGAGAAATTAAGAAAAAATTACGTCAAAAATCTAAATATGATGACTTAGTTGAGTCAATTAAAAAAGGAATTAGAAAGACCCCATTTATAACAAGTGAAAAAGCTCTAATTAAGCTTTTTCCAAAAGAATTTAGTGTTGAAAAATTAAGTGGAATGATTTATAATAATAAACGCAAATAGTTTAATAACCTATTGCTTCCACTCTGAAAGTTTTAATTGTGTTTCTATTTATTCCATATTTTTTTGCTAATTCAGACATTAGTGTATAATTATCTGCTTTGAAGATGTTTATTATTTCATCCTTTTGGGTTGGGGTATATGTTGCAGCAGTTCCCTTTTTCTGATTCAGTGATTCTGCATGAATAATTTTTTTATAATCTTCTTTTGTAAATTCATCTGTAAATTCAGAATCATAAATTTTAGTAATTCCTCTCCAAATTCTACCTACTTGTTCAAACTCGGTTAATTTAATTTTTGATGGTTCACGACCTTCAAAATTATTGAATTTCATCTCAAGAATATCCTTGGTTGTTTTTTTTCCTTTTAATTTGAGAATTTTAATTAGTTCAGATGTTGGCAAAATTCGGGTGGCATATTTAATTCCTTGTTTTTCTTGAGGTCTTCTTTTCCCAGTATTAACTGGTTTTGCAGTTTTCACAATTTTAAGATATTCATCATATTCTTTTTTAGAATCAAAATCTTCCAAAAATAACTTGTATTTGCCTTTACATATATTCATCACAATGTCCATGCTAATTGCGGATCCATCTTTTTTTTTGTATTTAATTTTTTTAGAAATTTCTTCATAACTTTCATTGGTTAATTTCTCTTTAATTATATTTTTCATGGTTTGGGATGAACAACATCTTCCAGCAAGGGCCTGTTTCTTTCCTTGCGCATCATAATCTTTTTTTTTCTTTAGATTTTCAGATCTTTTTTTGATTTCATTCTCAATCTTGATCTTGATTTCTTGATATTTGGAATCATCCAATTGGATACCATCTTTGTTGATGAATTTAAAACCCCCTTTTACTATTTTTGGAATATTACCACGGGCTATACCTGTGACAGCTTCTATGACCGTACCTGGGCATTTAGGTAAGTCTTTCTTAAGTTTTTGAATCATTAGAATATCGTGATCACTAAACTTTCTTTTTGTGGGTTGCACATTTTTATTTTGACTACTCAGTAGTTCACTCCGTGAATTCGGACCTTGCAAGCTCATGTACCCTTGATTAATTGGAGGTTTGTATTAGATGTATATCAATTATTTAAACTACTTAAATCAATTTTAACAAAAAAATATCGAACACTGGAATCCTCAAAAAATACCTTCAATTGCAATCACCAGCAAGTGCTTTGAGTTGATTGCGTAAATAACCTATAATTTCTGTATGATTATCTGGTTTAAATAATTCATATGGGCCATATCCGGTTTCATGTACAGATGCAACCTGAATTTCTGATAAGAATAAAATAAGATGAATTTCTGTTTTAATGAGTTGTGGATCATCCAGGTCTGAATCAGCCTGTTCTGAAGAATTCATCTTTCGTCGTTTCCGCGGAGGAGATAAATTTGGTGATTTGAGTTTAAAAGAAATTTTTATACCTGGTTCATCATAATCCGCAATATTTTCGTAACAGAGCGAACAAAATTTATCCTTAAGAGGATTGGGTAATTGTAGTAAAATTAGATTAATATGATTTCTAACGATTTTTTCTCGTTTTTGAATTGATTCCACATCACTGTCATATTTATCATTTAATGACTTGACCTCATCATCACACTTATCGTTTAGTAGTTTGATATCGTTGTATGATTTATCTCGTAGTAATTTAGTTTTAGTAAATAATTCATCCCGTAATGATTTAGTTTCATTATTTAATTTATCTACTGTTGACAGAATATTAGATTCCATTCTTAATAATGATTTGAATAAGGAATTAGAAATATAATTCAATTTTATAAAAAATTATAAAAAATATCAAAAATATCAAACATTGTGTATCTTTAGAAAATACCTTCAATTGCAATCACCAGCAAGTGCCTTTAATTGGTTGCGCAAATAACCTATAATTTCCTTATGGTTATCTGACTTAAATGATTTAGCTGGGTCAGATGCAATTCCATAAATATCTGTCTGTGATAATTTCCAAACAACACGAATTGTTGTCATGTTCCAATTCCGAATGCTCATACCTAATCCACCAAGGTTCGGCTTTAATCGTTTTGGTTGCGGAGATGAATTCCGTGATTTGGGGCTAAAATAAATTTGTATTCCAGGTTCATCATCCCACGGGATCCATGAGCAGCTTGGCATACAAAATTTATCCTTAAGAATATCAGTTAATTCTAGTAAAATTGGTTTAACATGATCATTAACTATTTTTTTTCGTTTTTGAATTGATTTGAAATCATCATCCCATTGATCATTTAATGATTTGAGCTTATTATTTAATTTATGTCTTAACAATTGGGTTTCGCTGCTCAATTCATCTTGTAATGTTTTCAAAGCATTATTTAATTTTTTATCTATTGTTGATACAATATTATCAGAGTATGACATGGATGTTTCAATAATGATTAAATAAAAAATTAGAAATATAGTTCAATTTTATAAAAAAATATCAAAAATATCAAACATTGTAGTCCCTCGTTTAAAAGTTATTTCCCAATCAAATGATAATGCTACTGATCATTAAGTTGTGCAACTAAATAATCAACAATCGCCTTATGTTCACCACAGTCAAAGGATTTTGGTGTCTTTCTAGTGCAACCTAGACTATAATCTGGATCACGACTTGGACCATGAATAAGAACTTTTGTTCCTACCCAAACAACTTTAAAATTTTTGGGGGTTGGACACTGAATCATGCCAGGTCCCAGTTGTCTGAATCGATGTGATTCAAAAGAAACAACTATATTATCTTTGGAACCAAAGGGATTAGCTCCTAATTTATGATTAGAACATGCAGTATATTTAATGGTATATCTATCATTGATAAGAGAATGTGGTAACCGTTGTAAAACTGGACGGATGTGATTTTGAAGCATTTCCTGTTTGGAGCTAAATAATTTTTTTTTATTATCAAAATTTTCTTGTAATGATTTTGGTACTGATATCATGTCACGATCAAATTGTTCTTGAGATAATTTAATATCATCATGTAATTCTGTGTTCAGAATTTGGACAATATTTTTGGAAAACTCAGTATTTGCTGTGTTGCTCATTGGGATTTGCTATTAATATTAATATTAAGAATGATTTGAAATATTAACTGCAAACTAATTCAATTTTATAAAAAATATCGAAGATTGTGTATCTTCAGAAAATACCTTCTTGGTTGTGTAAATAACCTACCAAGTCTAAACTAAAAATTGAAAACCTAAATCAACTCTTACTTTTTTATTAAACGAATGCTTCTTAATTTACCAATCCAATTGAGGGACCACATACAATTAGGAAAAAAACCCTTAGAATTATTAACAAGTTCTAGGTTTCCTGGGATAATAAGTTTATTTCGAGTTAATTTGCAACCTAATCCGAGTCAAATTACTTACTCATATAATGATTATAATAACATCTGGACTATCGATGGGGCATCTGTTAAATGTTGCTTTCATGTCCTAGAGTGGTGGTTAAACGCTCATAATGGCTCAGGATTAGAACTTAAATATACTAAATTGGCAATTAATCATGCTTCTTGGAATGGTCATGTTGAAGTTCTAGAATGGTGGTTAAAAGCTCATAATGAATTTGGATTAGAATTGAAGTATGATGTATATGCAATTGATAGGGCTTCAGAGTATGGTTATGTCAATGTATTGGAATGGTGGGAGAAGGCGAACAAAGAGATCGGATTAAAACTTAAATATAGTGGGAATGCAATTGTGTGGGCTTGCTGGAATGGTCATGTCGATGTTCTAGAATGGTGGTTGAAAGCTCATCATAACCATGGTCTAGAATTAAAGTATGGTTTCAATGCAATTAATTGGGCTTCGCTGCGCGGTCAAGTTGAAGTTTTAGAATGGTGGAAAAATTCTGGACTAGAACTAAAATATACTAAAGGTGCAAATGATCAAGCTTCTGCAAATGGCCATATCTCAGTTTTGGAATGGTGGAAGAATTCTGGATTAGAACTTAAATATAGTGTGGGAGCACTTAATTGCGCTTGGTTGGATCGTCGGCGTATGATTCAAGTTTTAGAATGGTGGAAGAATTCAGGGCTAGAGCCACCAGAAAGTGTCGAACGCATTAGTAATTCTAAAATAAAAAATTGATTTAATTCTACAGGGAGGCTTTTAACTCTTACTCTTAACTCTTAATTCCCAATGGCTGACTATAATAAGAAAAATTTTGAAAGATTAATGGAAAAATTAAATGATGGAAAACTTCAAATTCAGAGCGACCTCACAAAGTTTGAGGATCTCACTCCTAAGAGAGATTTTGAGGGTCTTAGAGAATTTAATCCATCGCTTGCATTGCGTCAAGAATTTGCAGTAACTCCCAGATGCGAACAACATGATTACAAACATACCAAATCTAGATGTCAAGCTTTAAAGAATTTTATGCAAAATTCCATTGATGAGAAAAAATTAAAACTCAATGTCGGTTCCTCACACGATGATCTATTTTGTTGGTTGACCATATATAAAAATCCTTGGTAAACACACTATATCTCTTTATGTTTTACTAGAATAGATATCTAAATAATTGGTTGTATCAGATGCAAACCCGACCACATATTTTTTATCTTTGTCGCCGCTGGAAAAATGATTTGCGGAACAACAAATGGTATTTTTGGAGAATATAAAGAATTATAAAAAAATTAGATAATTTTACTTTCCAATAATCTTTTATGATCAACAGTAACTTTTAATCCATTTTACTTAGTTTATTAATAGCATTAAATAATTCCGTTTCTCTTGTTTTAATATCATTTTTTGTAAAAGTGGTATATGTTTCATACAAATCTCGTGCCATGCTTACAAGACTATCCTTGTAAGATTCTTTTTTTATTTTGTACTCATTCTTTCCGTGCCCCATGTTACCAACACCACCAGTCAAACTATTAGTCGACTCAAACAATGTCAAATTACCAATTGAATGTATCTGATCACCTACTTCCATCTCTGACGCAGCTGGAATGATGTGATCCACATGTAAAGTATCACGCAATTCAGTTTCATCAGTAGTTTTCAAAGTTTCAAATCCAAATAATAACAATCTACATTCGTAATCTCGATATGTTATTTCTTTAGCTAACATTGTTTCAACATATTTATCATATGTCAATTCATTTGGCAACATTCCCGCTAATAATTCTTTAAGTTTACTTAAATAATCATATTTAGGAGTACTCTTTTCTAAAACATTATTTACTATTTCGATCAGTCTCTCTTTGTACTTTTTGTTATTAAAAGCACCCCGATTAGTAATATTCCGACAGGTCCATTTTTGAAACAAGAACAATAATTCTTTATCAATATCTTTAGTTATGTAAAAGATAGGCAACATACATAATGAATATACTTCCCAAGAAACAGCCACATATTTCCCAAATTTATGACTTCTTATTTTATCATAAATTATCTTTAAGTCTTCTATGATTTTAAAGAATAAATCTAACTGATTTTTTGTATTTTGATGCTTACCGATATAATCATCAAATAGTGTTGCTAACTTATAACTACAGCTAAATTTTTTTCTTAAAATCTGGATGGCAATTGGAAATAGTTTCTTTGTTATTTCACCCTTTTTATAAGCTTCCCACTTTTGCCAATATTTTTCAATATCTTCATTATTAAGTTTTGATAATACTAAATTTTTAGAAATATCTATTTCATCAACCTTTTTACCCCTATTATTCTCCCATTCAAATATATTAGACACATAATTATAACTAATTGATGTGCACACTGTAACAGAAGTTGATATCATGCAAAACTTTGCAAAAGAACACATATCCATCAAAGATTTATTCTCAAGATGTTTTTTTTCATATATAAAATGATACAAGTATTGGTAGGCGTTGTATATTTTACTGTTTTGATAATCAACCTTCTTAATATTGTGGTCACTATTCAAATGTTTTATAAAACTTCTCAGTCTCTTGAATTGATATCCACATGGTAATCTAGGACAATTACATGGTGCATTTTTCTTCTTTTTATTTTTGCGGCATTTGCATTTTATATGAACAAAATTACATTTGTAACAATTGTTCTTTAAACTATCTAAATCACAATAATTACTGTAAACATCATAATTATCATTAACGATTTCTAAAATAGCTTCTCGATCTTTGGGACTAACGCAATAAAGTTTTGGTACATTTGCTGTTGTGGCATTATGTTTCTTTTTAAAATCATTTAACATTCTTTTTTGGTTAATTGTCAATCCTTGAGTAATTTGATTGACAATAACGTGTGTTTGAAAGAAAGAATTCTTAAGCTCTGCATAATTATTACATATTGAAATAAGTAGTAATAGCATGGTGATAGTTCTTTGTTGTCCATCCCATAGTTCAGCTTCGTTGTACTTATTTTTGTAAAAAACAATTGTCCCCATTTTCATTTCAAATTCAGGACATTCTTCAAAATTTTTGACTAGATCTTCAACGAATTTAGGTACTTGATTTTCAGTATCTTTGTCCGCATTAGTATTCCAGTCATAGCTTCTCTGGCACATTGGGATACTAATGTTATTCTCAGTAAAAACAGAATTCCACGCCTTATCATCATTACTCCACGGTTTAACTCTAACTCCTTGTGATTCATCCTCTGTATACCACGATTTTTTTTCGTTTAGCGACATAATTAAAATAATACTCAAATAAATTGCATTAAATATATATTCAATTTTTAAATAATACATAAAACTAAAAAAATTGATCCTATTTTCCAAATGTTATTTTTAACCGTAACATTAACCACAAATGTCTTCTCAAGATGCTCAAGCCATTGAAGGATTATTAAAACAGTTAAATGATAAAAGACCTCAAATTGCAAATGATTTTGTGGCATTTGATGCGTGTTTTCCTAGAAATCCTAAAAACTTTTCTAATTATTTTAAGGAATTTACTGTCGTATCAAGTCTATCACAGACCTTTCAAGTGGTTGATCCATTAGATATTCCTGGAAATTCTGTGGAGGAAGCACACTATCGATGTGTATATTTACAAAAATTTATGGAAAAAATTATTGATGACAAAAAGTTAGATCTTGAAGTAAATAAGTACAATGATGATATGTGGTGCAATTTGACAGTAAGCAAAAAAAAATTGTAAAACTATGTTGAAATTAACTTAGAATTGGGTCTATTATTTTATAATTGTTTTCTCTAAAATCCCCAATCAACTGCGTTGAGCCTGCTAAGGGATAAAAGGTACTACCTAGAAATACCTGAATGAACCCGAACGGAGTGGTCAGAGTCATTAAAAGATTATTTAAAAATTATCAAATTAACTTCGAATAGAGTTTATTATTTTTATACTTCTTGATCACTTTCACTTTCATTATTAGAATCCTGAATATCTTTGATACGATTTTCAATTAGAATGAGTTGCTCTGAAATAAATTTGGAGAAATTATTCTTTAAACTATCTAAATTTTCCACCATATCTAATATTTTAAATTTAGTATCATATTTCAATCTTTTAGGACCATATGACCAACTACCATAGATGTAATGATCTAAATATTCTTTGAAAATTATTCTAGATTTTAAGTTTGATGCATAGCAATATTCTCGTTCAACAATTCCAGCAATGTAGGCTTCAATATCAAAATCAACATCATGTATTACATCTTTGTATTCTTTTAGATCAACTAAAGTATTCATATCATCAACATTTTGATATATTTTCCGTGAACCTAAATTATAAATTGCATGATGTGGCTTTGCACAAGGACCCAGGATAGTTTGAAAACGATCATCGATAATACCAAATTGGTCATAAATTAATTTAGTAACATCATTTATTAAATCATCTGAATTTCCAACTAAATCTAACGTTTTAGATGCATTATCTACTTTTTTAGGATCATATGACCAATTGCCATCTCCATTGTAACATAAATATTTTTTAAAAACTGTATTGAGATCAGAGCTCTGTGCATCAGAACATGCTTTGTTAATAATTTCTATGATATATGCTTCAGTATTAAAAGAAATATCTTGGATTAGAGCTTTGTGTGCACTCAGATCAACAAAAGTATTAATATTATTGACTTTTTTAATTATTCCCTCTAAAATTAAATCATAAATTATTTTATTCTCGAAGTTTAAATTTGCGCAAAAATCAAAAGAATTCAATTTAAAAACGCGTGGATCATCAAAAATTTGATAATTTTTTAAAAAATTGTTAGGTTTTATCCAGTTATTAAATTCATTAGAATGAGAATTTTTCAAACCCAAAGTTGCAGAAACATAGTCAATCCTAACAATCTCGTAACAAAGAATATATGTATAATAGTCATTATCATAATCTTGATTCGATTTAAAAATGAAATCAACTTCAAATAGACTTTCATTGGTGTGAATAAATCCAGGTTTATTCATTGCGCTAAACATGTTAAAATTAATAGCTTTGAGTATTACAAAATTTGATCCATGAATGATGCTAATAAGTTTTTTCTTGTTTTTACTGTTTGTGAGGTTGATAAGCCAAACGAGATCAGGGTATCTTTTTTCATATTTATTAATATCATATTCTGTTATGTCATAATCAATAATCTTAATAGTTTTTCCTTTAATATTTTCAACATCCACAAATGTATTATGAATATCAGAATTTTCTGCTTGTGAAACTATATATTCATTCTTAAAAAATGAAATCCATTTCAAATACCATGCTGTTTTATATAGAGCATTCATATGTTTATGGACACAATCTATTTTAGAGTTAATTTTATTTTTTAGTTTATGATCATTATTTGTATTTCTCAAAATGCACTTTGAATTATTTGTATTCCAACACCCCCACTCTGTATAATACATGATTTTATCGAATAAAGCTCTGCTATCGCTTCCAATTTTTTTGCATATTTTATTATTAATCCTATAATCAACTGATTGGGACGATCGTTCTAATTCATTAATCATTTTATCACATTTTTCCACTGTTGTCAAATCATTTAGATAAACTGGATCCTTTAGATCTGTGTCATAATGAAAAAGTGAATCTAAATTGACTTTTATATTTTGAATATGGAAATGATAACCATCACCTTTATTTTGAATTAAAGATAAATTTTCAATTTGATCATCATATGACTTTAGGCTGTTATAATGCTTATAATTGAACCAATCAATTAATTTATTTTTTTGAATAGTATCTTTAATTGAATTTTGAAAAAATTTCTTAATAAATATATCATAATTGACTTTTTTGCAAAGGATATATTTTTTATGATCTTTTGGCCATTTATCATTATCATCCCAACTCCGATTACGTTGTTTAACTATTTGAAATAGCCCTTCGTTAGTGTGTATGTAAACTGGCTTTTTCATTAAACCATATGTTGGTATATTGATAAAATTAAGAATCGCAAAATTTGTACCATGATAGATACTTTTTAATCGATTTTGACAGGAACATTTTTCACTAGTACTCTCGCTAGTATCTTCGAGTATACATTTGTCACATTCATGGTTTGTAGAATCTAGGATCCAGATCATATCACCATAAAATTCTTCTCTTTTTGTTATATTTTCCTTACTAATATTTGAATGTTGAATTTCAATTACAATTCCATCCTTTGTTTTAATATCAGCAAAATGCCTCCTAACAGTTCCATTGCTGGTATGTTTTTTTATAACAACTTCTTTGTAATCATCCTTGAAGAATGATTGCCATTTTAAATGCCACTTTGTCATGTTGCTCATCCATGAATCACACGAACTGTTTGCTTTGTGCGAAAAATGATGAATCACTATATTTCCTAGTTTTGGAATAAGTTTACCATTGCAAAGAGGACAAAATAGTTTGTTTCTCATTTTGTAATTTTCTTTATCTGCTGAGTAATAGCTTTCACGACTAATATTCTCAATATTTACCTTTGAACCATTGAAGGTGGCATACTGGATTTTCATATAGAAGTAATGAGGTATGGCAAAATATATATATAGATGTTCAATTTTTATATATTTTATTCTAAAAAATTGATTTAGAGGTTTTGTCCCATCTGCATACATATTAATTAAATATGACAGAGTGTCGTAAAAACCAAATCAAGCTATGTGGAAAGGAAGAATGTAAAGTTTGCTTTGAAAGAAGTTTTGCTGGATATACTGGTAAAACGAAAAAAGGTAAATTTAAAAAGGATTGCTTGGATCTTAGTAAACACAAAGGAATTACTCCTAGAAACATTACAAAAGGCACTAAAGATAAATATCATTTCAAGTGTGATGAATGCAATCATTCATTTGAAATGAGTGTTGGCCACATAACACGCCCAAACGTAGAATCATGGTGTAATATATGTAGTGGTAGAAAATTATGTGGTAATTATTCTTGTCAAAAATGTAAAGATAAATCATTATTGAGTGTAGATTTTAAAAATAAACAATGGTCAAAAAAAAATAAACTGAATCCAATAGAAATAAGTGTATCATCAGATAAATCTATCTTTATGGATTGTAAATTATGTAATCATGAATTATATATACAAGCAAAATCACTTAAAAAGGGTTATGATTGCAAATATTGCTCTCATTTTTCATTATGCGACAATAATAAATGTAATTTTTGCTTTAACAATAGCTTTTTAAATTGCAAAGAAAAGATATCAAATGATAAATTTAAGGTGGATTGTTGGGATTATGAAAAAAATAAAAAAAAACCAAGAGATGTTGCAATAAGTTCATCAACTGATAAATATTGGTTTAAATGTGATAATTGCCCACATAGTTTTAAAACATGTTTGTCATATAATTCGTGGTGCCCGTATTGTTCTATTCCCAGCAAGAAATTTTGTAATGATGATAAATGCAATTTTTGTCATAATAATTCATTTGCAAGTTTTTCTGAAAAAACTAAAAATGGAAAATTAAAAATAGAATGCTTGAATAATGAACAAGGCAATTGCAATCCAAGATATATTTCCAAAGGGTCTTCGAAAAAATACTTATTTAAATGTGATAATTGCAATCATAATTTTAAAAAAATAATAAATAATATTACAAATGGTAAAGTTCGTGGGTGGTGCCCATATTGTGTAGTACCAAGCAAAATTTTCTGTGATAATTATTTAAAAAATTATAAAGACTGTGTGCACTGCTATGCAAAATCATTTGATGCTCATCCTAAAAGTAAATATTTGGATAATGATAAAAATAAAGATAAAAATTTTAAATATATTATTGGTGGAGGGATTGTAAAATATTGGTTTAAATGCAACAAATGTAATCATAGTTTTGATGCAAAATTGAGTAATGTAAAAACTGGATATTGGTGTCCATACTGCTCTAATGCTCCAAAACTATGTGATAACAAAAAATGTAATTTGTGTATTAATAATAGTTTTGCCAGTTGCAAGGAAAAGACACCAACTGGAAAATTAAAAGTTGATTGTTGGAATTATGAAAAAAATAAAAAAAAACCAATAGATGTTGCAATAAGTTCATCAACTGATAAATATTGGTTTAAATGTGATAATTGTTTTCATGGATTTAGAAAGATTTTATCTTCCATTTCAAAATCTAGTACAGCACCCCAATGGTGCCCATACTGCTGCACACCTTGTAATGAACTATGCAAAGATAATAATTGCAGTCTTTGTTATGCAAATTCATTTGCTAGTTATAAAGGTGAAACATCATCTAAAAATTTAATAATTAATTGTTTTAATAAACAAAAAAATAATTGCACGCCAAGAAATGTTATTAAAGGTTCGAATAAAAAATATTGGTTTAATTGTATTGACTGCAAGCATGAATTATATTTAATATTAGCTGATATTACACATAATAATAGTTGGTGTGCATATTGCTCTAAGCCTTGTCAGAAAATATGCACTAACGAAGAGTGTAAATTCTGTTATAATAATTCATTTGCAAGTTACAATGGAAAAACTCAAAATGGGATATTAAAAGTAAGCTGTTGGAACAGTGAAAAAAATAATAATATCAATCCGCGCAATATTATTATAGGAACCCCTGTAAAATATTGGTTCAAATGCGATAATTGCCCTCATTTATTTGATAAAGCTCTAAGTCAAATAGTTAAGGGCAATTCATGGTGTAGATATTGTTGTAACAATTCTAGATATTTATGTGATGGTGTTGGGTGTAATGTATGTTATAAAAAATCATTTGCAAGTATAACATTAAAAAAAAATAATGAATCTATTATAGATTACTGGCACAATGAAAAAAATGCAAACAATACCCCAAGAAATACATCAAAAATGGGAGATAAATATATATGGTTTAAATGCGATAAAGATGATTTGCATATATGGAAAACATGTATCAAAAATATTACCAGGGGCAATTGGTGTCCATTCTGTAAAAACAAAACTGAAGTTATATTTCAACATTGGTTTCATGAAAAATATTCGCAATATAAACTAAAGCATCAACCTAAATATGATTGGTGTAAAAACCCAGACACTGGAAGATATCTACCATTTGATTTTGCAGTTGATACATTGAAATTAATTATTGAAGTAGATGGAGAACAGCATTTTTCACAAATTTCAAATTGGCAATCACATGAGGATACATTTGAATATGATAAACATAAAATGGAACTTGCTATGAAAAATGGTTATTCTATAATTAGAATTTTACAAGATGATATTTGGAACAATAAAAATAGGTGGAAAGATAAGTTTGAAAAAGTCTTTCAATCATACAAAGATCCAGAAGTTATCTGCATTGGTTGTGAAATTAAATACAAAAAATATTTAGACATAATCAATGAAGATGATCAATCTGATCAAGAAAAAGCAACTTTTGATTGTACAAAATGTAATAAATCCTTTAAATTTGAATCTGGTTATAAAAAGCATTGCCAAACTAAATCCCATAAAAAATAAATATTCTATGTTATTATCGTAAATACTAACATTACATACACAAGTACTTTTTTAGTTTTTTATTGCTCTGATGTACATGAACTTCTTAACTTCACAGTCAATTACTTTTAGTTCATTCACTTAATTCTTTAATTTATCATTGATGACCTTGAGACTCGGAAAGTATTCTTCTCTTTTCCCGAGTTATAAAAAGTTGTTCCCTATACTCACGTTCAAGTTTTTGCCCAATATTCTCACCTTCTCCAGTTGGTAAAGTATATTTTTTTATTATACAACATTTTGGTCCAACGATGTTTTTGCATTGTTTGCATTTAACACCTTCCTTATTACACCACCAACCGATCTGACGTTCTTTGATTAATTTCTTCAGTTCTATTTGAAGGGGAGTACAATTGCTTAGCAATTTATACACTTCTTCTTTTTCACATAAATATTTTTCTTGTTCAGAGTTGATATAACCAGATGGAAATCTTGGTGAATTATTTTTAATAATTGTGTTATACATGATTGGGTCAAATCTATGCAATTTATTGTTATGTTCTTGAATCTTTTCATGCATACTCAATTTATCTTTTGTTGACATATTTTAGTTGAATACTGTAAAATTTTAGTTCATTTTTCATTCAATTTTTATATTTTTTGGTTCTAAAAAATTGAAGAACTTAATTTATAAAACTATTTAGATTTGTTAAATAATAATGATATTCATTGAAATTTTACATATGATATTAAATCAAAACTATAATAATTGTATTAAAACTTGAAATATTTTTATACTTTAAAAGCAGATACTAATTGTTGATATCTATCAATTTGTGAAGTAAGCTGTCTATTTTTACTTTCTAAATCCACATTACTTTTCTGTGCATCTGAAAGTCTAGCTTGTAGATCATTCATCTGGTCTCCAAGAGCCCTTTCCAAAACATTAGTTGAAGCATCCCCAAGACTACCCAATTTATCTGCAAATGATTTATTACTTTTTTCTAATTGTTTAATTTCTTGACCCATTTTAGCTATTACAGTATCATAATTAGATGTTTTTTGATTTGCATTTCCAATACTATTCAACAATTCTTTATTGTTTTTGGTAATGTCATCATTCCTACTTTTTTCAGAGCTAACACATTCCACTAAACCTCTATTCATATCCTTGAGCCTTTTCACATCCAATGATAATTGTTCGTTATCTTTTTTAAATGAATTAAGAGATTCTCCAGCTTTTTCAGCCTGAATTTTAAATACACTTGACTCTAGTAAACGTTTTTTCAAGCTAAAACATTCACGTGATAGTTCCTCCACTTTATCAACAATAATTTCTTTATTATTGGTTTCATATTTTTGACGTTGTTCTTCTAATTTAAGTTGGCTCAAATTGAGTTCACGATTTAATGACTGAACTTGAATTGATTTTTTACTATAATCATCGGTCATATCGGATACTACCTTTTCAGCTTCTTCTGCCCTTGAAACCGTTTCACGAAGTTTACTTTGAAAGGCCTTGATTAATCTATCTTTTTCATCCAAATAATCTGCATCCCCTGATTCAAGTTCTAATATATTATCACTTCCAAAATTTGATGAAAAACCATCGAATTGCCTAAAACGATTGAACAAATTATAAACAAATAAGTAATCATCTGGAACCAGTTGATTGATTTCCTTTAAAAACACATCGCGAGCATCTTTTGATTCATAATTAGACTTATTTAATTTAAATGTCAGATCACCTGTATTGAGCCGTTTTGACATAAATATTTGATAAAATGGATGTTGTTCTATAAATTCTTTATCAAATTCACTATTTTCTATAAAAGTAGTATCTCTAGATGACAGATACATCTTGGCCAAACAAAAGGGAAAATCTGAAAATACAGTTTTGTTAAACATTAAATATAATCCAGTTGGAACATGATATAGATTAAGGTAGTTGTCAACCTCAAATTCCTGTTCTGTTTTGTGAAAGAAGTTGTAACGTTCTTCTCCTCTTTTGTGTTTTGGACTAACTGTCGGAAATATATAAGTATTATTGGTTTGACCAATGCCACATCCACAAATGGGTGATCCTGTGGGACCTACAACTTTACTATGATAGTCACAATACCATATTTTATAATTATTAACCATAATATCTGTATCAGTTGGTGTAAAAACATGACCCTCTCTCAGATAATATTTGCTCATAACTCTTCGATTGGGCAATATGCCACAATATTTATCCCATGATTCAATCACTTGATATGCTTTGCCATCTCGAAATTCACATACGGTATGTGGATTAAACATTTCGTTGGGATTAAAATTTTCTTCATCAAATATTCCAAGATTAACAAGTTCGGGAAAAAGTTTTTTAAAATTATTATCAAACGATGTTGCTGATTGTTGTGATTTGTGTGCTAAATCAAAAATAGTTTTCATTAATATTGAATTATGTTTTTCAATAGCATCTTTGTTATGTTGATCTAACTTGATAAGTCCATTTTCAATTGTTTCCATTGCAATGATTATTAAAATAATATGATAATCATAATTGCTAATACAATTGTTCAATTTTTTAACTATGAAATCTCCAATCAACTGCGTTGGGTCCGCTAAGGGATAAAAGGGTACACCTAGAAATACCTGAATGAACCCGAACGGAGTGGTTAAGTATATTTTTTGTTCATTTCTAGGACCATCAAAATTACATCAAAAAATAAAAAATTGAATTCTTTTTATTTTAGCGATTATTAGCCTAATTCATTATTAGCCTATTATGTCTAAAAAATTTAAAGTGTGTGAAACAGAAATCTATAAAGTTTACAATCTGTTGAATGATTCACGAGAAGGTTTATTTAATCTCAATCGTGATTATCAACGTGGATCAGTGTGGTCTAAAGAAAAACAAGAGAGTTATATTTATAATTTACTTCGCATTGGATTAAATCCAAGTCCTATTTTGTTGAACAGAGATCCGAATGGTATTCGGCATTGTATTGATGGTAAACAACGATTAACAGCGATAAGAAAATTTTCTGACAATGAAATGTGTTGTGTTGATAAAGAAAAGAGAGAACTAATATTTTATAGTAAAGTTCCGCGGAGCCATATAATTTTAGTTTCGTCATTAGATTATGATGATTACGAAACTAGAATATTAGACAATAATGAAATGAGGGCGCTGAAAGGAGAAAAACTTTTTGTAGTGACATATGATAATTTGACATATGATGAAGAAATAGATGTTTTTATGAAAACTAATAATGGCGTTCCTGTTTCAGTAAATGAAAAATTAATGAGTTTCATTAGAAATGAAAAAAGTGCCATTGAATTTACAAAGCTAAGAACTAAATACAATGATGAATTATCAAAATTAAAGATTGGTAATGCTGGGAAAGATACTGATTTCTTTTTCAAATTAATATTTTTTAGCGAAAGTGGCAAAGACACTGGTAGTCAAAAATCTATCAGCGAATATTTAACTAAAATTAGTAATGACACAACCAAATTTGAAATAATTCTAAAAAGAATGTCAAATATATTAGATACATATCTAACCACATCAATGCTAATGTCACCAAGTATTCTTTTTAAAAGTCCCCCAGTCACAAATTTGTTGGTAATGTTATTAATTTTTATGAATAGAGAACATTTGTTTTCCACAAATTCCACAAAACCGATGTTGGCTAAATTACGTGGACCATTGAATGAATCATTTGTCAAATTTGTTAACTCTTGCGATGATCAAGTGGATTCACAGTTCAACCTCGAAAAAGATAAAGATAATAAAATAACTAAAGGATTGACATCAGCCAACTTAAACAAAATTAGGACAATCATAAAGGATAAATATAAGATGTTGTGGAAAGATATAGGTAAATATTTAACAAAAATTAAAAACGAAAAACACCTAATGTGTTAGACTAATTTAAACCAGTTCTTTATTTTTTAGTTTTTTCTAAAATCCCCAATCAACTGCGTTGGGCTCGCTAAGGGATAAAAGGTACTCCTAGAAATACCTGAAATCAAAATATTCATTTTTTATTTTTGGTAATTTAATATAAATCTTAATCGTGGTAACTAATTAATTATGAAAATTATACAATATAATGAGCAACAGGGGATTTATTTAGTCAGTAGCAAAGATTTAATTTATGTTAAAAATTGGCATCATAATCGTCCTGCTGAGCATCAACGAGTTCTAGAAATTCAAGATCATATTGAAAAAACTGGGATAGTTGATGGTATCATTTATATTTATGAAATTGAAGAACATAATGATTTTAATTATTATTGTTATGACGGTAATCATCGACTTAGAGCACTCAAAGCTCTGCCACAATCATACGGAACTTTAATAAATATTTACAAGGTCACTGATGAAAATCCGATCAAAGAAAAATTTATCAAGCTTAATCTGGCTAATCCAGTACCAAAACTATATTTTAATCAAGATGATTCACAAAATGCAATTATAAAAAATATTGTTAATGATGTGGTTAAAACTTTAATCAACAAATATCCAAATCATCTGTCAACAAGTCCACATCCTAGAAAACCCAATTTTAATCGTGATAAGGTTGTTGATCAGTTGTCTAAATTCTTGCATGATCAGGAAAAATATAATATTACAAAAGGTCAATTGATCAATGAGCTGGATCGTATTAATTTAGATTGTAAAAATGGAAAAATTAAGACAGGTAAAGTTAGTAAATTGGCTTTACATAAGGCATTTAAAAACAAATGTTACTTATTTTTAATTGATTTTACACATGAAATCAAGCTTTAGAAGTGATATACCATTTATCCATCGCATTAAGATCATTTGTAGAATTTAATCCGAAATAAACTTTCTTTTCATACCATTTTCCTTTTGATGATATTACAATTTTTCTAAAATCATTCATATTTTTTATTCCCATTGATCTATTGCATAGAGTGCAGATAGGTCGAAGATTTTCTAATGATAAACCACCACCCATTGCTTCTGAAATGATATGACCGCATTCAAAATGTTTTGAATCAATCTCTTTTTGACAACAATAACATAATCCAATCCCATTTTCGCGACCAACATGATGATTCCAAACCTCACATCTTAAAGCATGTGAAATTTTGGTTTTAGGTTTAGTGTTAGTATTAGTGTTAGTATTAGTATTTCTTTGTTTTTCTTTAGATTTTGATGGATTAGACCTTCCAATCCAATTATAAAAAAAACTCATTCTGGTTAATTACTTAATATAATCAGAATACTATTCTTACATTTTTTAGTTTTTAATTTCATTTAATTCTTTAATGAATTCGATTGAGAAAAACTAAAAAATTGAATATTATTTGATTAAACTCAGATAGGTATTTATTAATCATGTCAGACATAGTAACTATTAATGTCGGTGGAACTCTGTATACTACTACAGAAACCACACTAAACAAATATAGCTCCAATCTATCTGAGTTAAAACATCAGGAAGCCCCCCATTTTATTGATCGAAATGGCGAAAATTTTGGATTTATTCTCAAATTTTTCAGAGATGATGACATCAATCTCGAGGAAATGCCTAAATATCAAGTACTTGATATTTTAGATGAAGCAAAGTACTATTTGATTAAAGAGTTAATTATCAAGGTTCTCATCTAATCGCCTTGGATTATGTCGGCCAGACTGGGTCAACGACTGAGCAATGCCTTCTTGATATGTATAGAATATCTAAAAATTGAAGAGTTAAGTTGAGACTTACTTTTTTATTGAAATTCAATGTAATGCTCTTTAATTTGCCTAATCAATTAAATGACACAATCCAATTGGGGAAAAAACCTTTAGAATTACTAACGAGTTCTAAACTTCCTGGTGTGATCAGCTTATTTAAAAATAATTTACAACCGAATCAATTTACTGGTCATTATTACTATGATAATATTTGGACCATCAATGGTGCTTCAGCCAAAGGTTGCCTTTATATTCTGGAATGGTGGTTAAAAGCTCGAGATGATTCTGGATTAGAATTCAAGTATGATCAATGGGCAGTTAATTGGGCTTCACGCAATGGTCAAGTTAAGGTTTTAGAATGGTGGTTAAAAGCTCGAGATGAATCCGGATTAGAATTGAAGTATGATCAATGGGCAATTAATTATGCTTCTTGTGATGGTCAAGTTAAGGTTTTAGAATGGTGGTTAAAAGCTCGAGATGAATCCGGATTAGAATTGAAGTATGATAAATTAGCAATTAATTGGGCTTCTGAGGATGGTCATGTTGAGGTTCTAGAATGGTGGTTGAAAGCTCGAGACGAATCAGGATTAGAACTGAGGTATGATAAATTTGCAATTAATTTGGCTTCCAACAATGGTCATGCTGATGTTCTTGATTGGTGGAAGAATTCTGGATTAGAATTAAAGCATGATAATTGGGGAATTCATTCGGCTTCCAACAATGGTCATTATGAGGTTCTTGATTGGTGGAAGAATTCTGTATTGAAGATACCAGAAGGATGTTAATTATAGATAAAAAAAATTTGAAAAAATTGAAAAGTTAACCTGAATATTATTTTTTTTATTAAACTCAATGTAATGCTCTTTAATTTACCTAATCAATTACAGGACCAAATCCAATTAGGGAGAAAACCCTTAGAATTACTAACGAGTTCTAAACTTCCTGGGGTGATAAGTTTATTTAAAACTAATTTACAACCTCAACTGAATCAGATTACTGATCATTGTGACTATCGCAATAATGATATTTGGACCATCGATGGAGCATCCAACAAAGGTTGTCTTTACATTCTGGAATGGTGGTTAAAATCCCATAATGATTCTGGATTAGAACTGAAGTATCATGAATGGGCAATTGATGGAGCTTCTAAAAATGGTCATGTTAAAGTTTTAGAATGGTGGTTAAAAGCTCGAAATGAATCCAGATTAGAATTGAAGTATTCTGGATGGGCAATTAATTGGGCTTCTGCGAATGGTCATGTTGAAACTTTAGAATGGTGGTTAAAAGCTCGAGATGAATCTGGATTAGAATTAAAGTATGATGAATACGCAATTAATTGGGCTTCTTCTCATAGTCATGTTGAAGTTTTAGAATGGTGGTTGAAAGCTCACAAATCATCTGGATTAGAATTCAAGTGTTATAAATCAGCAATTAATTGGGCTTCTCAGGATGGTCATGTTGAGGTTTTAGAATGGTGGTTGAAAGCTCACAAATCATCTGGATTAGAATTGAAGTATTCTGAATACGCAATTAATAATGCTTCTATGAATGGTCATGTGGGTGTTCTTGATTGGTGGTTAAAAGCTCAAGATGAATCCGGATTAGAATTGAAGTATGATCAATGCGCAATTAATTGGGCTTCTCAAAGTGGTCATGTAGGTGTTCTTGATTGGTGGTTAAAAGCTCAAGATGAATCAGGATTAGAATTGAAGTACACTAAATCGGCGATTAATGTGGCTTCTCGTTATGGTCATGTTAAAGTTCTAGAATGGTGGAAGAATTCTGGATTAAAGATACCAGGTGGATGTTAATTATAGATTAAAAAAGGTTGAAAAAATTGAAGAGTTAACCAGAGACTTACTTTTTTATTGAAATTCAATGTTATGATCTTTAATTTGCCATATCAATTACAAGACCAATTCCAATTAGGAAGAGAACCCTTGGAATTACTAACGAGTTCTAAGTTGGCTGGGGTGATCAGTTTATTTAAAACTAATTTACAACCACAACCGAATCAGATTACTGATCATTATAGCCATTTCTATGGCGCTAATGATATTTGGACTATCGTTGGAGCTTCCTGCAAAAGCTGCCTTTATATTCTGGAATGGTGGTTAAAAGCTCGAAATGAATCTGGATTAGAATTGAAGTATGATCAATGGGCAATTAATTCGGCTTCTGAGAATGGTCATGTGGATGTTTTGGATTGGTGGTTAAAAGCTCAAGATGAATCTGGATTAGAATTGAAGTATGATGAATGTGCAATTAATTTTGCATCAGAAAAGGGTTATATTAAGGTTCTGGATTGGTGGTTAAAAGCTCATCATGAATCCGGATTAGAATTAAAATATTCTGAATACGCAATTAATGGGGCATCGCGAAATGGTTATATTAATGTTTTAGAATGGTGGTTAAAAGCTCATCATGAATCCGGATTAGAATTAAAATATTCTGAATACGCAATTAATTCGGCATCGCGAAATGGTTATGTTAATGTTTTGGAATGGTGGTTAAAGGCTCATAATGAACATGGATTAGAAATGAAGTATGATCACATGGCAATTAATTGGGCTTCAAAGGCTGGGCATGTTGAAGTTTTAGAATGGTGGTTAAAAACTAGAGATGAATCCGGATTAGAATTGAAGTATGATAAATGGGCAATTATTGAGGCTTCTGAAAATGGTCATATCAAAGTTTTGGAGTGGTGGTTAAAAGCTCATAATGAATCCGGATTAGAATTGAAGTATGATAAATTGGCTATTAATTATGCTTCTTATAATGGTCATGTTGAAGTTTTAGAATGGTGGAAGAATTCAGGACTGAGACTACCAGACGGATGCAAATTATAGATTAAATAAATTTGAAAAAATTGAAGAGATAACCTGGATCTGTTTTTTTATTAAACTCGCCCTTATTTACTTTTAATGTTTCTTAATTTGCCTAATCAATTAAAGGACAGCATCCAGTTAGGAATGAAAGTGTTTGAACTACTAACAAGTTCTAAGCTTTATAATGTGATAGATTTGTTTAAAACAAATTTTCAACCACTGCCCCATGAAATCAATGAAATTACTTATATTTTAAACATTTTCAATATTTTAACTATCAATGGAGCTTCAGCACAAGGTTATGTTAATATTCTTGATTGGTGGTTAAAGAATAAGACTGATAAATTAGTTAGATTACAATTTAAATATGATCAAGACGCAATTAGATGTGCTTCTGAACATGGTCATGTGAAAGTTTTAGATTGGTGGTTAAAGGCAAACAGGGAGACTGGATTAGAATTGAAGTATGATAAATTAGCAATGGATTGGGCTTCCATCAAAGGTCATATTCATGTTTTGGATTGGTGGAAGAGTTCTGGCTTAGAACTGAAGTATAGTAAACTTGCATTTAAAATGGTTAGTATAAAAACCTTAAATTGGTGGAAGAATTCCGGATTAGAACTTAAACAGGATCCATGGACAATTCATAATTGCACGGGGGAAGGCAATCTAAAGGTCCTGGATTGGTGGTTAAACGTTCATCAAGAGACCGGGCTAGAGCTAAAATATGATCAAGCCGCAATTGATTGGGCTTCTTATCATGGCATGATAAGAAGCTTGGATTGGTGGTTGAAAGCAAACAATGAGACTGGATTAGAACTTAAATATACTGAATTAGCAATTTATAATGCTTCGCGCAATGGTCAGGTTAAGGTTCTTGAATGGTGGTTAAAAGCTCATAAGGAGACTGGATTAGACCTTAAATATGATCCCGCAAAACTTAATTATACTTCTGGGGATGCTAAACCTCTGAAATGGCATTATAAGGATTTGAGAATGGAGTACACTGGACATTACAATGTGGAGACCCTGGAATGGTGGAAGAATTCAGGATTAGAGATACCAGAAGGATGTCAATTATAGATTAAAAGAATTTGAAAAAATTGAAGAGTTAACTGAGACTTACTTTTTTATTAAACTCAATGTAATGCTCTTTAATTTACCTAATCAATTACAAGACCAAATTCAATTAGGAAGAAAACCTTTAGAATTACTAACAAGTTCTAAACTCTCTGGGGTAATCAGTTTGTTTAAAACTAATTTACAACCTCAAATCAATCAGATTCCTGATTATTATGATCCTCTAAACATCTGGACTATTAATGGAGCATCTGCAAAAGGTTGTATTTACATTTTAGAATGGTGGTTGAAGGCTCATAATGAATCCGGATTAGAAGTAAAATATAGTGAATATGCAATTAAGTGGGCTTCTACGAATGGTCATGTTGAAACTTTAGAATGGTGGTTAAAAGCGAGAGATGAATTGGGATTAGAATTCAAGTATGGTAAATACGCAATTAATTGGGCTTCTTATGATGGTCATGTTAAGGTTCTGGAATGGTGGTTAAAAGCGCATCAAGAACATGGATTAGAATTGAAGTATTCTAAATCAACAATTAATTGTGCTTCTATGAATGGGCAGGTGGATGTATTAGAGTGGTGGTTGAAAGCTCGAGATGAATCAGGATTAGAATTCAAGTATGATGATTTAGCAATTAATTATGCATCAGAAAATGGTCATATTAAGGTTCTTGATTGGTGGTTAAAAGCTCATAATGAACATGGATTAGAATTGAAGTACACTGAATCAGCAATTAATATGGCTTCTCAAAATGATCACGTTGAAGTTTTAGATTGGTGGAGGAATTCTGGATTAGAACTACCAGAAGGATATAAATTATAGATTAAAAGACTAAAAACAAAAAATTGAAGAGTTAACCTGGGGCTTACTTTTTTATTAAACTCAATGTAATGCTCTTTAATTTACCTAATCAATTACAGGACCAAATCCAATTAGGGAGAGAACCTTTAGAATTACTAACGAGTTCTAAGTTTCCTGGTGTGATCAGTTTATTTAAAACTAATTTACAACCTCAACTGAATCAGATTATTGATCATTATGACATTAATAATATTTGGACTATCAAAGGCGCTTCCATAAAAGGTTGTATTTATGTTCTAGAATGGTGGTTAAAAGCTCGAGATGAATCAGGATTAGAATTGGAGTATGATAAATGGGCAATTAATAATGCTTCTATGAATGGTCATGTTGAGGTTTTGAAATTGTGGTTAAAAGCAAGAGATGAATCCGGATTAGAATTGAAGTATGATCAATATGCAATTAATTTGGCTTCTTTGCATGGTCATGTTGAGGTTTTAGAATGGTGGTTAAAGGCTAGAAATGAATCCGGGTTAGAACTGAAGTATTGTTGCTTAGCAATTATTTGGGCTTCTGGGAATGGTCATGCAGATGTTCTTGATTGGTGGAAGAATTCAGGATTAGAGTTACCATACGGATGCAAATTGTAGATTAAAAAACTAAAAACTAAAAAAATTGAAGAGTTAACCTATATTTATTTTTTATTGAAATTCAATGTAATGCTCTTTAATTTGCCTAATCAATTAAATGACACAATCCAATTAGGGAGAGAACCCTTGGAATTACTAACGAGTTCTAAGCTCCCTGGGGTGATCAGTTTATTTAAAACTAATTTACAACCTCAAATAAATCAAATTACTAATCATTATGCCCTTCACGTTGATGATATTTGGACTATTAATGGATCATCTAAAAAAGGTTGTATCTATATTCTAAATTGGTGGTTAAAAGCTCGAAATGAATCCGGATTAGAAATGAAGTATGATAAATGGGCAATTAATTGGGCTTCTAAAAATGGTCATGTTAAGGTTTTAGATTGGTGGTTAAAAGCTCGAGATGAATCAGGATTAGAATTCAAGTATGATCAATGGGCAATTAATTGTGCTTCTGAAAATGGTTATGTTGAGGTTTTAGATTGGTGGTTAAAAGCTCGAAATGAAGCAGGATTAAAATTCAAGCATGATGAATGCGCAATTAATTGTGCTTCTTATGCTGGTCATGTTAAGGTTTTAGAATGGTGGTTAAAAGCTAGAGATGAGTCAGGATTAGAATTTAAATATGGTGGATCAGCAATTAATTGTGCTTCTAGAGAAGGCCATTTAAATGTTCTAGAATGGTGGTTAAAAGCTCGAAATGAATTAGGATTAGAACTTAAATACACTCAATTGGCAATTGAGTGGGCTTCTTATAATGACCATACCTCAGTTTTGGAGTGGTGGAAGAATTCCGGATTGGAACTAAAATATAATAAAAATGCAATTAATTGGACTTATCAGAATAGTCATGTTAAGATTTTAGAATGACGGAAGAATTCTTGATTGGAGACACCAGAAGAATCTCAATTATAAATTAAAAAAAATTGAAAAAATTGAAGAGTTAACCTGGGACTTACTTTTTTATTGAAATTCAATGTAATGCTCTTTAATTTGCCAAATCAATTAAACGACCAAATCCAATTAGGAAAAAAACCCTTGGAATTACTAACGAGTTCTAAGTTTTATGGCGTGATCAGTTTATTTAAAACTAATTTACAACCTCAAATGAATCAGATTACCAATCATTATAGGTATAATTCTACGAATGATATTTGGACTATCAATGGAGCATCCAATAAAGGTTGTATCTACATTCTAGAATGGTGGTTAAAAACTCGAAATGAATCAGGATTAGAATTGAATTATGATCAAAATGCAATTAATTGGGCTTCTGCAAAGGGTCATGTTGAGATTTTAGAATGGTGGTTAAAAGCTCGAGATGAATCTGGATTGGAACTCAAATATGATCAAAATGCAATTAATTGGAATTCATACAATTGCCACATTAAGACTTTAGAATGGTGGAAGAATTCAGGGTTAGAGCTTAAATATACTGAATGGGCAATTAATTGGGCTTCTGAGAAAGGTCATGTTAAGGTTCTGGAATGGTGGTTAAAAGTTCATCAAGAGACTGGATTAGAACTTAAATATGCGGAAGTTGCAATAAATAAGGCTTCTAGTGAAGGACATATCTCAGTTCTAGAATGGTGGTTAAAAGCTCTAAATGAATTCGGATTAGAATTAAAATATGATCAATGGGCAATTAATTGGGCTTCTTCAAGAGGACAAATTAATGTTTTAGAGTGGTGGTTAAAAGCTCGACATGAATCGGGATTAGAATTAAAGTATGATTCGTTTGCAATGGATTGTGCATCACAAAATAACCACATTGAAGTTCTGAATTGGTGGTTAAAAGCTCATAAATTATCAGGATTAAAACTTAAATATAGCACAGAGGCAATTGATGGGACTTCTAAGTTTGGCACTATTGAGGTTTTAGAATGGTGGTTAAAAGCTCATAATGACTCCAGATTAGAACTAAAATATGATTTAAACACAATTCCATTGGGTTATTTTACTTGTCGCCCTCATATTTTTGAGTGGTGGGAAAATTCAGGGCTAAAACTACCAGAAGGGTTGGTGGAAAAATTCAGGGCTAGAGTTGCTAAAATAAATGAATTAACATTTGTAAACTAAAAAATTGAAGAGTTAACCTGAGACTTACTTTTTTATTGAAATTCAATGTAATGCTCTTTAATTTACCAAATCAATTACAAGACCAAATCCAATTAGGAAGAGAACCCTTGGAATTACTAACGAGTTCTAAGCTGGCTGGGGTGATCAGTTTATTTAAAAATAATTTACAACCACAACCGAATCAGATTACTAATCATTATGACATTAATGATATTTGGACTATCCAAGGCGCTTCCATAAAAGGTTGTATTTATGTTCTAGAATGGTGGTTAAAAGCTCGAGATGAATCAGGATTAGAATTGGAGTATGATAACGTGGCTATTAATTCTGCTTCTCGGGATGGTCATTTAGATGTTCTTGATTGGTGGTTAAAAGCTCATAATGAATCCGGATTAGAACTGAAGTATGGTGAATCAGCAATTGATTCGGCTTCTTCTCGTGGTCATGTTACGGTTTTGGATTGGTGGTTAAAAGCTCGAAATGAATCTGGATTAGAATTGAAGTATGGTAATGATGCAATTAATTATGCTTCTTGGAATGGTCATATAGATGTTCTGGAATGGTGGTTAAGAGCGAGAGATGAATCCGGGTTAGAACTGGAGTATGATCAAAATCCAATGGATTCGGCTTCTCACAATGGTCATGTTAAAGTTTTAGAATGGTGGTTAAAAGCTCGAGATGAATCTGGATTAAAACTAAAATATTCTAAATGGGCAATTAATTGTGCTTCATTTAATGATCATGTGGATGTTCTAGAATGGTGGTTGGAGGCTCATCATGAATCAGGATTAGAATTAAAATATGATATAAAAGCAATTAATTCGGCTTCTCACATTGGTCATGTCAAAGTCCTGGATTGGTGGCTAAAAGCTCATCAATCAACTGGATTAGAATTAAGATATGATAAATTTACAATTAATTGGCCTTCTCATAATTGTCGTGTTAAGGTTCGAAAGTGGTGGAATGAATCAGGATTGCTAGAAAAATCTTGATTAAAAATTGAATAATTGAAACCCAATACTGAAATTCAATGTTGCAATGCTTCTAAATTTACATATTCAATTGCAAGATAAAATACAATTGGGAAATGATACAATAAAATTACTCTGTGTCTTTAAATCCTCATCGCCAGCTACCTTTGATTTATTAAAAATTAACTTGGAACCGCAAAATATGTATGATAACTATAATCATTATGATTTTAATTCCAACTATGATATTAGAACTATTAATGGAGCCTCTTGTAAAGGTTGTCTTCATATATTGGAATGGTGGTTAAAGGCAAAAAAAGAAAATGGGGTAAAACTTAAATATACTGATAGTGCAATTAATTCAGCTTCCTTTTCTAATCATGTTGAGACCCTCGAATGGTGGTTAAAAGCAAACAAGAATGATGGATTAGAATTGAAGTATTCTCGATGGGCAATTGATCGGGCTTCAAGAAATGGTTATGTGAAAGCTCTTGAATGGTGGTTAAAAGTAAATAAGGAGACTGGATTAGAGCTTAAATATACTAAAGAGGCAATTAATGATGCTTCAAGGTTTGGTCGTGTAAATGTATTGGAAGGGTGGTTAAAAGCATACACGGAGACCGGATTAGAACTTAAATACGATAAATGGGCAATTATTCAGGCTTCTTCGGAAGGTGAAGTTGAAGTTTTAGAGTGGTGGTTAAAAGCTCATAATGAGTTAGGATTAGAATTTAAATATAGTGAATTAGCAATCACTCTTGCTTCAATTAATGGTCATGTTGAAGTTTTGAAGTGGTGGAAGAATTCAGGATTGGAGATACCTGAAGGATTATAGATTAAAAAAAGTTGAAAAAATTGAAGGGTTAACCAGAATCTTATTTTTTATTCCAAATGCTTCTCAATTTACCAAATCATTTGAATGACACCATCCAATTAGGAAAAGGACCATTGCAAACTCTAGCATTTTATAAGTTTTATGGTGTAATACATTTCTTTCAAAATAATTTACAACCTCAACCCAATAAAATTACTGATTATTATGATCATTCTAATATTTGGACCATTAATGGAGCATCTGCAAAAGGTTGCCTGCATGTCCTAGAATGGTGGAAGAATTCTAGGTTAGAACTTAAATATGATCGAGATGCAATTTATTGTGCTTCAATGAATGGTCTTCTTAAGGTTCTGGAATGGTGGAAGAATTCTGGGTTAGAGCTTAAATATGATCTTGAAAATGATATTGGACTTGAATATGAAATTGATTCCGTAATTGATTATGCTTCTAAGAATCATCATCCCAACGTTTTAGAATGGTGGAAAAATTCAGGATTAAAGTTGAAATATACTTCTGAGACAATTGATAAGGCTTTCGAATCCAGAAATTCAACATCAATTCGATGGTGGTTAAGCAGTGGGTTAGATCTCAAAAATCCCAAATATCCAATCGATTATATGCGTAAAATAGTTGCAGAAGAAGAAGATCAAAAAGAAGATTTTTTCAAGAAATACGGTTGTAAAAAAAAATATCGACGAAAAGTCCGACGGTGGTATTAAAGTTAAAGAAAAAAATTGAAGAACTTGTTAAAGTTAAAGTCAAATTCAATGTTGCAATGCTCTTTAATTTACATATTCAACTGCAAGACAAAATACAATTAGGGGGAATCTCATTGGAGTTGCTGACACGTTCTAAGCTTCCTGGTGTGATCGATTTGTTTAAAATAAATTTACAACCTCAAATCGATCACATAACTAGGCCTTATGATGTTCATAATATTTGGACGATTAATGGAGCATCTCGGATGGGATGCATTTATGTTCTAGATTGGTGGTTAAAAGCACATCAGGAATTCAACTTAGAACTAAGATATGATGAAGAGGCTATTGAGCATGCTTCTGATGAAGGTCAAGTTAAGGTTCTAGATTGGTGGTTAAAAAGTTATCATGAATCTGGGTTAGAACTTAAATATGATTGCTGGCCAATTGATCAGGCATCACAAAATAATAAGATTGATCTTTTGGATTGGTGGTTAAAAGCTCATCATGAATTTGACCTTGAGTTTAAGTATTCTGATTTGACAATTTATTGGGCTTATGAGTATGGTACTACTAAGACTCAAGAATGGTGGACGAATTCCGGATTAAAACTATCAGAACCGTGGACGAGATTAACACTAGAAGGATTAACACTAGAAGGATAAACACTAGAAAGATATCCGTTATAAAATTTCATAGATAAAAACTAAAAAATTGAAGGAATAACCTACATTTATTTTTATTAAACTTCAATGTCGCAATGCTTTTTAATTTGCCAAATCAATTGCAAGACAAAATACAATTAGGAAGAACTCCTTTAGAGTTGCTAACACGTTCTAAGTTTCTGGATGTGATAGATTTGTTTAAAATTAATTTACAACCTCAAATCAATCAAATTACTGATCATTATGACTATGATGATATTTGGACCATTGTTGGAGCATCACATCTAGGTTGCATTTATATCCTAGATTGGTGGTTAAAAGCTCATCTATCAACCGGTTTAAAACTTAAATATAATTACCATGGGATTAATGCTGCTTCTGGCGAGGGTCATGTTGAGATTCTGGAATGGTGGTTAAAAGCAAACAAGGAGACAGGATTAAACCTTAAATATACGGAGAATGCAATATATGTCGCTTCCAGAATGGGTCACATTGAGATTCTTGATTGGTGGTTAAAAGCTTTAAATGAATCCGGATTAGAATTTAAGTATGATAAATGGGCTATGAATGTGGCTTCCACTCATGGTCATGTCAAGGTTCTTGATTGGTGGTTAAAAGCTCATAATGAATCAGGATTAGAACTCAAATATTCCAAATGGCTAATGAAATTTGCAATTAATCAAGCTTCTTTGAATGGTCATACCGAGGTTTTAGAATGGTGGAAGAATTCCGGATTAAAAGTACCAGAAGGGTGTAAAGTATATCAATTATAGATTGAAAAAATTGAAGGAATAACCTGAATTTATTTTTTATTAAAGTTAAAGCAATTTACTTCATAATGCTCTTTAATTTGCCTAATCAATTACAAGACCAAATCCAATTAGGGAGAGAACCATTGACATTACTAACGAGTTCTAAACTTCTTAGTGTGATAAGTTTATTTAAAACTAATTTAGAACCTCAAATCAATCAGATTACTGATCATTATGCCTATAACTATGGCGCTGATGATATTTGGACTATCAATGGAGCATCCAGCAAAGGTTGCCTTTATATTCTAGAATGGTGGTTAAAAACTAGAAGTGAATCAGGATTAGAATTGAAGTATGATCAAGAAGCAATTAATAAAGCTTCTTCTCGTGGTTATGTTAAGGTTTTAGAATGGTGGTTGAAAGCTCGAGATGAATCAGGATTAGAATTGAAGTATGATCTATGGGGAATTAATGGGGCTTCTGCGAATGGTCATGTTGAAACTTTAAAATGGTGGTTAAAAGCTCGAGATGAATCGGGATTAGAATTCGAGTATGGTCACATTGCAATTAATTATGCTTCTAGAAATAATCATACTGAGGTTTTAGATTGGTGGTTAGAATCAGGATTAGAATTGAAGTATGATGAACGGGCAATAAATAATGCTTCTGCAAATGGTCATCTGAATGTTTTAGAATGGTGGAAAAATTATTTCAAATTTAGACATAGATATATTGAATACACTGAACAAGCAATTAATTCTGCTTCTTGTAATGGTCATGTTTCAGTTCTAGAATGGTGGTTAAAAGCTCACAAATCATCCGGATTAGAATTCAAGTATGATCAATCAGCAATTAATTGTGCTTCTGGGAATGATCATGTTGAAGTTTTAGAATGGTGGTTAAAAGCTCGAGATGAATCGGGATTAGAATTCAAGTATGATAACCGGGCAATTGCGTGGGCTTCAAGGAATGGTCTTGCTGAGGTTCTGGAATGGTGGAAGAGCTCCGGATTGGAACTAAAAGTACCAGAAGGATGTCAATTATAG